AAGATTTCTTCGCAGCGTCTGTGCAATGTTTGCATCAACTGAACGTTTGCAACAGAAATGTTTTTATCAGCAAAGTTGTCAGTGATTTCCAACAAGCCTTCAGCTTTTAGATTCTCGAGGTCATCCCGGCCAAACTTTTCAAGAGCGTGCAATCGCATCTCCGCCAGGTACCGGTAGTTCCAGTCTTCTTCAGAGTAGCTGTTTGCTTCCGTGAAAAGTTCCTCCAGCTCATCCTGTGTGACAAAGTTTTTTAGTTTAAAAACGCGGGGCAAGATCTCCTCCGTCTCATACCCCAGCGATTGGATGTCCCCGAATGAAAGCTCCCCGGTCATGGCGGTCCTTACTCTAAACGCAGAGGCGCGGGCGGAGTGTACGGTGACTTGAACTCTGGTAAGTCCAGGGGCTCAATCGGTTCAACAAGAGAATCGCTTAGCGTAGGTCCGTCGACCAAAGCGGTGTGACTATACACCAAACCAACTCTAAAAGCAAGCAGATCCGTTAACAGGTGATGCGCTTCGTTTGCAAGAGCGGTTAGGCGGATGTGCTCAACGCGGTCCTTGCTGTTATTGATATCCGTTTTCAGGTGTTCATAGTGAGCGCGGGCCGCTTCGACCAAGGCATCATAATCTCTCATCGGTTATTTATCTTCCTGGTTAACGAGCGCGGGCCGCTCTTCATCTTTTAATGATTCGTTAAAAGTTTGAGTAGGTCCGTTGATCAAAGCAGATTCTGTCAAGGGGGACTTGACATCTTCGACCACAACCTCGGCGTCTATCACAGAGTTATCGGGCGCGAGCCGTGCCGCGGCCTGTATAGCACCCGCCGCCAATCGGTCAAGCCGTTCAGCAATGATCTCCGCGGCGGGCCGAACTTCAACGTTAAGGTTAGAGTCAACTTCGTAGCCGCCCCTAACCCCAGCTCGGTCGAGGATCTCGGTTGCGGCTTTTAGTTTGACCGGTTCGCTCTCAGCGTATTCCATGAGCTCTTCGAGTTTGTCAACAGCGAAGGGCGCGGCTTGCATCAACTTTTCACGGGCGCGTTCGATGTCGTCGGAGGTCTTGTGTTTGAGATTGCGTAGGTGTATTCGGCACAGGCCGTCATCCTTTGGTGCGCCAGACGCCCATAGCATGCAGCGGATTCCGTCGAACTTAACTTGGCGGCAGCGGTGAGGCAGGGCGGCAGGCTGGCGTTTGTCAGACGCCGGTCCACCGTTTTCTTGTTCCTTCAACCACTTACGAGTCGCGCCCAGAACCCAAGGTGGAACCAGGTAATCCGTTGACTCCTCGGCGATTAGATCCAGGCCGGTTAGGTAGTCTGAGTTATTGTCGGTTGGGTTAACCAAGATCGGGCGTTTTTCAGAAAGCGATTGGATCCGGCGCTCGCGGGTTGAATCGGCGGACCTTACTTTGAGCAGGCCGCTCGAAGATCCGTCCTGGGTGTAAACGGTTTCCCAAATAAGCTTGGATCTTCTGAGGAGGGCGCGGTTCTGGAAGGTGTCCTCGCAAACGCCCCTATCGAGTTCTTCGATGCCAAGCTCGCTTAAATCGGCGCGTGCCGCTACTGGGAGGTCGATTACGAGGTCGGATAGGTTAATTGGGGTGTCGGCCATGTTAAACGCCCCTAGCGTTAAAGGACGACCCTGCCAACTGGGGAGAGGACTGTGACAGGGCCGTCTCCGTCAATTGTAGGGTAAATTTGGCGAACCGAGTTGGGTAGACGCCGCTAATGTTACTTGACATGGCATCAATTGTACATTCGTGAAAAGTTGGTGATTATTTTTGGAAAGTTTTTTTGCGCGTGGAGAGGGAGAGCGCTCCTGTTTTGGACATTTATTAAGAACGACTCCACTTTCCCCCACTTTAAACCACTCATTATGGCTTGCCGGAGAATCGTCCGTTGCTATCTCTTTTGATACCTTTAATCGCCATGAAGTATGAATTAACGCTTTTTAGAGTTTGTTGATTAACCCACACTGCAAAGGCCTCGTCTCGATCTACATACCCGGCTTGAGGCATAAATAGTTTTCCAGACTCGATCCAGTTATAGACGGTCTTAACTGAAACCCCCAAATCGGTTGCAACTATTGGGATCTTTGTCCAGTTAGTTTTCATGTTTATCCATATCTAAAATTCGAGCCTCGGTGATTCTGTATTGGTCTGGCGAGATGTCATTGTATACAACTTTTCGACCCAACCGGAGTGTTGCCACGGCAGCTGTTCCAGTTCCCCCAAATATATCTGCAACTGTATCCCCCTCCTTAGAAAACGCAAGTATAAATCTTTCGTAAAGTTCTTCGGGGATAGTGCTTCCGGTAAACCCGATGGAGTCATATCTAGATAGGCTATGGGGATCCAAAGGTAGCTTGACCACATACTCCCTCTTGGCTGGATCGACATAGAAAGACTCTTTGTAGAAGTGGATTATGAGTCCCATCTTTTCGTAGTTCAAAGATTTTAAAAATTCAGTGGAGGAAAAGTCCCAGACAAAAATTTGACCAACGGTTAGGTCTGTCTGGCTTTCGACTAAGTTGCACAATCTTGGGACTATGTTATATTGATTTTGAAGCATCATGAATATTGATCCGTTAGGGGCCAGTGCTTCCCCCATTCGAAGAACAGAAACTAAAAGTCTGGCTAGGTAGTCATCTACAGATTCGACCTTGTTGATGTGATCTTCGGGATCTCCTCCATACTCGTCTAGGGCAGAGCCAAGATATGAAGGGTTCACAAAAAATAGATTGACGCTCTCAGGATCTAAAAATTTGTCAGTAGCATCTAAGCAATAAAGCTTTACGTCGTCTCTCACTGATCTCCCTAAAAAGAATACCGCCCCAACACTTTACCATGTTGAGGCGGTTTTCCTAACCCTAGCTTGGGTTATTTTGTTTCCCTCTCCCGGAAACAAACTTGGTCCTGCGATGTGTCCATTCTTTCGGCCCGTTCAAGACCTTCTTCCTAAAACACACCGCAGGGTAAAAACATTCTACTACACGTTCCCTCGGAATGAGTACCACATTGAATTCCTTATCCTGTCTATCAAATCCGGGGCATATCTGTTGTGAGGTATGCCTACATATTCAAAGCCTAATGCATGGCTGACAATTGAGTACTGACTGTGATAGGTCTGAGTTTGTACCTCGTCTTCCCCCAGGTTAGTAATTAGCGGAGTGACTAACTCAACAACGCTAGATTCTTCTGGCATAAAGAACATATTGAGTAAACCAGAACTGGTAGAAGATGCCAAAACCGTTGCTTGGCTAATTGTCTCTATTTGATGTTTAAAATCAGTAAACTCTTTCTCTGGACAGATTATCTCAAAATCTGCGGTGTCCCTCAAAAAATTCTCTACTTTGTCTTCAAAGAAAATACGAGCGGCCAGTCCAGGGAAATCTATGTGTGGGTTGTCTTTAACCCCCAGATAATCCTCGATGCTAATAATCTGTCGGTCTTGGGTGGATCTTCTAGAGAGATATATTTTTTTATTGGTCGATGGTTTTATGTCTGGCAAAGACCTACAAAATTTTCGGACCCTTTTTATGTCTGATACATTAAAGAAAATTGAATCAAAGATTTGAATGTTTTTTGCTGGTATTAATAAAATCTCTAACGGGCCTAAAGTTTTTTGATATTTTAACTTAATCAAATTTACCTGGCCGGTGGACTCTAGGGCATCAAGAAAATAATCAATTACTGTTGCACCCGTCCCCATTAAACTTTGGTCCCCCGTTGAATCAAGTTTTGATTTTGGTTGGACTACAAGATTTAGGCCTACCCAACCGGATCTTATTTCTATCTGCTTGGTAACTTCAGACAGTGTCTCTAGCATAAAGTGCCCCATCTGTCTGTAAAAAGGAATATAGACTTTAAGCTCGTCTGTCATCAATGGGGAGTCAGATTTAGGCACTAAATAAGAAAGATATTCTTTTGGGATTTTATCTTTATGCTCAAAAAATCCACCAAAATTTTGATCGAGGAAGAGGAGATAGCCCTCTTTTTGGATGGGAGGGTTATTGACCTCGGGAGTAAAAGACTGTAATAACGGCACGGTTAGATTCTACCTAAATAAAAACGGGACTGCAATTAAAATTGCAATCCCGATTTTACTCTTGATCTATTTCTTTTTTGCTGGCTTCTTTTTAGTGGCTTCGCTGGCAAGCTTCTTACCGACTTCAGCTGCTAATACTTCAGCCACTCTACCAAAAGCTGGATCTTTTTTATTGATCCAACGAAGTAGAGTTGGAATTGCAGATGCCCAGAGAGCGTTAGCTACAAGTAGCCACTCCCCTACACCAAACTCGACTGGAGAAACAATTCCCGATGTCTGTCCAACAATCACGATTGCTCCAATGGCCTGACCCAAAAGATTTCTTAGGTAAGACTCGAGTGCTGCTTTGTTCACTTTGAGGCCTTCTTCTTTGCAGAAGCCGGCTTCTTAGCTACTGGTTTCTTGGCCGCTGGCTTCTTTGGGGCAGCTGGCTTCTTCTTGTCACCTGAAGCAACCTTGCCAGTTCCGGCAGAAGTTTTCTTAGTTTCAATTCGAGACTTGTCAACTGCTAGCTGGGCACGGCGAACCTCTGCCGCCTCCTGAGCTAGAGCCAAAGTCAACTTCTCGCTGTAGGACCCAGTTACCGCCTTGCGGAACTTCTCCCATCCTGAGATTTTTGCCATAACTTATTTTTCCTAACGTTAGTTTTGGTAATTGCATCCTAGCACAGGTTTTGCTAGGAAGGTGTTGCTGTGTTGTCAACGACTAAAGTAAGGCCCTTAGCATTCCTCTTGGCATTTGCTTCGTCGCTGTCTGTATAGACTTCCCGACACTTTGCGCAATAGAGATAGTAGTACCCCTGATCTGGGTCTTTGCCATCTATTTTTGCTTCATAGAGTCGATATCCGTCTGAGTCGCACATAACTGGGAAGACTTTGGTCTCCTCCCCACAATCATCACATTTTAGATCTATGATCCATTTTGCATTTTGATTGAACTCGTCGGCTATAGCTTTTTGAGACAAGAATATTCCTCGGGTAAGGGCATGTTTTTCCCCCGAACCTAAAGTCCTGCTCAAAAAATATTTAGTGTTTGGTACTTCAATTACCGGGCGAGAGTGTTTACATGGACAATCAAACCTGGCTGGTCTGCATTCGATTCTTCCAGTGTCTTCACTTCGTTTGTGTCTAGACATCGAGTGCCCACAGATACAGATACGCTTGTCATTTTGTCTTGGGTCTTGAGCAATCGTTTTATCGAGTAGCTCGAGCTTCTCTTCACTGACATCAAACGCATCTAAAAATGAGGACATACTAACTCTTAAAGTAGGTAGGAGTTGAATCTGAACTTGTTTGACTAGAAGATGCTCCTGCTGGAGCTCCCGCAAAAATATTCATTTGAGCAGCTAGCTCCATGTAAATTGGATTTGAACTAGCAACTTGAGCAATCTTTGTGCCCTGATTTACTAGTAGTTCTTGGAGCTTTTCTGCAAACTCGGTTTCGGTTCCAGTCAAAACTGATACCCAGTCTTCACCGTTGTGTATTGCAGGTGATCCCTCACCGTAGGTGATCACATATCCGTACTTCATTCCCATAATCTCAAATGGGTTTAGCAAGATGCCATCTGGATCCCGAACAATTCTGAATCCTCGCATCTGTCCTGCATTAGGTTTTAGCATATTTTCCTCTCGTGCTTAGCCTAGATATTCTAGTTGCTGTAGTCGCTCTTCCGGGACGTTATCCCAGATTGTTCCATCGTAGTGAAATAGCTCACCCCTGGAATTCTGATACCACCCTGCATTTGCAGTCTTTAGTGATTCCATAAATCTTCCTTTGTTGTCTCTCATAAATTCTGGCCAACTGTCTTGGCTCTCGTACTTTCTCTTTAGGTCTTCGTAAATTGGACTTCCCATAACCTCAACCTCGTAGTGAATGATTCTTGCACTGTAGTCATTTAGTAGCTCTTTGTCAACTTGTGGTGCCTGAAAAATAGTCTGCCCCGGATATCGATCCAACAGCTCTTCCCGATCCTTCAGCGTAATCGTGTACTCCTCAAATGCCTCAAGCTCCTGGGCACTTGCTCCTGATTCAGTCAGGTATTCTTCTATCTCATTGATGTAGTTTCTGATCCACATACCCTCACCCTAGCACCATTTGCAACCATACGCAATACATAAATCGCAACTAGTTTTTCTCTACGATCTGGGCCATAAAAATCTCTCTATTTTATAATACATAATACACCATATTTTATATATAATTAGCGATTATTTTTTCTGTAAGGCCTAAGAGAAACTCTATACGCGTAGTACAAAAACTTATTGCTAATTATATATTTAGTATTATTATATAATGTCATTATCAAAAAAATCTGTCAACTCGCATTTATCTTTGATAATAACTGCAATATTTTACTATCAGAAATTCTTTTCCTCAATTTAAATTTTTTGATAATAAATATTAGAACTATTTTTCACCTTTTGCTCCCTAAGTTAGGCATTTTCCTGATAATGAATAAATAATCAATAATCAATAATCAATAAAATCAATCTATAAAGAGCTCTAGATTTAACCACAAAATAGTCACCACTACAAAAATTGACTTGAATTGATTATTGATTATTGACCTACAATGTTTACATGTCAGCAGAACGATTGCCAGTTAGTACTCTTCCAGTTACGTTACGGCGTCTGGAACTTTGTACTTATGCAATCCAGGAGATCCACTCTCAACTGGAAGATCCCGAAGGACCGGATGACAAGGCTGACCTCATTCTTGCCACAGAGCGTCTAGTAGCCGAAACCGTTGACCTCTACCAGACCGTTAGACTTTACGTCTGGGGCGAAGAGGAAGAAAGAGAAAAAGAAAGAGAAGCCGACTAGCGGTTAAACCTTGGCGGATATAGAGCCTTTACTATTCTTAGCCGGATCTCATCCTTTTCGGACTGGCTTTCAGCCTCGTCCAACATTCTCTCAATATCACGTTTGACAGTTTTAGCCATCCACATAATAAATAGTCCAAACACTGCCAGGCACACTGCCAAGAAAACTAGAGCTATTTGAAGGGCGTCTACCATGATTTAATTATAGGTCGCCCAGCTAAGACTCAATTAGAACTAAAGTTTGCCGTCTTGCATCCACTTGGCAAAAATGGCGTCTGAATCCTTGGCAACTTGCTTACCCTTCTTCCACTGACGAAACGCTACAAACACAACCAGCCAAAATTGAACGGTTAGTACTGCAAAGACTCCAGCTACAAAAGAGGCCCAGTCCCAGTTAATAACGATCATTTCTCTATCCTCCTACTTATTTTGTACTTTTCTAAATCTACTACATCTTTACCAGTTGACTCATAGGTAAGACTGTCGTAACCGGCTTGGACATGGCCAAGACTGTCTACTGACAATTTGATGCCAGTGTACATTAAAACGGTCATTAAGTCAAGCGTTCCAATTTTTATGCCATACTCTCTGTAAAGATTTTTGGCAAGCATCTCGGCTCTTATCCTTTGGCAGATTGCAGGATCTACTCCGGTGCTTTCCTTCTCCCGCTCCTGGAGATCCGCTATACGCTCCTCTAGCGTTCCCAAATCAAATTCAATTTCGTCAAAGGTTTCTTCAGGACCCAGCAAGCTCCCGAATTCATCGAATCCGTCTTCTTTATCTCTCATGTTTATATCCTAGTAAAAAGTCAAGATCTCGTCAAACCCTTATAATTTTAGAGGGGAGAGGCTAATTCCAGGAGCCTCCAAGTGCCATCTAAGACAGTTATAAACAAAACTGCCAAGAAAAATAATTCCAAGTTTCTATTGACAATAGACATCTTTTGGCGTATAGTAGCCACCTTTATTGCCTCCGCCCTAGCAGTTATTGGAGCGGGCTCCATAATTGGTATCGATGTCTGGCTATCGGCTGCCCTCGGAGGTTTGCTTGCTGTAGCCAAGGTTGTAGAAAAACTTGCCCTCGCTTTCCTAGAGGACGGAAAGATTAGCCGCGCTGAAGTCAACATGATCTTCAGCCAAGTTGTCCGTCTAAAAGAAGCAGGGGACGATCAGAATGCGTCTAAGCCTAAGAAGTAGAGTTTTCCTAAACACTTCTCTATCGGTAACCCTAGCGTTTTTCTTTCCGCTAGCGACTGCCACCATGTCTTTTGGAGATAATTCCCCCACTCTCCAACAAGCTCAAACGCAACTTGCTGCTGCCCAACAAGAACTTACTGAAGCTCAAGCTGAACTAGCTTCTGCCAGCGCCGCAGTCGCCGCGGCCACTACAGCCAGAGATGCTGCTCAAGCAACTTACAGCCAAGCACTAGCGGCATGGCAAGCAACTGAAGTTATTACTCCTGGCACTTCAAGCAGTCAAACCGTTAACGTTGTTCAGAACGGAACCTTTGATAGCACAGCTAATTGGACTAGCGTTGTTGCTAGCAATACTCCATATACAGGTGGCGCAAATCCTATTATCTACAATGGCAAGTTAAAAGGTTCCTACACCTCTGGCTACTACATTTACCAGTCCGGAACATTCCCGCAGCCAACTAACCAAGTGTCCTTTTCAGTTGATGTTTGGAACTATGACACTAACGATGGCAACAGAGTAAACAACCCTGACTACTATCGAATTGAATTTAGAACCTACGCTGCCGACGGCACTCGCTTAAACTACTACAACCTTGAGTGGAACCAGTGGCACAACTATTGGATTACTAGAGGCGCTAGCTACACCTTGCCCCAGAACGCCGTTACTTGGGACATTGGCTTCAGAATGGCTGACGGTGGCTTCTGGGCAGGCGCTTTTGGCCCAGAGATGGATAACGTCCAGCTTCTTGCAACATATCAAACTTCGACTCCTCCTACCTACACCTATGGAGAGGCAGAAACAACAGCCAAGAACTCTGCATTCCAAGCACTACAGTCTGCTCAGGCAGCTTTAGATTCAGCTATTGTTACCCAGACCACAGCACAAAACAGAGTTAACGCAGCCCAAGCAGAGGTAACTAGGCTGACAGATTTGGTTGCAAGTTTAACTCCAACGCTAAATGCTCCAACTAATTTAACTGCCACTTTAACTGCCACCCACGTTGAACTTTCATGGAGTGCGCCAGTCTCTCACTCATCTGGAGTTCAAGTAGAGCGATATGCAATCATGTGGTCTACAACCAACTTCACGCAAAACGGTTGGGCATGGTCACACGACCAGACTTCTGTTTCAATTCCACTAGAAATTTTAAATTCATACGGAGGACTTGGGAATACTTTTCAATTCAGAATTCGTTCTGATAACGACACTCAAGCTATCTACTCTCAATACTCAAACGTAGTTTCTGTTGCGACTCCAGCTCCTCCATGGTGGCAACTTGAATTTACCGAAGGACAGCAAGTATCACTTTCTGCTCCAGCAGGTTATAAGTTTGATTCACCAATTGGATGGTACGGGTCTCCAACTGACCCAAACTGTGGTGCAACAGTTTCCCCAATATTAAATGGAATTATGAATGGTGCCACCACTGTCAGTTTTACTGCAGACAATAATTTGTTTGGCGACCCTTGCGGAGGAGTTGTAAAAGTTTTACGACTCAGTACTCCAGTTACTTTGATTCCATCCCCGGAACCAACACCTACTCCGACTCCAACGCCAGTAGAACCAACCCCCACACCAACCCCAACACCAACACCAAGTCCCGAACCCACACCAACTCCTGAGCCAACTCCAACACCTACTCCAACCCCCGAACCTTCTCCAACACCGACTCCCGAACCAACGCCTGAGCCGACTCCCGAGCCCTCACCCGAACCAACTGAACCTGAACCCACGCCCGAACCCGAGCCCTCGCCCGAGCCTGAACCAACGGATACTCCTGAGCCCACTCCAACTCCTCAGCCCGAACCCGAGCCGACCACTGAGCCCACTGATCAACCAGAACCGTCCCCAGAACCAGAACCAAGCCCAGAGCCAACCCCAGTTGATCCTGAAGAACCGACTGAGCCAGAAGCACCGATAGAACTAGAAGAAGAAATTTCATCAGAAAACATTGTTGCACTAGTTGAAGAACTTGTCAATATCGAACCTACCGAGCTAACCGAAGCTCAGGCAGAAGCAATTAAGGAAGCTGCCCTAGAAGTATTTGCAACAGCAGAACAAGGCTCCCCCGAGTACGAAGCAGCCCTAGACGCGTTACTAGTTGCAGCTCAACAAGATGACATCGTTCTCGATGAAGCCTTGGCCGCAGTCCCACTACTAGGTGACGTTGCAGGTGCAGCTGTAGAAGTATTCAACGCCTTAGGAAACGCGGGCGCTGATATGTCACCACAGGTTAGAGAGCAATCAGAAAAGGTTGTTATCGCCGCCGTCATCGTTGGCCAAGTTGCAATGACTGCAACCGCCGCCGCTACTAGCGCAGCAGCGTCTGCAGCAAGGAGACCATAATGTACGAATACCGAGTCAAGAAAGTTTTAGCGGTTATTGATGGAGACACTATTGATGTCGACATTGATCTAGGTTTTGACATCTCTATCACTAAGCGCGTCCGTCTTGCGGGGATAGACACACCGGAGTCCCGCACAGCCGACAAATACGAAAAGTCCCTCGGCCTAGAGTCCAAGGCACTACTAAAGCAAAAGCTTGCGTCTGCACAAACAATTGTCATTCGCACAGAAAAACCTGACTCATCCGAGAAATACGGAAGAGTTTTGGGGTGGCTCTATCTAGACAACGATGAGACATCTTTTAACGAAACCATGATTGCCACTGGTTACGCATGGTCCTACCTGGGAGATACCAAAGTCAAAAACTTTGACGAACTAATTCAGAAAAGGAAAATAAATGGTTCACTTTCTTAAGTCACTATTTAAGGACATGATCGACCAGGCTTGGACCCTGCTCGGTATGTTTGTTGCCTGGGTTGTTCTGGAAGGTTCTGCCAAGGAAGTCGTTGGCATGCTTATCTGGATAACCTTAGGTGTATGGGTACTTACATTCCCGCTGCGTTACGAAAAGGAAGACAAGGAATAATCCTTGAACTTTATCAACCTTTCAAACGAGGAAAAGTTTGTATTGGCCGATATGGCTGCCTGCAAGCTCGAGAGAGCCCTCGGTAGAAAGTTGACTCCAGCAGAGTATGAAAACTTTGTCTGGGAGTTTATTCAAGATTTATATAAACCTAAACTTGAAGATTAATAAACTAAGCCCCCGCCAAACCGGGGGTTTTGTTTTTGGTAGGATTTAGTTTATGTCTAAAGTTTTAGTTACCGGCGGGGCCGGCTTCATTGGCTCAAACCTTGTAGATCGGCTTATCAATCTTGGTCACGAAGTGGTGGCAGTAGATAACGAATCTGCCACATCTAATTCTCAGTTTTACTGGAATCCAGAAGCAGAAAATCACAAATTAGATATAACTAATTTAGATTCAATCTCAGATCTTTTTTGGGACGTTGACTATGTTTTTCATACAGCTGCCGAAGCTAGAATTCAACACTCTATAGAGAATCCCCTTTTAACTATAAATACAAACATTCTTGGAACGACTAATGTTTTACAAGCCTCTAGACTTGCAAATGTTAAAAGAGTTATTTACTCAATGACCTCATCAGTTTATGGAAACTCAAATCCCGCTCCTCAAGTAGAGACTCAGCCTCCAGACTGTCTAAATCCTTATTCCATATCCAAGTATGCAGGAGAACAGCTATGCAAGCTTTATTCAAATCTTTATGGACTAGAAACCGCTAGTCTTAGATATTTTAATATTTATGGATATAGGGAACCGTCTAAGGGTCACTACGCTCCAGTTGTTTCAAAATTTATTAAACAACACAAAGCCGGACAGTTTTTAACTATTATTGGCGACGGAGAACAGCGCAGGGACTTCACACATATTGACGATGCCATAGATGCCAACATTCTTGCCATGACCTGCGAAACCCCTCTTTACGGAGAAATATTCAACATAGGAGCTGGACGTAACTTTTCTATAAATGAGTTAGCTCAACTAATCTCTAGCAAATATGAATACCTACCCTTACGCCCAGGAGAAGCCAGAGAAACTTTAGCCAACAACACAAAAGCCAAAGAGATCCTTGGTTGGACCCCTACCCGTAAACTAGAGGACTTTGTAGCTCAATCATTATCTTAGCCTTCTAGTAAAATTGAAGTACCGAAAGGACTTTAATTATGACTTGGTTGATGCCATTTCCTGAAAAGACAATCACTGGCGAGTACGGCACTCTCTCTGCCTACCGTCGCAAGAACAAGATGCAGCCACACTCTGGCACCGACTGGGCACCTCCAGGTTCGAACAAAGGTAAGACTTTAATTCCTGCTATCGCAGATGGAACTATCAAGCTTGTACAATGGAGCAAAGTGTTAGGCTGGGTCGTAGTTCAGACCGCCGCAGATAAAGACGGCAAGATTTGGTTTATCGGATATTGCCACCTAGCCTGCAAAAAGTGCGGCATTAATTGCAAAGGCGCTCACGGACCAGAGATTGCGCTAAGCGTTAAAGTCGGCGACAAAGTAACAGCTGGTGATGTCACTCACGGCATGACGATCGGGAACACGGGCAATGCTTCAAGTGGGGCTCATTTGCATGCAACTCTTGGCAAGGCAGTTAAGGACGTCTTTGGTCCAACCACTTCAAAGTCCGATCTTAAGAAAGCAATCATCGCTAACAGCGGAGGCGCAGTTGCCCCAAAGGTTGACAAGAAGACTGCTAAAGCAATCATCAAAGGCGAAGCTCCAAAGGCAGCAGAACCAGTTGCTACTGAAGTAAAGCCCTTAGTTGCCGATGAGTCGAAAGAACTAACTGTTGACGACTGGAAGAAGTTCCAAGAAATTCTAAAGCGCGATCACGGCTACACTGGCGCAATCGATGGCAACCCAGGAAAGCAAACTTGGATGGCCATTCAGCGCTCAGTTGCTTCCCACGGATACTCAGGTCCAATTGATGGAGATCCTGGAACTAACAGCTATAAGGGCGTCCAAAAGCGCCTAGTTGCTCGCGCTGACTACGAAGGTCGTATTGATGGCTCATGGGGGCCCCAGACTATTGCAGCCCTCCGTGGAGCAATCAACTCAAACAAGTATTAATCCCGACAAGGAATAAAGAGAAACCCCCGACAAAACATCGGGGGCTTTTCTTATTTATCGTTTTGTCATTTAGTTAGTTACAGCCAAAACTGCAGTAGCAACGTTGCTTGGGTTCCAAACTCCATTACCGCCAACACTTCCACTTAGAACACATTGGCCTACAGTCTTGAAAATAACTTTTGGTCCAACTACCTCACATACTACTGGAGTAGTTGAAGTCACCACAGCCGGAATCTCGAAACCATTAGCTATAGACTTGCTGGTTGCATTGAAGTGCGCAAACCAGGGCAATCCAATTGGTCCCCAAGTTTTAAGTGAATAGCTTCTCATAAATCTAGAGAATCCAGCCCCTTGATCGAACTTAGTTGCTAGTTGAATGTTTAAGGTTGTAGCTGATGGATCTACAGTCGGGTAGGTGCTCGGATCAGCAACTACGCTTCCGCAGGTCCCAAGTTGAGTCTCACCAACGTTTGCGTCATAGATGCTCTCAAAGCAGGTAGTTGATGCAGTACCGCCACCAATTACTCGTGGAAGTACGACGTTGGTTGCACCAGTGTTGGCATAAGTCCAGTACTGAGTCGAGTTACAGCCATAGGCATTACATGCAGCCACGTTAATGATGTACATAAATCCAGGATCGACTGACAGCGAAGTAAAGGTGTCAGACAAAACAAGCTCGGCCTTAGTGGCGTTTATTGGATTGCCTCTGGTATCAGACTTCCAGTAAGTAACTTTGTAGCCATACAGCGGAGCACCGCCATTGTTAGGGCTTGGAATCCACGCTACGTCAACCTGAGTACTTGATACAACGCTAGAGGTAGCAATTAGAGGAGCTACTGGAATTGATGCAGCAGAAACAGCATTAGACAGGACCGAGGTAGCAACTGGCACACCATTCTTTAGGGTTGCTACAGCAAACCTGTACTGCTGAGTAAAGCCCAAAGCCCTAGTCGAGAAGGTGCATTCTTTGGCAGCTGCTCTTAAAACTACACAAGTTTGCCCGCCCGGCTGAGCAGTCACTAAATAGCCAGTGACGCCAGAAACGTCACTAGGGGCCTTCCAGCCCACTTTGTAGCCCAGATCAACTCTGTAGTAGGCGCTGACATCTAGGGCCGCCTGAGAGCTTCCTAGGGCCGCTACAGGGCTAAATACGCCCATTGAAAGGGCTAAGGTAGTTAGAACTACCGCTGTCTTCTTCATTCTGTACCTTTCTAGTTCAGATACAGAAAAAGATAATGGACTCTTTTTAGTTTGTCAAGTCCAAATTAAAAGATTTTTAAAACCTGGGGGGCGGTGGAGGACCGTCTGGATCCTCATCTTCGTTTCTAGCCCGGTCTACCGCGTCATCTAGCAGCCTGGCAACGTTTTCTACGATGTCCTCGAAAGAGTCATTTATACGAACAATCTGCCTGTCTCGCATAAACATTTCAATCATTTCGGCTTTATACATAATCTTGACTAAAGTCTTTTGGTCCCTCTTGCTCAAGTTCTTAAGTAGTGGATTAGCAAGAATCATCATCTGTATTTCATAGAGGTGACGCTGTTTTTGGAGTTTTCTTAGCTGGCGCTCAGTGGCTCGAATGCTGCTCATATTCCTCTATCTTTTCCATAACCCTATAGCAGGTTACATTAACTCGTACAGAATACCCTAGCCCATAAGGCTGAACATACAAAACCTCAGGGTTATTAGATGTTTCTACGTATTTAACCTTACCAGAAATGCACTCTGGATCTCCCCAAAACTTAGGGGAAGCAAAATGAACAAAGCTATCTACTAGCTCTGGAATTTGCTCCCTGTCTATAGGGGTTCCCATAAGATCCCCTAAAGATATTTTTTAGTGATTTTTGTTGAAAGCTCTGATACCCAGTCCTTAGTTGGACCCTCTAAATCTGAATTTTTTTCAACAGCCGAAGATAGTTCATGTAGAGCTTCTGCAATGCCAGCCTTAAAGCCCTCGTCCCATTTCTTTTGGTCCGCAGCCTGAGATGCGAACATAGGTGGATGATTAGTCATAGCGCTCCTAAACAAACGTATGACCAGTCTACCAGCGAGCTATTTCTCTGATTTTTCCCAGGGCAAAAACAGTAACCACTTACTGTCTTGATTAAAAACAAAGTATTTATTCTCAGGCTTGCTGTAGCTGATAATCTCGTGCTGCCTTAGCCATTCCAAAACTTCTTCGCGTCCCTCTTGACGAAGGCTTTCGTAAGAGACGTTTACTTTTCTGGCCATTCCCCGTCCAATACCATCATGGCAATAATGCTGTAGTTAGCTAGATCTAGAAAAGAGTCTTTTAGCGATTCGTTTTCTGGCGTGACTCCCGAATCGATGAGATGGTTGATCCGTGAAACCTTGTCATGTATACGTACACGGAGACCATTAAGAGGACCACCGGGAGAGCGACTAATGTTAGTGGGACCGTAATCATTTTGTTTTTTGACCAAAACGTCTTCAGCGAATTGATAATGCTTGTGCGCGATTTTTCTGAACTCATCTAGATTCATCTTTCCTCAATATTTCTTTTACTAAATCTTTTGGGCTTGTTTTTACTTCGCTGGGCAATGCCCCGTATTTGTAAAGCAACTTAAGCAGTAGCGTAGCATACAAAAGCTCGTCTAGAAAAGCGACCCCCGGAAACCAGTCAAAGGGATCTGGCAGAATAATTAGACCAATCAAACCAAGCGTTAAACTCTTAACCCACCACGGGGATCGCTTGTATTGAGCAATGTATGGTTTAGCTATTCTTTTCGTCCGCTGACCAAGAGTCATCGTCCCATACCCACCCTTGTTCAATCCACTCTACTTCAGCTCTTCCTTGTGCGCAGTCATAGCAAATGTGCCAAAGCTTTTCGTCTCTGACAGCTCCTAAGTACATACCGCCAGCAGAAGCAACATTGTCTTCAAAATCTAAATGACGATTGCAAACGGCGCATTGAAACATTTTTTTGCTAGTGAAATCTAAATCGCCACTTTTATCCAATTCAACACGAAATGTTATGCCGTCATACTGAGACTCATACTCAATCAAAGCAGCAATAGAGTAGCCGTCTGCATATGCTTCGTTATAAAGATCTTCTTCGTCTTTGGTGGCTATTCTAAAAGAAGTCTCGCCCTCAGCCGCATATGGAATAATTTCATCCCGCTTCAGCCAAAGCCATTCAACATAAACTTCTCCATCCAGCGGCTCGTAATGCTCAAACCTATAAAGAAATCTTTTTTCGGAGTCTTCCATATCTACACACTAATACTTACCCACGTGGGCGTCTACTAAAAAAGCTTTTCGTCTTTTTCGATGTAGCCAGGGTATTCTCTGCGGTCCCTAATAATTACGTCTGAAGCATGAAGATAGGTAGCAGCAACAATTCTTAAGCCGTCAACTTCTAGGGCACCAGGATCTTCCTCAGCCAAATACTTTGCAACCATCTTTGCGTCGCTAGCTTTGATCTGGAACTCCTCCCAGAAAACTTCCCTGGCGTGTCTAAATCCTTCGGCGTACCCAGTATTGAAAGAAGCTTTGCTGTCCTCTTCTAACGTAGCCGGATTAACCCTAGGCTTAGCTGGTTTTTCAAATAGGCCCTCTTCGTCAAAAGAGCTGCCACAACCGCAGTTTCCACCGCACATAAATTCTCCTAAGTCTTTTTAACTATTCTAGCTAGCGTCTGAATCCATGTTTTTGAGCAGATGGATGCAGTATTCGAGGCCATCTTCCCACTCAAGATTTGGCTCAACTTTAAGGGCCCCCCGAGCGTCTGCTATTTCTTTCTTAAGAACGTCTATCAAAAGTTCCCTAAATTGTAGCTCCCCCTCCTTCATCACAACCTTTACTGCAAGCTTCGTTGCTTCATCTAGGTCCAAAACAATCTCCCGATCAAATTTGTCAAAATACGACATCAGTATATAAACCTGTCTTTATCGTTGTTTTTCTTTGGAAATATAAAGTTTTTTACTTTCTTATACGCCTTCTCGAGGTAGTAAAGAATAATCATTAGCTTATGATCTCCCTGCCATAATATTTGGTCCATTCTTTCACATCACTAGCGTCGTTTATTATAGGCTGCCCTTTAATATTCAAACTAGTGTTTAATAGCACTGGTACACCGGTAAGGCTATACCACTTCTGTAATACCTGATATAGACCGGGATGCTGCCGGGCAGTTACAGTCTGGACCCTGGCAGTTCCGTCGGCGTGGACCACACTAGGAATTAACTCTGGCTTAAGACATCTAGGCGTGTACTGCATGTAAGGCGAAGTGTAGTTCATGTCAAACCACTCGCTAGCATGTTCCTCCATAACCACCGGAGCAAACGGTCTAAACAACTCCCGCTTCTTGATTAGGTTTACCTTGTCTTTAATATCAGGATCTCTCGGATCCGCCAAGATACTTCGGTTTCCCAATGCCCTCGGACCATACTCAGCTCTACCAGATGCTACTGGCGCTATCTTGTCGACAATAAGGGCGTTTAGTATTTTCTCTACTGGATAGTCTCCCCCAACCCCATGACCTAAGTACGGCCCCTGCCAATTCAAATGCTTGCCATACAAAGCTGCAGCAGCCCCTAAAGCCGACCCAGCGTCCCCTGGATTAGGCATGATCCAAACATTTTTAAATATGTTCCGCAGCAGGGTGTTAGCTTTGCTATTCAAAGCACAGCCGCCCATAAAGACTAGATTCTTTTTTCTAGTAATACTTTTTGCAAACCCCATGAATTCCATGAGACGATCCTCAAATACTTTTTGTACTGCAGCTGCTAAATCAAATCTAGCCTGACCTTCTACCGGCTCTTTCCAGTCAATAATGCCAGAGTGGAAGTTATATTTTTGACGATCAAAGACTGGAAAATATTGTCTGACTTTTTCATAATATCTATTGGCATCACCATAGGCTGCCATACCCATCATGATGTACTCTTCTTCATTTGGCTTAAGACCAATTAGTTTGGTGAAAGCAGAGTAAAAAAGACCGAAGCTAACTGGATATTTTTGCTCCCAGACTAGGTTAATCTTGTCGCCCTCCCCCACCCACACAGTGGAAGTCTGGAATTCTCCGATGGCGTCTAGCACGACAATAAGGGCGTCTGCCATGTTGGACGTGTAATACCCAGCAGCAGCATGAGACTGGTGGTGCTTAAAATCTTTTACTGGAATTCCCCTAAGCAATCGGCTCGACTTAAAGTATGGTTTTCCTCCCCCCAACCCACCATGCCTAGCAATCCTTAGCTTCTTTAGCCAGTAGTCCTCGTAGTAGGCAATCTTGTCGGGGGTCCCATAAGTAAGGGCATCTGCTATAAGAGCATCGTTAGTGAACCAGTCGTTCTTTTCTTTGCTGTAACGCTCGGCATGACCAGCAAATAGAACTTCGCCATTTTCAATAAGACAAACTGCAGCATCGTGCGTTGTCTCATTTATGCCAAGAATTTTCATTTTGGCTACTAACTCAAGCTATTTAACTGGTCTGGCGTCAATGATGAAGTTGTACATGTACTTGGTTTCCATCATTGTTGTCGATTCAGCAATATCCCCTGACCCAAAAGTCTGGTGAAACTTTCTTAAAATCTTTAGAATTCGTTCCCGCTCAGTGGCTACACCTTTTTCAAATGCAGCCATTTCCTCTGGGGTTCCTTCAAACTTAGCCATTAAATATCTCCTTAACGCAGCACCCGTCGCACCCATGAACAGTATTTAAAGCAATATCGTCTGGGTCCGGATGTCCAACACCGTGAGGGCACATTCTTTCCATAATATGGCGATCTTGCCTCCACCTCTGAGGAAATCCTAACATATGATGATCAGAGGGGTTATGGAGAGTGCAGTAGTCATTCTTGCACTTATTACTTGCATGGACGTTTACAATTACATGATTGTAGTCATCTACCCAGGAATTTTTGCCAAGATATTTAGCGGACATTATGCGCTGTGAAGCTCTCCCATAGTCCAAACAACTTCTTCATATCCATCTCGAGAGATGATTCTAAAGCGAGCGCCGTCTGGAATCTCTACGATAGCTAGAGTTGATCCGCCATCGCCACGGTTGTCTCCAGCCTCAAACGAAGCAATAAGACGCTCGTCAGCTCGGTTTACGTCTGACACCTTCATGTATGGAACAGTCTGCAGCTCCGGGAAAAGAGTCTTCTGACGCTCAGACAAAGTAAACCCGTGCGAGCAGTGGTTAACTAATAGTTTCATTTTTTCTCCTGTTTTTTAGCTTCTGCCACATAAAGCTTAGTGCTAATAGCATCTGGCAATTTCCGAACTATTATATCCAAGTCGTTTTTGTTGTCGCTCTTCCAGAGAGGAGAATTCTCTTTTTTAGTGTAAACGATCCAAGTAGTCACAGTGGTTACCTATTTAGTTTTAACTTTCCGCTTTTTAGGTCTGCTTCAATTAACGCCCAGAGTTCTGCTCCGTTAAGAGTATCTACCTTTTTCTTTTTTAGAATGACATTAGGCCTATCGCAGTTCCTTGGATACAAAGCCTTGTGATAGTGATACTGACAAAGCCGCTTTGCTTTAATCTGTTTCTCGCAGCCATCAAACTCGCAATGGCCTTCTCTTGTCATTATTGGCATTTATTCTCCGTTACTGACATCCCTAAACCGGCTATTTGGAAATAACTCCCTCATTCTAGCCCTTCGCTTTTTGGCCACTTCAGGATCTTCAACGTAAGGTTCAATAGGGGCGTCTAAATCTTCGTACTCTTTCTCAATCCTCCGGCGAGCTCCTCCGATATCATCCCCGATTTCTTCATGCAAATCTAAGTGTGACAAAGCTTCCCGGGGAGTTTTTAGAGAGGTAAACCCAAAAATCTCGTCCCCATCAGGTAGTGCCAAAGAGCAACCACAGCACTCAATAAATCCACCCACGTGCTCGTAGATGTAAACATCCGAGCTGCCAAATCTCTCAAAACTCATGCGGTTGCCTTTCTAATAACTTCCAACACTAACTGCTCGGCCATTTCCTCGCTAAACCCCTGGGCTATAAGCTGATTTCTCATACCGCCCATAATCTCACCATACTGAGTGACGGCGTCTATCATCTTTGAAATATCTTCTGGATTCACGTTTATCTCCTACTAAACACTACTTCAAAACCAAAGTCTTCAACAGTCTGTATTGCATCCTTTAGTCTGCCAACTTCTTTTTCAGCTACAGATACCCCGTACTCGTAGCCCTCTTGAAACTTTCTAAGAGCCCATCGATCTAGCTCAGGGCTGGTGCAACTTTGCACTTTATAACTGTAGACAGTCCCGCAGTCGCCGCACTGCCAATCTTCCTTATTCACTTTTGCTTTCTTTTTATTGTGCTGACGCTTTCTGTATTCACCAATTTTTATGGCCTCTTCAAGTTCATTAAAAGATTCGTGACGCTTCATTACAGCTCTCCCCTAATTCTTTCAATTGTTAGCAGGTGTCTTTCAGTCAACGTCTCTTTACTGGCTAATGCAAACCAAGCAGTTTTATCTATAAAACATTTTGGGCAAGTGCGGGGAGACACAATTCCCCAAGCACCCATCCTCGGCGGGAAGTCCCAGCCCCGACTGAACCCCTCCTCAGATGTCAGCTCAGCTTCGGTGTCGCACACCTCGCACCAGTGCAAAATTTTTTCACTCATTTATTAGTAACTTCTTCCTACCCAAAACGTATATACGTGCCTACCCCAAAAGAAGTCTACGCCTTTTCTTTTAGGGTGCCACTCAAAGCATATCCCGTAATGCTTCTCTACTGCAAATCGACTTGGGGGGTAATGTCTAAAATTTATGCGAAACATAAATTTATTTTATCTATATTTTGCGCTAAATAGTTGATAGAACAATGCACCAATAACCAACATCACTGGCAGCATTCCAACTAATATCACAACTTGAACTACGGTCCAATCGATCTTTTTCCATAAATACTTAATCATTACTTCCTCTTTCCCCATCTTTCAATCGCAAACCAAATACCTAAAATTGCAAAAGCAACATAGTAGGCCCAGGCAGATCCGAATAGTTCCCGCATAAGGGCGTCCATTATTTTTCGTCCCTGTCAGGAATCTCATTGGTGATTTTGAAAAAAGCTAAATCGTTGGCTGCTTCTTTTGCTAGCTTTCCGCCCATGTCGGTTAGCATCTTTGCTACCTCGATCTTTGCAAAGATCTCAGCTAGCTGATCAGTGGAATATTTATTCTTCTTGTCCATCAGTCTCTACCATTTTCCTTATTAGGTGGATCGTCATTTTGGCGTCCTCCTCAGAATCTAGCAGGTTCTCCTCAAACTTGTCAAGTATTCCTAAAAATCTTTTTTCAGCCATCTTCTCTCCCAGTTCATACCAGGATTCTCCAGCTGCATCAGTAAGGGCGTCTATCGCATTAAGCGCCTCTTGCTTCTTAAGGATGGCCTTGGCAATGCTGACTTCAAAGATTTCCATATCCCCCTCCCCAAAGGTGGAAAACGAAGCCCCCCTAAAGCCCGAAGGCTCCTTCAAGGGATCTTCTACATACTCAAAGTCATTTAGTGCCATGCCCACAGCCTAGCACAGGTTTACCGGGATTTTGCTCTAGTAAATTCGTTATAAAAACTTTCGGCAGCATGCCTGTGCCAGTGAGCCCCAAAGTGGGGGTGGCCAAGAGCAGAGTCGGTACCTGCAAAATATTCATCAGGAAATTCTTTTTTAATTTCTGCATGGCACAAAGTTCCGCAGGTGCATTCAACCCCCGGATTAATGTGACTAGATAAGCACAGCTCAAAATCAGCATAGTTGTCAAAAAATATTTCTTTAATACTATTTTCTGATAGCTTAATTCTGGAATAGTCAAAATTGTGATCGTATAAATTAAAAAATTTCTCAAATCTTGTGTCTGGCTCAAGCTGAGAGTCTATAACTAATCCGTTAAATACAGGATCCCAAGTGGCCCAAAATAATTTTATGTCCGCTGCCCTACAGTATTGCTCTAAATATCTAATGCTTTTCATTGCGTCATATATTGCTAAATCATCGGAAAAAACTTTTCTATAGTCATATGGAAGTTTAATTAATTTATTATTTTTTTCTTTTTCTACTCCCAAATATACAGTTTGAAAAAATTTTTTATTCGATTCACTACTTTCTTTTTCTATATTTGTAGGAACTTTATTTTTGTTATTTAATTTTTCTGCATAAAACACACCATCTACCGGCACATAAAATCTTTTATAGTCAGGGAAAAGACAAAAAAGATACTCCGGGTTCCCATATGTTTCTACATATTTAAAAATAGAATTTACTATTTGACCAGTAGAAGCACCAGACTTACCTATATTTGTATGATCTAAATTTAAAAGTTTGGCCACCTGAGTCGCCCAAATGTTTTCTATAGAGACTCCCACTCCGTATGTTACCGAGCAGCCAGCAAATAATAGGGGGGTTTTTTCTAATTCTTTTTTTGATCTAAACCCGTTCGAATTATTTTCATATATTCTTTTTGGATCATCTTCAATAATTTTTTTTGAGTTGTATTCTGTCTCAGAATAAAAAGTTTTTCTTGCATTCAAAGTTAATTTGTAGTTACTTTTTTCACTAAACACCGAACTGTCTATTTGTTCTTTAATTTTTTCATTAAATTTTAATTTTCTGAGTTTAGTTATTCTATCTAAAATTGGCTCCATAAACTCATCAACAGAGTCTAAGCTTGAACATTTATATAAAACAAAATTATTATTTAAATTAAGTTGATCGTTAATTTCTTGCGAAAAGTCATCGTCTTTCTCCGAACAATCAAAAATAACATCGTGCCCCATATATCCACTTGAATTTAACCACTCGTGGTCGTCACCAATAGTTATGCTTAATTTTTCATTATTGAAATATTTATTGTTTATTTTCCAAAAGTTTTGGTTATTTAATTGAGCTTCTGGAAAGTCTTTTAACTTTTTTACATAGACTATGTGTATTCTTATGTCTTTCCCGTAGCCAGGTAGACAAGTAAATTTGTCTACTACAGCTTTACCTATAGGACCATACCCAAATATACAAGCACTTAAAATCATAATTAATTTTTATCATTAACGTCAAAGAAATTAAATCCCGAGACATTTCCTTTATTTGCCCAAAATAAAACAATGTTTTTTCTATTTCCAGCTGTCACTTCGTGAACTCCATGCTGATGTTCGACGTCTCCTTTAAATAGCAACAAATCCCCGGCCCGAGGGGAATAAACAAAATTTAGTTCTGGAAAATATATATCTCCACCCTCAAAGTCTTGCCCTTGAGTATTTAAATAAATAAGGCCACTCCACTCCAGCTCTTGAGGAATTTCATTGTCGTGAATGGGGGTGCCATCTAATCTAGTTGCATCTGCATGTAATGGATTAAAAGCACCCGTCAAAAGATTTTGATAGTTTGCTTGACAAAGATCTAGCTCGCATCCAAAAACTTCTTCTGCATACTTTTTTGTTTGCTCAAACAAAGCCCCCAAATTTTTGTTTACTGGATCGTAGTCTCCAGGTATGACTCCAGTCTCTTCATTTATTTTTGACGCAGCTAAAGAGGACTCATACCCCAAAGCATTTATAATTTTGCCCTGCCCGGGGTAGCTGTGAAGATCTAAAAACTCTATATATTTTTTACAGTCTTCTTCACTTATGTAGCGTTCTTTAACTAGTACAGTCATGCCACTAAGTATAATCTACGTCAAACCTATTACCATCTGACACATTGCCACGCTTTGCCCAGAAGAATACTAGGTTTTTTCTTTCGCCTTCCAACACTGTTCGAACTTCGTGCCTGTGCTCCATGTCACCACGGAAAATCACTAAGTCTCCGGCTTTAGGGAAATACTCTAAGTCTTGCTTTTCAAAGTAGAGAGTTCCCCCCTCAAAGTCTTTACCATTGGTATTCAGATACAAAAGACCGCTCCACTCGACTTCCTCGGGGGATCCGTCTTTAGCGAGAGGGCTGCCGTCATCTTTCGTGGTATCTGAGTGCATAGGATTTGAACTACCTTTAGGTAGCATTTGATAGTTTGCATTACATAAATCAAGCTCTTCCCCAAAAACATCTTCGGCTTTAGCTTTTATTTTTTCGAATAGTTCGCCTATTTCAAAGTTGATTTCATTTTGTTCCCCAGGTATTACACCGGTATCTTTGCCAATTTTAGAAGCAACTAGCGAGGACGGATAGCCTAAAGCATTCATAATTTGAGTACGTTCACTCAGTGTGGCCTTAGGCTCTAAAAAGCTAAGATATCTTTTGCAATCTTCTTCACTAATAAATTGTTCAACTATTGTGATCGGCATAGTAAAATTTTACAGGTCTAGCTTATATACGACTCTACCGATAGCGTGCCAAGGAAAAAGCGACAGCCGATCAGAGTTGCCACCTATATGCAGATACAGTCCCCAGGACGTTTCCTCTGCAATCATGCCCTCAAACACCATGCCATCAACCATCATTACTGATGCCCATTTATTCTTGTTCATTTAAATCACGTTCTTTCCAAAGTCTTTCAATTAATTCAGCCGTATCAAATCTTCTTACTGCTCTTGTATTGATCCCCGGTTGGGACGCCACTTGTACTATTTCTAGTCCTTCAGCTTTGTATCGGTGCAGCGCCTCCATGATTCGTTTGCGCTCAGCCTGAACTCCACGCTCAAACTCATCCATCTTCGCCTCCATGACACTTGCAAGCACACTTGTACCTAGGAATCCTAACTACACACGTATCATGATGTCCAGTGCTGCACCACCCAAACATCGCTGTTCGCTCTTCGTTTTCTTCAACAATAGGGGCGTTTACTTTTTTGTCTTTAGCCATTTCAATCTTTTCCCCACTGGATGTTTAGCCACATCCGCTCGTGGAGGTAGTACAGCACAAAGTTGATCACATTAGATATTAAAGTCAAAGATGCGGCAAATGTCAAGCTGCCAGTTAAAAAGTACCCAATTCCAAAAGTACTCACGATAGCCACAACCCGCCAAGTCAGCGACTTAGCCCAAGATCTTTTCTTACTTACCATCTTGCAAGTCTTTAATTCTTACTTGGGAAATAAGCAGCTTATCTTCAGAAACATCATTATAGACAAACTTCCTACCCAACTGCAAAGCAACCACCCCGACAGTCCCACATCCAGCAAAAATGTCTGCAACAACATCTCCCGGTTCGGAGTAGTTTTTTATCATTTCTCGATATACACCTTCCGGCGCAGCCCCGACTGTTGAATAGTTTGTGTGATAATCCTTAAGTTCTTCGGTAGCCTCTGACCACGAGTTAGTAAGAACAAATGGTCCCTGCGGGCGATCCCCCGCGCTCCAAGGTTTTTTGGTAAAGTGTGCAAATAAAACAGTAGAGTTGCCGCCCATATCAAATTTAGATGAGTAGTCCCATAGTCTTATGCTTTGGAGTTGTAGTTTAGTTTTATCAAATATTTTTGGCAAAATCCCAAGGCCCAGCCTGGTATTCTCAAGAGCAATAAACATATGGCCGTCTTCTTTTAAAGCAGCTTCCATGTGAAGAAAAGAAAGCAGCAGTCTTTCTAGATATTGATCTAGGCTTTCGGCATTCTGCATTTGCTTGGTTGGATCACCACCATTTAGCTCTAATTCAGTCATATAGTAGGGCGGATGGCCAATAAATAAATCTACAGAAGACTCCTCAAGAAATTTTTCTGAAGCATCTTTACAATAAAAAGTTACACTGTTTTTCATATATTCACGCTATCTTATTTGCCAGTAAAATTTTTCCAAGGATAGTTACCGCCCGGATACATATCCATGTAGTAAATATTGCCAATTAAGAAAAATTCTTTTTTCACGGATTTAGGTCCCCCACCTAGTCTGTAGCCTAAGGTGTACAGCCCAGTTGTTTCGTATTTGCCAGAAAATGCTGTTTTTAATGACATTGAATACACGGCGTCAGCATTGTAGGGGTGCAGCCACTTTCTTCCGGTTCTTCTTATAAAAGCCGTTCTAAAGAAAAAGCAGCTCGTGTCAATTAAAAATCCGGTCCCCCCTGAGTTCCAAATAGGCCAAAGACCTAGCGACTCACAATTATCATCTGTTACGTAGGTCCTATCTTTTTCGTAGATAGATCTCAATGAAAAAGCTAGTTCTAGATTTTCATTATTGTCAAGTTTGGCAGCCAGACTTGAAATATGATTTACTTCATACCAGTTGTCTTGATCTAAAAAAGCAATGTATTCGCTATTTACAAGCGCAGGTACAGCCGAGTAAACCCTATGTCCATTCCAACCATTGGCTCCAGTGTTGTATGGGAGCACCATAACAGTTGGATTCGTTCCAGACCTTTCAACCATTTCAATAACCTTAGGCAAAAACTCCTGACCATCGACAACTACTAAGTGATCGATTGGCCCATCGTAGTCTTGGTTTTCTACACTAATAAGGGCGTCTACTAATTCTGGTGCGCCGGTTGTAGGAGTTATCACGGTAACGCTTCTACCTAAGCTCATAGATAATCTCCTTGTGGTGCTTCACTTTAATTCTGGTGTCCAAGTAAATAGTAAACCCATTACGCCTTGCATTCATGCAGAACGAATAGTCCTCACCAATGTTCAAATCAAAATCCAAGTGCGCCCACCTAATTCTCTCCATCAAGAACCACGGCCTGTCACACCTCTCAAACACACCACTCTTCATTGCCACAAAGCCGAATCCGACGCCGAATACTTCAACAATAGGGGCGTCTATCAAAATGAAGTCTTGCTCTCGCACAACGGTTGGCTGACCAATCCCGTCAAACATTGCAACTGCCACGCGTCCATCTGGTGCAGTTTGGTACATGCCACCGACAATGTCTAGCTCGTGCTCCCACAGTGCTTTGAACTGCTCGATGCCCCAGCTGATGTCAGAATCAATCCAGATGACTTTGTCATAGGTAAACTGCCCGCTGCCAAGCTCTCGCGTTTCCCAGTTTGGATTGTAGGCGTCCAGCGCAGTCAACTCTCTGGTTGTAGATATCAACGACCCAGACTTGTTTAGCCACTTGTAAGTCAGTCCCTGCTCGCCTAGCCAGCGCAAAGTTTCGACAAGGCTAGTTACATACCCCTGGTGCAGCTCTTTACCAGGCGTAGCGATCACTACGTTGTAGTGCGGCTTATCGCTCATGATACATTCTCCACAACTGCTTCCATTTGCTGTCCTGAGTTCCTGACAGCCATGGTTTGCTCTTACCAGCAAAGTGTACAACCACAGGGTCTAATACCGGAAGAGATTTATAAATATTAGCTAAATAGTTAAAATTAATGCTCAGCGCTGACCAGTTATTTTTAAAGACAACATTAAAGACATCCTGGTCTGCGTACCCAAGCCAATCATCAAAGTTCATAGAAACATCCATCAAAACGTCTTCTATGTTGTTTTCCCTGAAATAGTCCAGGTTAATCACCATGACCCCGCTATTGAAGATTGACGTATCCCTAAATGTCTCGTTTTCTGGAAAGCTTAGTTGGATCTCAGGGAACGCAGCAATAGGGGCGTCTCCTAACTTGTAATCAAGCAGCGGCTGGATATCTCTGGCAATTATGCAGTCAACGTCTATGTAAACGGCTTTTCGATAATCCACGCACACGCTGCCGACAAAGTATCGATATAGAGATGTTCCGGTGTATTGCTTATTTTTATACATCTTGCCCACAAAGCCGCTTTCCTCGTGCGGGCGAACATTCTCGGGATAGGTAAACTCAACGTCTAGATTGGGGAAAACAAAGTCAGCAGCCCTGTAGTGAATGTCTTCTGGAGACAAGACAAAGACCTTTAGCTTGTTAGCTCCGCTATAGTTGGCGCTCACGCTCTTTAATAGCGTCTTGGCGTAGTCAACAAAATAGACATCCGTTGAGATAACCAAGCAAGTGTCTTTAGTTGGGACGCAAGTTACGCAGTCTTTTTGTTTAATCCTCGGCATCTTCTAGCTCAGCCTTTTTAGCCTTCATCTTTGCTTTGTGCTCTGCAGCAAGGTTCCCAACAGTTTGATTTTTGTAGTGCACCCGCTTAATTCGATCAAGCTTAAAGCTTCGCCACTGTTCGGCTCCCTTGGGGCCGCCCCAGACATCAATCCATTCTGCACCGTTAGTGTTTTTAACAAATCTAATAAATCGGTAGCGCCCACGCTCCCCGATGATTTTTAATTCGGTTCCAGGAGTAATGTTGCGGCCATGGACCTGGATTTCAGTTTTATATTCCCACTCAGCGTTTGGCCGAGGTATTAGAGGCTCTGACGCCTTGTTTTTTCTCCCCACTAGGTTCCTCTTCTAGTCGCAACCACTCGACAACCTCAGGATTGTCTTTAATAAACGATAGCATAGGTGCTTCCCAAATACCAATAAAGTGGTGTTCCCACACATCATAAGGATCTTTACCGTCGGGCGTCTTTTGGCCGCTGCCATAAACCATCCCAATGGCGTGAATGATTTCGTGGAGCAGCGTCTGTTGTTTTTTAGTGAATGCAATATTGGCGTCCAGTACTATCAAGTTGCCCTGGTCTAGCGTGTAGCCATAAGAGTTGTCATTGAGGGTTCCGTCTTTTTTGACGTTGCGTTCCTCAATGTGAAAAACCTGGGCGCCTATGCGGACTTTTTTGGGGACAGACATGGCTCTATGTTATCTGATTTAGCCGGATAGTAGTAGTACGGCATTTAGGGCAAATGCCACAGCCCTATTTTGGTCGTCTAAGTGCAGGGCAGGGGTTCCGGCAATCATAAGCCCGGCCAGTCTTTTGGCGTCATATTTAGTCAAACCAAAGGTTTCTAGCATTTGATTAAAAGCACTCTGGGAGCGAGTTGACCAGTCATGCCCGATCACACGAAGCCCGTACCCACTATCAGACCTAGTCAGCTCATAGTAGCCCTCAATAATTTTGTCATACCAGCTGTAGGAGCTCTGACAAAGTTTGGCAATATCGTATGCCCTCGGGCCGTAAATTGATGGCCCATCAAATCCACCCCGAGGGTCAATAAGTTTTATGGTTTGCAAATCTTTACTAATCATAATGTTCGAGAAGCAGAAATCACCATGAAGCACGGCTATTTCCGGGGGCGTCTTAAATAATACGCCAGAGTTTTCAATTAATAAGCTACCCAAACTTCTGTGCTTTTTGCCATTTAATATGCATCCCTCAAAGAATATGTTCTTAAGTTCTTTATTTTCTATTTCGTATATTCGATCAAGTGCTTTTTTAATAAATAACCTATAAAGAGTGGCATAGTCAGTCTTCTGCCCAGTTTCATTAAACTTACAATAAACTTCATTTATTGAAAAAAAGATCTGCGCCCAATCCTTAGCTGAAAGTTCTTTACTGTTTACTAGTTCAGTTAAAGGTAGGAGGTCTAGATATTCCATTTCATACCAAGAAAAGTTTTCTGAATATCTGTAAAGCCTAGGCATGAGCTTTTTAATTTGATCAGGAGAGTTAACGTAGAATAGAATCTCGCCTTCAAGCTTGTCTATTTTAGTGGAAGACTTTCTTACAACTTCACGCTCTAAGTCAATATCAATAGTGTTAAAGTTCCTAGGCTTCATTTGTAGGTGCCTCGACAATAGTGGCGTCTACTATGTTTTTAACACTCGAAGCGTACCAGCTGCCCCCACGGGCGGAAGGAATTCCCTGTTGGTTTAAACTATCTGCAATTGATTGATATGAGTGACCAAGACTTCTTTTAATTTTTATTTGTTCCGCCACTGCCGGCGAAATTATTTGCTTAGGGCCAATGTCCTTACCCCAAACCACCCCTTGCTCCCGTCGGTCCTTGTGAATGTCCTTGGCTCGCTCGGCAATTATGCCTCGCTCCATCTCAGCCAGTGCCGACATAATCGTGACTACAAACCGACCCTGATATGTAGATGTATCAAGATTCAGGTCCAGCATGATCAGACGCCAACCATTACGACCAGCTCGATCCACAATGTCCAGGAAGTCCTTGGTTGACCTAGCCAACCTATCAATCCTGGTTACAATCAGCGCTCCCGCTTTTTCTTCGTCTAACTGATGGAGGGCGTCTATTAACTTTGGTCGGCCCGAAACATTCTTGCCGGAGCGGCCCTCTTCCAGCATTACTTCCCACTCAGTAAAGCCATACATTTGCGCAGCTTGGATTAGTTGGCGTTCCTGCGCTCCTAGTGACACACCGTCATCAACCTGCATCTGCGTTGACACACGAGCGTATAAAAGTGCTTTACCAGTAGGGGCGTCCATTAAAATCTATCCGAATCATCTTCCATAGGCGGCATGTAGAACTCATCAAATCTAGTTTTTAAGTGTATTTCTGAATACCAAAGTACAAGCTCTAATTTATTTCCAGAAATTACTTCAGATACTCCCACCTCATTAGATTCATCTACTCCATACATAAGCAAGTCGCCTGCCCCCAATTTAATGGTGTCTCCGGTGTTAGTAAAAGTAGTAGTTCCACCTTCATAATCGTCATTTAGTCCAAGTATTGCAATTTTTCTGTCAATCTTATGGACCTGGGCATCCCTACTGGTGTCGCGTTCTACGGTTGGCATAATTTTAGAGCCGGTGACTAATTCTCTAAAAAAGAATTTAACCGACTCCAAAACTCCCCCCGATCTATTTTTATCAAAATAATTAAGGGAAACTCTAAAGATTTTTTCAATATAGCCCCCATCAGACCAACTGTCTGGCCTATTCCCCAGTGGGTAGGAGCCAATTCCATCCACAAAAGACGCTAAAATTAAAGCCTTTTTAGCATATAGCTCTAAAGATTTAGCCTCTTCTTTAGACAAGAATTCTCGTACCAAAATGTATTTTTGGGTCATCCCATTAGTTTAATTGATAAATCTAATTCACTAATCGGCTGATAGAATATCAAATATGACCGAAAAAGCCTTGCCCTACCATTTAGTCAAAAATGCTTTGACTCCAGAGCAGTGCGAAGCATATGTTAAGTGGATTGACAAATATGCAACTAGCGATAAGTTTCGTCCGGGCTACAGGCTTATTTCTGTAGAACATGATCAATGGCACAACGAAGAGATTCCCTTTCTAGACCCCATTAAAAAAGTTTTTACTAAGGCTCAAAACTATTTCCTCGATAACTATGAGATTGAGCACACTTTTGATATGAAACGCTTTTTTGGAAACATTATGGAAACAGGCACCGAAAATCCAGCACACGACGACGATGGAGACTACTATCCAGACAAACCAGAAGTTGAAAAGCACTATTCAGGAATTTTGATGCTTAATAGTGATTACGAAGGCGGGGAGCTGTACTTTGAGCACCACAACCTTCAAGTCAAGCTAGAAGCAGGGGACGTCATTATGTTTAGGGGAAACGCTGAAAACCTACACGGTGTCAGACCAATAACTAGCGGTCGTCGTATAAATTTCATTTTTTTCTTTAGGGACTACATTCCAAATAACCGACTCCAGGAGGAGCAAAGTGCCCAACATTAACGAGCAACTTGTAACTGTCATAGAGGGCTTTATAACTAAAGAAGAAGCCGAAACACTTAAAGAGGAAATTCTGTCAAGGTGCGGTCCGGACCCTCGCGACAACTACAGAACTTACGGGATCGACAGTTTCGAGATGTTGACGAGAGACAAAGGATTCCCCTGGGATGCCAACGACACTTTAAGACAGGTAGGGCTTTATGCCTATAACTTCTTCAAAAAGCACTATGACCTAGACGAAAGTTTTATATTAGATAGAGCTTTCGGAAACATCATGGATAAAGGCGCATATCTCGACTCGCACATGGACTTTTCTTACAGTGCAGAGCATGCTCACGATCCCAACAAGAAGACTTTTGTTTGCGGCCTTTTCCTAAATGATGACTATGACGGTGGCAATTTTACCTTCTACGAAGGAGACCTAATCTCTTTTAAACCCCGCCAAGGAACCATCGTTCTATTTAACGGGCACTCTACTCGCCACGGAGTGCAAGAAATTTTAGAAAACACCCGAGTAAATGTTTTATATATGTTTTATTACACAGACCCAGAATTAGTTACTGATTAAATTTAGCTAAGTCTTCTGAAGTATGACAAGAACATGAAGCAGTGGACAGGTCTACTTTGTATGTGAAAGACATGGCGGTTCTTGGCCTAGGCGTGTCCACGGAGTGCAGCACACCGTGAGGCACAAATAAAAGATCTCCCTCTTCAACGAATATAACTTCGTTGGGATCAGAGTTTACGGCTAGCCCATCCAGATCCACGTCATCAGGCATATTGTGCCAAACCTTCCAGGTCGAGCTGCCTTTAGTCTGCCAATAAAAAGAGTGCCTAGGATCCGAGTGAATATTAATTGGAATCTCGTTGGCTATAAAGTTAACAAAAGTGACTGTGTATAGCGGATCTGAATCTGTAAAAGACTTTAGGGTTTTTACTACCTCTTCAGATTCCGGAAAGTAGTCAGTGCCAGCATCCCTAACCATAAAGTAGTAATTTTCTCTAATGTTTATGCCACGCACCGAGTACTCTTTATCGTCGTACTTTAAGTACGGATCGTAGCTTTCATCCCAGTACTTGTCGTGGGCGTGATCTATAAACCGCTCCCAAGCTGGCGTATTTGGAAAAGCATTTTTCCAAAGAAGTACTCTGGTATCAAGGATTGCTCGATTTACGGACTCTTTTGTAAACATATTAAAATTCTAACAGCCCCCAGCTAATACGCTGATATTAGGCCGAATTTACGTCACAGACTTAAAACAGTCTGCACACACAGTTCCAGTTACATTTATGTTAGCTATTGGAACATTGAACAGGTGAAATTCTTCCGTGTATTTACCACAAGAATCGCAAGATTTGTCGTTTTTTGGTATTTCGGTAAGAATAGCGCTCATAAAGCAAGAACGGCACATAGCTCGATCCGGCATGGGCAGGGCCCCAAACCATACGGTCGCAGAGTCAAAACTTAGGTGTTGACAAAGTTTAGGAGCAAGCTGTTTAGACCCTGGATATCTAAGAGAGTCTAAAATTTTCCACTTAGAAAATATGGGGCTAAGAAGCAAATTAGAAACGTCAACAGAGCCGGATTCAATGTGCCTAGTTGCCGCTGAGTCCATTATGTGCCTAGATAGATTTGCATTTTCTTCCGTGGCACCAGCAAATTGATCGCGTAGGTGGATTTCCCTAATGTTGTCCATATTTTCCCTATCTAGTTTCGTGATTGTTTAAAAGTTCGTATAATTTTTCTTTTACCTCAAACGGTCTGTCCGGAAAATATGCAAAAGTAACTAAAAAGTCGCCTTTATGAAATTTGGTACATAAAAAGTAAATCTCCCCGCCCTCAGAAATTAGTGGCAGATATGACGTATCGCCCCTAGCGTAAAGACCTAAAAGCTTTTCTCCAGGCTCATCAAAACTTCTAATGTGCTCATAAAAAGCATGGATCGGATGCAACCAGTAAATTGGATCCATGTCTGTATTATCAACATCAAAATCCATATAGTCCAGTCTTGTAGTAAGCACCCAGTGAGAAGTCTCTATAGCTTTAGGGTTAATTCGATCAGCTTTTCTAGCCTCGATCATGGCCGCCTGGGCCTCTGCCAGACCAGCAGCAGTAAATGGGACATGAACCGCGTCGCCCATTTGAAAAACTAATTCTTGATATTTATAGTAGGTAGATTCGGCAGATTGAATTACTAGCCGCTGTACAACAGATGACGATGAAACCACTTTGTGCTCCTTAGTGAGTTAATTATTTAGTTAGATCCCGTGCTCGGGGATTACATTCAGTATACAGCTAATTCATTCTGACTGCAACCAAATTTCATACAATCTTAGGTCTAAGTTTGTATGACGTTATTGCACGTAGCGTTATGTACATTATCCAGCAAAATCAAGGTGTTCAATCTGCTATATTTAGTACCTTATCTAGAAGGAAAATACTTCACAGTGCCAATCTCTACCTCAGATCCATTTACAATCGCCACTATTCGATAGACGGCAACTGCACCCGGTTTGTCTGAAATAGTCATATTGTTTGTTCCTACGGAGACAGAAGCAAATTGTCTCCATCCAGGTCTTATAGATCCAGTTTTGTAGATTAAGTAGGAAGTCGCACCTGGAATAGAGTTCCAGCTCAGGATCCCAAAGAATGATCCAGAGCCCGCTTGAACGACGCTAACTGCCTCGGGAAGCTGAATTTGTTCTGGAACAGGAGACGAAATCGGAGCTGGATCGGGGGCAGGAGCTACGCTAAAAGACTTTTCTACATTTACTAGATAGTTATTAGAAAAACTGCTGTTTTTTACTATCCCGGGCTCTCCCAAAGAAAGCAAAGTTGGTAGGGCATCTTTAGCGCTTAAAACTTTGTTACTAGATACATAGGTGGCTATAGCTCCAGCCACAAACGGACTTGCAGCAGAGGTCCCACTTCTGGACGCTGGAAGGCTAAAGTTTGCAGAATTAGCCGAGCTTATTCGAACCCCCGGCGCAAAAACATCTACGCAAGAGCCCCAATTCGAAAAAGATGCTCTAGTGTCCGATTCATCGATTGCCCCAACAGCAATTACGCCGGGCGCACTGGCGGGAGAGAAAGTACAAGCATCAACATTTGAATTGCCCGCAGCAGCCACTACTACAAGACCAGCATCTATAAGTCTTGCTACTGCAGCATTTGCTTGATCGCTTTTTGTTCCGCCCAAACTCATGTTCACTATTCCAACAGTGCCAGCCGGATGAGCGGAAAGAATCCAGTTAATTCCTGCTAGCAAGCTGCTAGTGTTACCCTGACCAGAACAGTTAAGAACCCTAACCGGAACCACCGAGGCCGCCTTAGCCACACCATAAGTTGTCCCAGCAACGACACCAGCAACGTGAGTTCCATGTCCGTTACAGTCACTCTGCGAAAGATTTTGATTAAATGCGTCAAACCCTTGAAGCACTCTTCCGGCTAGTTCGGGGTGATTAGCATCTACGCCAGTATCTACGATATAAATTCGGATTGATTTTCCGTCACCCACATATTCGTATTTACCGTCTTTAATGCCGTCTATCCGGTCAAGCCCCCACCCAGCAGGGGTTTGGTACCCCATTGTTCTAAAAATGGTTTCTTTAAATCGACGCCCCGCTGCCTCAGCCGGTACCACCGCCGCGGTCCCTAAAACAAGAGATACGGCAAAAGCTAAAACTGCTGGCCACTTTTTATAAACAGTCATGCCACATAAAGTAGCAAAGATCAATTAGTTTGTCAAGTCCCGGGAAGCCTATTTATTGATCAATCTAAAAGACCCCTTAATGAGCTATTGTCAACAAACTTTCTTAGAATGTCGACAGCTGTCTCATTGTGTGGCATCACTATATAGGTGTGATGTTTTACATATGACATAGCAATATACTCCATATGATAAGACCTAGTCTCTTCTTTAGAGACTCCAGGTATGTATCCTGGTTTGATCTGTGTAGCTAGCTCAACTACAGTTTGACCATTTTGCATAAACATGTGATTTGTAAGGCCCCCGCCAGAAAGCCCGATTAAAACCCTTACATCCCTAAAATAGGACATCTGTTCTTGTATGTTAGAAAAATCTTCTGGCGAGACTATCTCATAGCCGTGACTTTTAAAAAAATTTTCTAAAATATATTCATCGTCAATTCTTTTATCGAGAGTGATTAGTTCACCGTCTTTGCGATAATATTTTTTTTCTGTTTTGCTTCTACTTACATACACTTTTCTATTGGGCGATTTTTCTTCGTCTACTACTCCTACAGTGTATTCTATAAACTCCAAAGAGTCTCTCATTGATTGAAGCGTCCCCCGGAAACTTTCAACAATAAAAAAATTATTTATATGCAAACAACTGTCATAAGGAACAAAAGTATATTCAATTTTTTTCATTGTTAAATATTTTGATATTGCTGTTTTCATTCCGGCATACTCTGGCTCAAATATGACAGCCAACATTCCAGGGTATTTTTTGGCGTATTCAACAATTGAAGGAATATCTTGTTGGATATTGTGAGAAATAGCCTTACTGGCTGTGCTAATTAAATATTTTCTTTGATCGCTAAGAATAGAAATAATTTTATAAGTCTCAGGGGACTCGGGGGGACTATCAGAGATGTTGTAATAATTAAATCTATGGGGGTTTTCAACTGGATCTTTGCCGTATTTTATGGTCACATATTCATTAGAAGTGGAGTTATAAGTTTCAATTAATCGGGGCCCCCACTCTGCAGGCACAACTAACACAATAAATCTCCAATGAATAGAATTTAATTTAGTACTATAATACTATGTTTTACTTTATTTTTAATAAGTTAGTATTAAAACTATGACTATAACCATAATTCCCGCAGCAGGCGACAGCCTAAGATTTAAAAACCTTGGCTACTCAATCCCAAAACCTTCAATAGTAGTGGCCAACAATCCAATAATTTATTGGTCTCTCCTGGGCAGCAAAAAATCTATTAAATCAGATAAAACAGTAATTGTAGCAAAAAATTTAGATGTAGAAATTATATCTAAATCAATTTTTTTATCGAACAAAAAGTTAAATCTAAAAAATTTAAAAATTGTTGCTATAAATGAATCAACTAGCGGACCCGCCGAAACCGTTGCACAATGTTTAATTAATTTAGGGCCTGAACTAGACAGAACCTCGCCAATATATTGTTTAGACTCCGATATGTTTTTATTGTTTGACAACAAAAAAGTTTTTTGGGATCTTGAAAAAGAATGCTATATTGTAGCTGGAGAGTCTAATCACCCCGAGCATTGTTATTTAGACACAAACAAAAATAAAGTTATTTCAATTTCTGAAAAAAAGAAAATTTCTAACTTAGCAATAGTTGGTTGTTACATATTTAAGTCTGCTGATACATATTTAAATTTATATGAAAAAGCAAAACAAAATTTAAAAAAAGACAAAGAATTTTATATTTCAGATGTAGTAAAAGAGTCAGTAGTTAGAAATACTTGCGGCCACATACTGGCCGACACATATCTATCTTTGGGCACCCCCGCCGAAGTAGGCATATCTGAGCCGTACCTTAAAAATTTATTTAATTCTGACTGTTTTTAATTCTTTCAATTAACTCTGTCGAAGAAAAATCGTGTGATCTTTGGTTATAATATATTTCTATACCACCAGATAAACAATAATCTTTTCCAGTAAAATCTTTTCCTTTGTAGTCTTCCCCAATAATTCGAATATCAATTGGCAAAGCTTTTATAAGATCAAGTAAGTCTTTTTCTGTTTCATATACAATTATTTCATCAACATATGAGACCGCCTTTAGTTGTATTTGCCTTTCAACAATAGATTGCATTGGTTTGCGCTTACTGGGGCGATCAAGATTTGGATTGGTCTGTAGGGCAACTATTAAATAGTCGCAAACTGATCTTGCTTCTTTTAGCATTAAAATATGCCCGGCATGCAAAAGATCAAAGGCTGACGCAGTAAATCCAATTTTTAATGTTTTCACAGAAAAATAATAGTCCCTACTAACAATAGATTAGTAGGGACTTTTATTTTGGTTATTAAGCAGACTTGTTCTCGTTTTCAGAGACAGCTGCCTCGGCTTCTGGGTCCTGGTCTGGATAAGCGGCACCACCAAAGGCAGTGTTAATCTCATCTATGTCTAGCTTTCCGTCCAGCATGTAAGCACGGGACAGGTTCTCTGCCACGTCCATTACGCCGATGAATGCAGCAACAGCTGCAGACTGCCAGAGCTCTACTCCAGCAATAGAGCCACCAGCAAAGGTTCCGCTAATGCGGAGGATGATTAGTGCTGCGGTTCTACGGAATACTTCAGCGAATATCCCCATGGGTTCTCCTAGGTTTTGGGTTACGTAACTCGCCTCTCTCCCTAGGTACTTCTAGTTTACCTGATACTAGGCCCTCGGTGTTTTACTGGATATCTACGATAATTGCGCTTTCTAATGAGCTTTCGTTCATGTTCTGTTGTTCCGCCCCAAACCCCAAGCTCGTTATTTTTTAGGGCATACTCCAAACACTCGCGAATTAGTGGACATTCTTGGCATACTTTTTTGGCCGATTCTAGGTTTTGGTATTTGGCTGTAACCATTCCAAATCCCATGTCTATATCCATGGGAAAAAATATTTCGGGATCTGTTTGAGCACAAGCTGGATCGTCTTTTAAAACAAAAAGTGGGACGGTAATGCTTCTGGTAAGACGATTCTTTTGTGTCATTCAGTTATCCTCTGTTTGCGTTAAACCCCGTCCCTTTAAACGTAATGGACGGAGCACTAAATTTACGTATCAGTTTAGTGCCACAGTCTGGTTTTGTGCAAATCGTACGGCGAGGATTTTCTGACATATTTCGAGTTTCTTCGTACTCGTGGCCCCGCTCGCAAACATAAAGATAAGTTGGCATAAATTTATCCTAATTTGATGAATCTAAAAGCTCAAAGCCATTTTCTCTGTCTAAGTACTGCCACTGAATTTTTGTAATACCAAAAGTTTCAGCTAAGTGATCTAAAACTTTTAGATGATCAAGTTCACCGCATGTGTAGAGATCAAACTGAATAATCATTGGATCACGCTTTTCCCAAATGTGAAAAGCAATGTGTGACGTTTCAACTGAGATTGCAGCAGTTACACCTTCATTTCCTGGCATATCTACATACTTAGAAATAGGACCAGCGGCAACTTTCATATCAATAAAGTCGACAAGGTCTTTCATCCAGACTTTTGCTTCTTCCTCGGTCTGGATTGGACGAGTAATTTCTGCCCTAACCATTAGGTGTAGGTGCTTGAGTTCTTTCATGGGCTCTCCTAACCAGTAAATGTTACTAGAAGTCCCAGTCGTCGTCTGTGAGAGACTCGTGCTTGCCCATGACGTAGCTGGAGCCAGAACCGGAGAAGAAGTCGTGGTTCTCATCCGAGTTTGGAGACAAAGCGGCAAGAATAGCCGGATTCACGTTAGTAATCTCTTTCGGGAAAAGAGGATCATAACCCAAGTTCATTAGTGCTTTATTGGCATTGTAATGTAAAAACTTTTTTACATCTTCAGTTAATCCAATTTCGTCATAAAGATCTTGAGTGTATTTAATTTCATTTTCATATAGTTCCATCAAAAGATCATAGGCGTAATTTTTTAGTTCTTCTTGGCGTTCTGCAGATTCTTCAGCAAGAGCTAGTTGATATTTGTATCCGATGTAGTAGCCGTGGATGGCCTCATCGCGAATGATTAGACGAATTAGGTCTGCAGTGTTGGTCAGCTTTGCTCTGGAAGACCAGTACATCGGCAGGTAGAAGCCTGAGTAGAACAGGAATGACTCCAGCAGGGTTGAGGCAACCTTTCGCTTCAGTGGGTCATTCCCGTGATAGTAACCGAGAACAATCTCTGCCTTCTTCTGCAGGTATGGGTTGTCCTCTGACCAGCGGAATGCTTCTTCAATGTCATTCGTCGAGCAGAGAGTCGAAAACACCGATGAATAGCTCTTGGCGTGGACAGACTCCATGAAGGCGATGTTGGTAATGACGGCCTCTTCGTGCTGAGTTCTAGCATCTGGCATCAGGCTCATCGCACCAACAGTTCCCTGAATGGTGTCGAGCATGGTGAGGCCAGTGAATACTCGCATAGTCAGTAGCTGCTCTTCTGGTCGAAGAGTGCTCCAAGACTGAATGTCATTAGACAACGCAATCTTCTCAGGCAGCCAAAAGTTCTGAGTGAGGCGATTCCAGACGTCTAGATCTACGGAATCCTCAATCTTGTTCCAGTTGATTGGTCTTGTAATCAATTTAGCTCCTATAGCATGCAACTTACGCAGTTCTCGACATCGGTTCCTTCGAGAGCTGTTTGACGAATACGAATGTAATAAATGGTCTTGATGCCCTTGCGCCATGCATAGATCTGCGAGCGGTTGACATCACGGGTGGTGGCAGTGTCCTTGAAGAACAGCGTCAGGGATAGACCCTGGTCGACGTGCTGGGTAGCGGCTGCGTAGACATCAATGATCTTCTCTGGACCGATCTCGTAGGCATCTTTGAAGTACTCAAGATTGTCATTGGTTAGACCAGGAGCTGGGTAATAAACGCGGCCAAGCTTTCCTTCCTTGCGAACCTCAATCGGTGCAGCAATTGGGTGAATAGAGCTGGTCGAGTTGTTTACGTAGCTGATAGAACCAGTTGGAGGAACAGCCTGTAGATTCTGGTTGTACAGACCATGCTCCATTACGAAGTCACGAAGCTCAACCCAGTCTTTTTTCTTCGGAAGCTTGATTTTTGCATCCTTGAATAGCTGAGCAACCTTCTCAGTTGCAGGCTCCCACTTTTCATCAATGTATTTGTTGAAGAACGAGCCGTCCGCATACTTAGATTTCTCGAAGCCGTCAAACTTGCTCTTACGTTCCCGAGCAAGCTCGGCAGAAGCTTTGAGTGCGTTGTAAAGAATAGTCATGAAGTAAATGTTCGTAAAGTCCAAAGACTCTTCATCTCCATAGTGCATACGCTCCTGACCAAAGTAACCGTGAAGGTTCATCTGGCCAAGTCCAATAGCACGAGACTTGCGGTTACCCTCGGCGATTGACATTACTGAGTCAATATAGCTAAGGTCAGCAACAGCAGTAAGGGCCTTAATCGCGGTCTTAACAGATTTAGCAAAGTCAGGAGACTGCATCATCTTTGCGATGTTTAGTGAACCAAGGTTGCAGGAGATGTCCTTACCAATTTCCTTATAGGAAAGATCGTTGTTATAAGTGGTTGGGGTATTCACCTGCAGAATCTCAGAGCAGAGGTTTGACATGTTGATGCGGCCCTGGATTGGGTTTTCGCGGTTGACGGTGTCCTCGTACATGATGTATGGGTACCCCGACTCAAACTGAAGCTCGGCAATGCGCTGGAGCAGCTCACGCGCCTTGGTCTTGGTCTTCTTAATCTCAGGGTTATCCACCATCTCGTGGTACTTCTCAGTTACCGAGATGTCGCTGAATGGAATGCCGTAGACGCGCTCAACATCGTATGGCGAGAACAAATACATGTCATCGCCATTCTTGGCTAGCTCCATCGTGACGTCTGGAATTACCACACCAATCGATAGCGTCTTGATACGAATCTTCTCGTCAGCATTTTCGCGCTTGGTGTCGAGGAATCTCATGATGTCTGGGTGGTGAGCGTTTAGGTAAACAGCACCTGCACCCTGACGTGCACCCAGCTGGTTGGCATAAGAAAATGCGTCTTCCAGAAGCTTCATTACTGGAATAACGCCAGAAGACTGATTCTCAATCTTCTTAATAGGTGCGCCCAATTCACGGAGGTTACTGAGGTTTAGCGCAACACCGCCACCGCGCTTGGATAGCTGAAGAGCGGAGTTGATGCCTCTGGCAATGGACTCCATGTTGTCTTCGATGCGAAGTAAGAAGCAGGAGACAAACTCACCGCGCTGCTTCTTACCAGCGTTTAGGAAAGTCGGGGTTGCAGGCTGGAAGCGACCCGAGATGATTTCCTCAACCAGGTCCTTTGCGGTTTCTTCGTCACCCTGAGCAAGCATAAGGGCGTTCATTACAACGCGATCCTCGAAGCGTTCTAGGTAGCGAGAGCCATCAAAAGTCTTAAGTGCATATGACGTGTAAAACTTGTAAGCACCTACGAAAGTAGGAAAACGGAACTTGTGGGCGTATGCTTGCTTAAAAAGATCCTTCACAAACTCCGTCGAGTACTGATCTAAAACCTCTTTTTCGTAGTACTCGTTCTCAACCAAATAGTCTAGCTTTTCCTCAATGCTGTGGAAGAACACGGTGTTTTGGTTTACGTGATCCAAAAAATAACGTCGAGCGGCTTCTTTATCCTTATCAAATTGAATAGTGCGATTTTCCCCCCACAGGTTGAGCATCGCATTTAGTTCGTGGTAGCTGTAGTTGTCCACAGTAGATCTAGCCTCTCTTTTACTTGTTCTACGTCGTCTGGTGTTCCTGTAATTTCTACACGATACAGCAAAGGAACGCCAGTTTTTGCTGAAATCATCTCGGCGGCTTTACAGTAGTGCTCTCCAAAATTGGTGTTACCAGTTCCGACAACACCACGTAACAAATCCCTATTAGGTTTAAAGTTAAGAAACTTTCTAACCTGTTTAGGTACTGTGTGATTATCGTTCCCGCCGCCGTAGGTGGGAACAATTAGCACATATGGCTTGTAGGCCATAAATTGCCCTTCGCCCTCCCATCGAATTGGAATCCGACGAGCAGGCAATCCTAACTTCTCAACAAACCGATGGGTATTGTTTGAGACGTTGGAAAAATAAATAATTTCATACACTTTATGAAAGTGTAGCTAGTTTGTCTGGCCTAAAGCCACTCCAGTGATCATCTCCGGCCACAACTACGGGCGCAGCCGTGTATCCGAGCTCTCTAACCATAGCCAAAGCTTCTTGATCAGCACTTAAATCAATTTCTTGATATTGAATTTCATTTTTGGTCAACAACCTCTTAGTGCTATCGCATTGAACGCAGGCTGGAAGAGTGTATACAGTGACCATTTTTGAAATGCCTTTCAGTGGTAGAGACGGAAAATCCTGACGAAAACATTATCCGCCAGGACGATTGGATAACTAGTATAGAACAAAATCTAGTGATTGATTTTTATTCTGAATCTAATAGTAGTGCTTCCATAATATTTTTGCAAGTTGGACATACTGGAAATTTTTTAGGATCTCTGGAAGGAACAAAAAGTTTTCCGCAGATCGCTAAAACTGTTTTACCAGTTACATACCCCTCAGTGACAGACACAGCGTCAGCATAATGAGCGTATCTAGGCTCGCCGGAATCGGTCACTAAATCTTCGGTTTTTTCTTCGGTATGTACAGACATACTACAAGTATACCTTCCACATCACTAAAGCTTAGATACGGTAAAATAAGACTAATCTGACTCTCCCGCCGAAAGACTGTAAATGAGCGCCCCAGCCGGTTTATATAACATAGTGGCCGATCAAGGCTCAACGCTTTCGCGCATTATTTATTACAAAGATCCAGCTAAGAAGCCAATCAAATTTAATGGATATACAGCCCGTATGCAAGTCAGACCATCTGTAGATAGCTCTAACGTAATTTTGGAACTTACTACCGAAAACGGCGGTATCGAACTTGGCGCAACAGACGGAAGTATTTCTTTGTACGTAGAAGACACAACCATGATTACGATTCCCGAAGGAATCTATGTTTACGATTTAGAGCTCATTGCCCCGTCAGCCAATTTGTTTGTGTACAAAATTCTTCAAGGCAACTTTGCAGTTAGGTCGGAGGTAACCAGATAATGGCAGGATACACAGTTAGTTCGGTTACTTCAGGTAAGTACGCAAGACAAATTTCTGTTGCAGCCTCTGGTCCACAAGGAGCTCAGGGCCCAACAGGTCCGGCAGGCTCGGCTGGAGCAACAGGCCCCACAGGCCCCACGGGAGCTCAAGGATCCGCGGGGGCTGGCCTCAGTGCTACTTACAAATTTAATAATACTACTTCTGCTTCTAACCCAGGCGGCGGCTATTTAGCATTCAATGCTTCCGATCTTTCCTCTGCTACCAGGCTGTATATTTCAACTACCGACTCTTCGTTAGATGCGCAAACAGGACTGTTGTCTGCTATGACTCAGTCTACTAACACTTACAAATCAATTATTACAGTCCAGTCAACCACTAATCAAAGAAATTTTATTAGGTTTTACGTCAGATCTGTGACCGACGAGTCGGGCTGGAAAAACTTTTTGCTGGTTCACTTAGATGGAACGGTTACGTCTTTTACATACAACCAAGCCCTTTCTTTGTTGGTTGCACCCATTGGTGATGCTGGCACTATAGCCAATTTTGAGGACCTAAATGACGTAGACTTTAACACTCCGTTAGATGGAGATGTCGTAGTTTACGACCAAGCAAATTCTATGTGGACCAATGTCGCTTCTAGTCAGCTAAACATATCGGGTCAAAATATTTCAGGTACAATTGAGGGGGGAAGCGCCAATACCTTTTAGTTGAGGATAGAGCAAAAATATGGCAGTACAAATACAACTCAGGAACGACACGGCCGCTAACTGGACGTCTGTAAATCCAACGCTCGCCCAAGGTGAGGTTGGCATCGAGCGCGACACCGGCCTCATGAAGATTGGCGACGGAGCTACCGACTGGGATAATCTTGTTTATTCATCTATAGACACCACACAAGTTTCTTACACGCATACTCAAAGCGCTGTAAGTAATAACTGGGTAATAGCTCATAACTTGGGATATTACCCAAATATTCAAATCTTCGACTCTGGAGACAACATGGTCGAGGGCAACGTAACACACTCAAACAATGTTTCCTTGACGGTCACCTTTTCGGCGGGCCTGACCGGAACAGCTTACCTCTCCTAGAAAGAAAAACCTAAATGGCAAAGCAATTCCTGACAGGTCTGAACCTAAATAAGAACGAGCTGCTCAATGCCAGGATTCAAAACCTGACAACTGCTCCAGCGTCGCCCGTCTCCGGTCAGATCTACTACAACTCAACAGAGGGAACCCTCTATTACTACAACGGCACGAGCTGGCTAGCTCTTGCTCAGGGTGGTGACGTAAGCGGCGCAATTAACAACGCGATTGCTAACGCAACTACCGACGACATCGACGAAGGTGCTAATAATCTCTATTACACCACCTCTCGTGCTCAAGAAGATGCAGCTAGTCTTCTAACTAGTGCAACCCTATCTAACATCACAATTACAGGTAATGCTGTAACTGGACTAACCATCACCGCCGAAAACGGTGTAGATGATGCCACCACTGATGACCTAGACGAGGGCACCACAAACAAGTACTTCACTGACCTCCGTGCTCAGGAAGCCGCAGCTAACCTTCTAACCAGTGCTACTCAGACCAACATCAGCATTACTGGTAATGCTATTGCCGGTCTTACAATCACTGCAGAAAATGGTGTAGCCGACTCTACCACTGATGACCTAGTAGAAGGTTCAAACAACCTCTACTACACCGATGCAAGAGCACGTGATGCTGTAAGCGCTGGAGATAACTCCCTTACTTACAACGCAGTATCTGGTGCATTCACTGCCAACACCTCAACCCTTGCAACGGTTTCTTATGTAGACCAAGAAATCTCTGATGTAAACAACACCATTGATGCACTGACTACTTCTGACATCGCCGAGGGAACTAATGAGTACTTTACTCAAGACCGTGCTCGTCAGTCAATTAGCGCCGGAGACAACTCTCTTACTTACAACGCAGTATCTGGTGTTCTAACTGCCAACACTTCAACCCTTGCAACTGTAAGCTACGTTAACTCGGTTGTTGAAGGTCTTCACATTCACGCATCTGCTGTGGCTGCAACCACCGGAAACATTAGCATCTCTAATGACCTAGAAGTCGGAGATGTTATTGACGGCGTTACCCTTGCTTCAGGCGACCGTGTTCTTGTCAAGAACCAGAACACCGCGTCTGAAAATGGTATTTACGTAGTTCAGCCATCTGGTGCAGCTATTCGCGCAGCTGACTTTGACCAGCCAGCAGAGGTTGACGGTGGTGACTTTATCTTCGTAACCGGAGGTACCATCAATGACAACACTGGTTGGGTACAGACATCTACCGGTGTAGTAACAATTGGAACTGACCCAATTTACTTCACTCAGTTCTCTGGTTCAGGCACTTTCACCGCAGGTAATGGTCTAACTCTAGACGGAACCCAGTTCAACGTAGGTGGCACTGCAGATCGCATTACCGTAACTGCTGACGCTGTTGACATTTCTGCCAGCTACGTCGGTCAAAGCTCAATTACCACGGTTGGAACTATTAGTACTGGTACATGGCAAGGCAACACGGTTGCTATTGCTTATGGTGGTACTGGTGCAACCACCGCTGCAGGTGCTCGCTCAAACCTTGGTGCAACTACCAAATATGCAGCTAGCAACACTCTTTTAGAGCCAACTAGCAACGTAGTTACTTGGGCCATTACTCACAACCTAAACACCTCGGACGTGTCTGTTCAGATTCGTGACCTAGGCACCAACGCCGAGGTATTTGTAGACGTGGCAATCACCAACGCAAATACCGTAACCCTATCGTGGAACTCTTCTGCCAACGTAGCTGCTGACAGCTACCGAGCAGTAGTGGTCGGATAATTACAGTAAAATAGAACGAAAGAAAGAGGTCACCGGTGTCTATTAAGTTTTTAGCGCCAATTAACGTAGTCCAAGGAACTTCATTCCCTGTGACGGCATACACCGGTGACCTTTTCTTTCGATCAGACTTAGGATCCATGTATACCTACGACGGGAACGCGTGGGTCTCAATGACAGCAGCAGACGTCACTAACGTGGATGGCGGAAACGCATCAAGCTCATACAACATTAATTACGACGGTGGCGGACCGTCTACTTTTTAGGATATAAGGAAATAAGACAATGGCAGTCAGAATTCAGTTTAGGCGCGGAACAGCCGCAGAGTGGGTAGCCGCCAATCCGACGCTGGCAGTAGGAGAGCTTGGTCACGAGACCGATACCGGCCAGTTTAAGATCGGTAACGGATCAGCCGACTGGGCAAACCTTGTCTACTCTTCTGTGAGTGAATCATATGTCGATAATGCTATTGCAAATATAATTGACCTTGCTCCAGCAACTCTTGACACTCTAAATGAGCTAGCAGCAGCACTCGGGGACGACCCAGACTTTTTTAATACCGTTGCCAACAATCTAACCGCCCACATCTCAGACACAAGCGTTCACGGGATAGAAAATACTTTAGAACTTGCAACTAGTACTGATGTAGCAAACATTTTGGGACAACACTCAGGATCAACAGTTAACGTTCATGGAATTGCAAATACTGCTGAACTAGTACTAAATTCACAACTAGCAGACTACACCACTACCGCCAATTTAGTCAATACTTATGCTACTATTGCATCTCTAGCAGACTATGCAACCACAGCAAACGCAGTTTTAACCACTCCAAGTATCAATGACGCTACTATCAATAATGTTTCTGTAGTTGGAACTGTTACTCTGCCAGATACCACTTCTATTGGAGGTGTTAGTGCTACTGAAATATCATATTTAAACAATGTAAGTTCTAGTATTCAAAATCAGCTAAACGATAAAGCACCAACTGACAATGCAATTTTCACTGGAAATATTTCTCTGCCAGCGACAACATCTATTGGAGATGTAAGCGCCACCGAAATTGGATATCTAGACAACGTAAGTTCAAATATTCAGGTTCAGTTGGATGCTAAGGCCCCAACAGCTAATGCTAGCTTCACCGGATCTATTGCCTTGCCAGCTACTACATCTATTGGAGACATTAGCTCTGCTGAAATTGGATATCTAGATAACGTAAGTTCCAATATTCAAGCTCAGTTGGATGCCAAGCTTTCCACTTCTTCAGCTGCTAGCATTTACGCCCCACTATCTGACCCAACATTTATTAGCACTGTTACCCTGCCAGCTAATACTACGATTGGTTTAGTTACCGGTACAGAAATCGGATATTTAGATAACGTAACTTCTAATATTCAGACTCAGCTGGATGCAAAGGCCCCGACAGCCAACCCCACCTTTACAGGCACCGTTTCTGGTATTACAGCAACAATGGTTGGACTTGGAAGCGTTGACAATACCGCTGATTTAGACAAGCCAATTTCTAACGCAACTCAGAGTGCTCTTGATGCCAAGCTAAGCCTAAGCGGCGGAACAATGACTGGCAAGATTACTCTTGACGGAGATCCATCACAGGCACTGCACGCTGCTACTAAGCAGTATGTAGACAATCTTGCAGCCGGTCTCCACATCCACGAGGCCGCTCACGCAGCGACTACCGACACACTGGCAAACTTAATAGCTTCAACTGTTACATATGACAATGGAACTGATGGAGTTGGAGCTACCCTAAGCTTGGGAGCAAACCTAACTACACTTGATGGCCACACACTAAACAATGGTGACAGAATTTTGGTTAAGAACCAAGCAAACGCTGCTCACAACGGTATTTATGTTCGCACTTCGGCCACCCTACTAACCAGAGCTGATGACTTCAACAGCGCCGCCGAGATTGCTGGTGGAGATCTAGTATTCGTAGAAAATGGAACTCTCTACAACAGCACTGCCTGGGTAGTCGAGAACGAAGTAAGTACTGTAGGAACTGATGACATTCTTTGGGCTCAGTTCTCTGGAGCTGGAACGGTTACTGCTGGAACCAATATTCAGGTAGACGGTCTTCAAGTTTCGGTAATTTCTAACCCAACTTTTGCAAACGTTGTAACGGCAAGCAGCGGTGTTGCTTTCTCAGATGGAACTCAGACCAAACAGGGTGTCCCCTCAATAACGGTAATTAGCCCTAAGAGTGGTTCCTACACCTTAGCAAGCTTAGACGAGCGCGACACAATCATTGAGATCAGCAATACAAGTGCTACCACACTCACTATTCCACTTGATTCGACCCTAAACTTCCCGGTTGGAACCACATTGGACATCATCCAAACCAACACCGGGCAAGTGACCATAGCTGGCGAGGGTGGAGTAACCGTAAACGCCACCCCAGGCCTAAAACTAAGGGCCCGCTGGTCATCTGCTACACTATTAAAGCGAGCAGCAAACACTTGGCTGGTATACGGCGACCTGAGCGCTTAATTAGGAGAGAATTAAATGAGCAAGAGAGCTGGAAGAAAGTCTCAGGCTTCTAATGACTTTTTAGAGCCAAAAGCCCCGATTAACGTATCTGCTACGGACGTTGGAACTGCCCGTGCCTACAATGATGGCGCTGCTAGCGTTTCTTTCGAGTTACCAGGAGACTCGCCAGCCGCTACTTCTTATGAAGTTAAAGCATATAAAAATGGAACCACTCTCGACACTACCGCAACTGGAACAACGGGGGCAAGCTCTCCTATCACAGTTGGCGGGCTAGATTCTGCCACTGGATATACTTTTACAGTATCTGCAACTAACGCTGCTGGCACATCGGCAGATTCAGCCGCATCTGCTTCTGTAACCATTACAACCGTCCCACAGGCTCCGCAAAGCCCATCAGCCACTTCTACAACTGCTAATCAAGACATCATCTCTTGGTCAAACGGTGCTAATGGTGGGAAAGCCATAACTAGCACATATTTTGTGTCAAGTGACCAGACCACAAATCCAGGCAACGTAACCATGACCACCAACCCATGGACTGAGCCAGAAAACGGTGGTTCAACGCAGAACTATACTCTGTATCACGTAAACGATAATGGAACCTCAGCAGGCGCTTCTACCGCTAACGTAACTACGATTGCACCATTCTTCCCACCATTCTTCCCACCGTTCTTCCCATTCTTCCCGCCTTTCTTCCCGTTCTTCCCACCGTTCTTCCCACCGTTCTTCCCACCATTCTTCCCACCATTCTTCCCGTTCTTCCCACCTTTCTTCCCACCGTTCTTCCCGCCATTCTTCCCACCATTCTTCCCACCGTTCTTCCCACCGATGTTCCCATTCTTCCCACCGTTCTTCCCACCGTTCTTCCCACCGATGTTCCCATTCTTCCCACCGTTCTTCCCACCTAGATTCCTATGTATTGAAGAAAACACAATGATCTTGACACCTAGAGGAGAGATCGCGGCTAAGGATCTTCGAGCAGGAGATACGGTATTGTCAATAGCAATTAATGAGATTGGCAATAACTCTGTTACCCCAATTGAATTCACTGTTGGTGCAACTTTGACGAGCACATCGCAGCTAGTCGAGACAAAGATTGTTGGAATTCTAGAGACCGTAAAGACCGGAATAACTTACTTCAACGGTAGGTCAGAGGCCAGATATTCTAGCCAGCAGCCACTGTTTGTTAAGTCTGATGGAGAATTCCAGGTAAAGATTGTTTCTAACATTAAGCTTGGAGATGCTCTCCTGCTGATTAATCCAGATGGAACATACACCGAAGAAGAGGTAACCGAAATTACTCTAGTTTCGGAGCCGGCCAATGTATTCCAATTCTCCTGCGAGCCATATCACTGGTTTATAGCTGGTGGCTACTTGGCCCACAATAAGTAAAAGCAGTACTACTAAACTACCCCCCTTATGATTAGTAAGGGGGGGTGTTTATTTTTTAACTTTAATCACTATAATTGAATAGAGTGGTTTAACAGAAAGAATTTATATGAATACTTGGTTCACAAAAGACAGATCAGAGACTGACTCTAATCGAATGCCCCCAAGACCACTGGGCCAAAAAATACAAGTATTAAACCCTGCCTTAGGGATAAATGTATATCGTGGCGCAATAACAAAAGAAGAGGGCAGGGCTTGCGTAGACATTTTAGAGTCAACCTTAAATGGCCAAACTCAATACAAATGGAGTGATGCTCAAGTTACAAATTCTTCAAAGGCTAACCTAGAAGCAAGAAATGCCAAAGATTTTAAATTTAATTCGACTGGCCTAGGGCCAAAAAATGAAGAAAATGAAAAATTATATGAAATGCACGAAAAAATTTTTAGGGCAGTAAAAGCATGTGTAGATGATTATGGTTATTACTGGGGCGTTGGGATAATGTCATATGAGGCTTTTAACTTTGTTAAGTATGAAGGAGCCGGGACCCACTTTAAAATTCACGCAGATCATGGCCCAACATATGTAACTACGGTGTCTATTGTCGTGTATCTCAACGATGATTATGAGGGGGGAGAACTTTGGTTTCCCCGATTTGATTTAACCCTAAAACCACAAGCTGGAGATATAGCAGTTTTTCCGTCAACATACATCTACGAACACGCTTCGCAGGACATGATTAGTGGGACTAAGTATTCTGTTGTCATTATGAGCGACTATAATGACAGAGATAATGTAAACCAAAGAGTGCCTCAAACCATTCAAAATTATCAACTTAAGTACTAGAAAGAGCCAAAGTGTCAGAACAGATCAACAAAACCGAAGAAGAAGTACGCCTAGAGGCAGAACAAAAAAGTAAAGAAGAGCAAAAAAATATACACGAGCGGCTAGTAAATTGGTACAAAATTGACGAGGTGACTTGGAGTTCAGCAGAAGAAATTGTTCCTGGCAGCGGCATTTGGGTATACCATGATGTTTTGCCCGCCGAGATGAATATAATTTCTCGGTTAGAAGAAGTTTTAGATAATCCAGAAAATAACTATCAGTACCAAGAAGCAATGGTCGGATATGCAATGAAAATCCCGGAGTACCGAGACTGCGTAGATTTTAAATACAAAGAGAATGACTTTGACAATGATCAGTCAGAGTGGGGTGACAAGCTTCGACAGTTGGCAAAAGATACAAAGTATAGACAGCTACAGGTAGTAAAAGATTACACAAGAAGATATAACATCGGCGAACTTCGTTACTGGGAAGCAACCAACTATGTTCGCTATGGAGTTGGCCAACACTTCCAGGAACATCACGATCACGGGTACTCCTACAACTGTGTAGTTTCTTTGGTTGCGTACCCAAATGACGACTACGAAGGCGGTGAGCTTTATTTCAGATTACAAAACATAACTGCTAAAGCCCGCGCTGGCGATGTTTTTATTTTTCCCTCTAATTTTATGTACCCACACAGGGCAATGCCAGTTAAGTCTGGAGTTAAATACTCTATGGTTACTATGCTTGATTACTCAGAAAAACTACACAATCCAGAATTTTTTAAGGAGCTAGAGAACTAGTGTCAATAGTTTCGATACAAAAGCTTTTTAAAGAGGGAGACGTTGCAAATATTGAGCAACTTCCAGCCCGTAGAGACTGGATGGATCAAACTCAGGACAAACATGCCTACATGTGTTTTCCCTTAAATCTAACAAACAGGCTTGGTTGGTCAATATCTTTTCCGGAGGATATTTCTTTTATTTGGGACGGAGTAACAGATACTTCTCCAGATCATGTAAAAATTTTAAAAGGAGAAAAATTTGTTCACCCAACTAGGGGAAATGCAACAATTAGTTTTTTAACTGGTTTAAAGTTCACAACAGACCAAAATACTTCTATATTGGCAATGCCAGTACCCAACTTGTTTATCAGGGGGGCGCAGTGCTACACAACTCTGATGAGCACCTCTTTTTATATACACATGCTTCCACTGGCCTGGAGAATTACTGAACCAAACATAGAAATAGAAATACCAGCCGGAACCCCCGTAGCTTCAATTTTGCCAATCTCTTTAACAAATCTAGAGAACGACTACGAACTTCAAATTACCGAGGACCTGCCAGACGGATCCTACTGGGAAGAAGTTAGAAAGTATGGCGATGCAACCATAATTAAAAATGGCGCGGGCGACTGGTCAAAAATGTATAGAGATGCCCTAGACTATAACGGAAATTCTGTTGGCTCTCATGAAACTAAATCAATAAAATTAAAAACTGTAGTATGCCCGGCTACAGGAAAAAACTATGAAATAGAGGAAACTATTTAATGGAAACTAAAAAAATTAAGTTTGTAGTAAATAGACCTTGGTTAAGTAAAGAAAGTAGTTCTCTGCCAAAACCAACAATAAAAACTATTCCAGATTGGTACAGAGAGGGGGATCGATATGCAAAACATCCAGTAACTGGAGAGTACTGGAAAGATCCGCAGAATGGCGGAAAAATTCCAACTTGGAAAGCTTGCCCATCGGTATATGACATCATGGGCTCTGGCTATGTTTACAGGACTCCCTGCGACATTGAATTTAAAGAAAATATTTACGGACAAATAGAAGCCAAAGTTTTAGACGAAAAAAATAAAGACTTTTTGCAACTTAGAACGCCCATGCCAGGATTTAAAGCTCCAATGGGATACCACGATGTTCATTTTGCGTGGTGGGCTGATTGGGCGGTCGAATTGCCCGAGGGGTATAGTGCACTTTACTCCCAGCCGTTTAATAGATTTGAACTGCCGTTTATTACAACTAGTGGAATTATTGATAACGACAAAGTCCATTTGCCGGGGACAATGCCATTTTTTGTTGTAAAAGGATTCCAAGGAGTTCTACCAGCAGGAACTCCGTATGCTCAGATCTTGCCATTTTTAAGAGAGCACTGGGAATCTGAAATTGTAGATTCCATAGGTTACGAAAAAATGGTACAAAAAAATATGGACAACAGCCAAAAATACAGGGTCCCAGACGGCGGGGTTTACCAAAAAGATGTCTGGGAACGAAGAAAATACGAATAAGATAAACTAGACCCATGAGAAACGACTACACAAATAACAACATTACTCCATATATGTCAATAACCCCTTCAGGATTTTTTGGCGATTCTGCAGAAAATATTGTTGCTATTGACGACTTTATGACCGAAGAAGAATTAACCTATCTAAACAATTTTGCTAGGAAAAATACCATGTGGGACGCAACCGAGACTCACTATAACGAAGATGGTACAGTGATTTATGACTCTTCTTACTGGGATCATCGAGTTGCAACGGCTCCCATATTAAAAGAAGCTGATATAAAAGTAGTTGAACTAATATCTGATATGCAAGATAGATTAAAGAAAAAAGTTGATACTTTTTTCGCAGTGGATGCTCATCCCACAAGCCCGGCGCTAGTTAGGTGGCTACCCGGACAAAGACAGCAACCGCACGCAGATAAAGAACTACATGAGGGCGAGGGCAGGGGGAAGCCAAATGACTTCCCATACTATGACATAGCTGGCCTTTTTTATATAAACGATGACTATGAGGGAGGAGAGCTATATTTCCCTAACCAAGGTATTCAATTTAAACCAAAAGCCGGATCAGCTTACTTTTTTCCAGGAGACATGAATTATATCCACGGAGTCACAGAAATCAAGTCTGGAATTAGATATGTTTGCCCATTTTTCTGGACAATAAAAGAGCACACTGGCAACCACAAACCAAATTTATAGTAGAATTATCATCAACAAGCAAGGATCTAAAATGCATTTAGCCCAGAAACTACACGAAGAAGTTTATCTATACGAGGATGTAATTAGTGATCCCAAAAAACTTATTGATTTAATTGAAGAATTAGATGAAGACGAAACTGTCCAAAGCGTAATTCCAGAATGGGGCTTTTGGTTTTCAAACAGCCGTGACGGTCACAGTTTCGGCAGTAAAAAAGATTTTAATCCAGAAGCCTTAGATCAACTAGACTCATCTAGAAAAGAAGATGTTGAGTTTATAGTAAAAGAAATTCAGAGTGGTGTAAAAAATGTTGCAGAATCCTACTACAAAGATAGAGGACTAGAGGGTCAACCACAAATATCTCCGTTTGTTGGAATTATGAAGTACCGCCCAGGCTGCGAAATGGGCGCACACTTTGACGCTCAGGCCGGAGATAGAAGTTTAAAGTATTCGATTGTGATGTATTTAAATGACGACTATGAGGGCGGAGAGATCTCCTTTATTATTAGACCATATGATTTAAGAAACCCAAAAAATTTCCACCTTCAACCATCAACCGATGCTGACGACCCCAAAAATAAAGATCTCACAGACTTTACGCTAAAACCAAAAGCTGGATCAGCATTAATTTTTCCCTCTACTCATCCGTATAAGCACCAAGTTCACATAATTAAGGGTGGAGATAAGTATATTTTCCCTGGTTTTGTTTTTCAAGATGATTTTGATCCAAATGATCCAGCTTCTAGAGAAAAATACAATGCCGGATCTCTATACGAAAAGCCAACCGAAGACGTTTATTTCGACGAAGACTAATAAAATGTATGAGGCCATTTCGCCAAAAGTTCTATACTTTAAAAATTTTTATAAAGACACAGAAAAGTTTTTAGAGGCTATAGAAAGCTCCCCACCCTGGGAACCATGGAATTCTCGGGGTGGCCAAAATATTTTTACTTACGGAGTATTAAAAACATTTCATACCCAAGAATACAAACAAATAGCAGATATTAATCAAAAAAATTCTAGTAAATTTATTATTAATGCCATGAAAAAAATAAATTTAGTCTGCGGATCAGAGTATTTAAAACATTTTCAATGCTCGGACAATGAATTAAGTAGATTAAAAAAGTCCATTTTAACGGATAAAATAATTATTGGCGTAAAAAAATATTTTGAGGGGGGGACCACCCTAGGCCCACACCCAGACGCGGACCTACAATCATCAAAAGATGAAATAAGCATAACTTTTTATCCAAACGATAATTATGAGGGCGGAGAATTAAATTTTCCCGATTTGGGGCTAACAATTAAACCAGAGGCCGGAAGTGTGGTCATATACCCATCAAAATATTTACATGAATCTTTCCCCGTTCCCACGGGAGAAAAGTTGGTGTCTAATCACGTATACATTGGACTGGAAAAAATATGGAAATAAAATATGAAATACCTTACGAGAATATTGTTTATTTTCCAGAAATTGTTCCGGACGTAGATAACATAATTTCTTCAATAGAGTCCACAAATAGTCTAGCTATAACTAAATGGGAAATTTGGAATGCTTATGGAGAATCAGACGGGGATCCATATGGCGAAGTAAAATACATGAGCAAACATCTTTTAGATGCAGAGACTAACCAAAAAACTGTAGAAACCTCAAAATATATAATTTCTACGCTAATAAGTTCAATGTCATTAGCAGCCGAAACTTACGCAAAAATATATAACATTGATTCTAACCTTTTGCAGTATGCAATTGATGCATTAAATATGCCTGGCACAAAATATGGAATAAACAAATATTTTGAGAATCAATACATGGGACCACACGTTGACTGGAATGAGTACAACTCCGACATTACTTATACCATTGTTGTTTACTTGAACGATGATTACGAAGGCGGGGAGCTATTTTTTGTGGATCCGGACATAAACATAAAAATAAAACCTAAAAAGGGAAGCATAGTAATGTTTCCATCTGTCCTGCCATATCTGCATCAATCCTGTGAGATTACTAAGGGAAGAAAAATGCTGATAACTCATCACTGGAAAAATGATTCACTATCAAGAAACAGGACTTACTAATGTCAATTAATGTAAATCTTATTGAAGTTTTTTCTAAAGAAGATCTCTATTCTAGACTAAACGAAATTTTAGATGTTCAAACTAAAAATTCCATTGTTGGGATTAGAGGAGTTAGGCTTACTGAAGAAGAGCAGCTACAGCTAGCCAGAGATCTCGGAGACATAGCTGGCTGGTTCCCAAACAACACCGACAAATTTAATCACAAATATATTGAAAATCACTCTGCCAACCCATCGGTGGGAGCCTCTTCAAATAACGAATTAATTTTAAGCTGGCACCTAGAGCGCGTCGATTATGACGAATATCTTTTGTTGGTGGCTGGCGTTTGGAACATGAGACTTTTTAATTGTGATCCAGAATCGGGTAAAACATATTTTATAGATTCCAGAAAAGTGTTCCAAAAAATTTACAATGAAGATGAAAAGAATTTTTTGCGAGGCTGCAAAGCCTACTGGACAGAACAAACGCCAAGCGGCAATACACGCACTAATTATGTAAAGATTGTTCAGCCCCATTGGAAGACCGAAGAAGAACAAATTAGAGTTGAGCTACACCATATGGCTGCAATTAAATTGTACAAAATAAACGATAATGACCCAACTTCAGAAGAAGCGGCCGCCTTTGAGTCATTAATGAAAAGATTTTCTCAAGAAATAGCAAACAACGAAGATTTAAGAATAATTCACAAATGGAAAGAGGGAGACATCCTCATTCCAGATCTTTTCTCTCTAGCGCACGCCGTCACGGGCGGATTTGACCCCAAAGACAGAGAGTTTACCGGATACTGGTGCTATACGGCGTCTCCCTCTAGTGTTGGAGAAGACAATGTCCCGCCATCTTGGAGGGGTGAATAAGCTTGAACGATTTAAATCCAACAAATGAAGTATATGTAAATCAATACAAAGAAGCTGTAAAACAAAATAAAGCAAATTCTTATATGCTCACTATTGCCAGAGACGGCGAATCACCAGTCAGGTCAATTTATTTTTATGATAATGCAGTAGACGCCACTATTGGATATGAAGCATACCAAGACTGGGGATTTGCTAAAGACTATCTAACGGTGGAGCTATATGAGCCAACTGGAAGGGTTCACAGCAAAGTTTTGCGCAGGCCTCGCGGTGGAGAGTGCACTTTTGAGCGGGCACAGTACTACCAAATTTCTGACATAATAAACGCCGTTAAGCCAAAAGTAGACGAGGAAGCATTCAACTACCTAGCCTACGAGTTTGCTAAGCTATTCTCGAAGGACAACCAAAGGTTTAATCCAGAGCGATTTTTAGAGACGCTGGGATATACAGGAGAAATAAATGACAGATCTGTCTAAGATCGAGACTACCCCGACAGAGTTTGGCGATAAGGGATTTATCAAAGAAGATATTGTTTTTTACAATAATTTTCTAACCCAAGAAGAGTGTGAGACCCTGGTTAGAGTATTCGAGGACGAAGAGCAACCCTGGAGCATGTCAGCTTTTTTTGAGTCGTACGGCATGAGTATTATGCCAGAAGACCCGATTTTAGAGCGATACGGGTTACCTAGAGATTACTTTGGGAAACTAGCAGATAGGCTACATAAGGTAGTAGAAGATGCCCACGAGCGTCCAGTAAAATCAGTTTCGTCTCATGCCCAGAAGTGGCAAATAGGGGCGTTTGCTCCATTTCATTCAGACAACACCGACATGGATGGAAACCCGTCTGCCTGGGAGAAAAGCAAACTTGTCTGCCTCTTGTACATAAATGACGACTATGAGGGCGGAGAGCTAGACTTTAGGGATCACGATATCTCGATCAAACCGGTGGCGGGCCAGTTAATTACTTTCCCCGGCGGATTTAATAACATCCACCAAGTGTTGCCAGTGAGGGGCTCTACGAGACATACCATTGGAGCTTTCTGGGATTATGCCGAATCGGTCTACTCCGAAGAGCGCATGAAGCAATGGGAAGATGAAATCCAAAAGGTCCGAGAAGAGCAAAAAGTCATGCAGGACGAGTGGAAAGAAATGGTTGCCAAGGGGGTCCACCCCACGGATCCGGGCGCTCAATAGTCAATTTAGCCAAACTGCGGTAAAATTGTAAGGACTAGTCTAATCCCCTGTTAGGACTTTCCGCATGAGTCATTTGCGTGGCAATATCCATGATCTAATCACAGATCAGGGATCTACTGTACACCAGGTATTTACTATCAAAAACTCGGCTCGTCGGATAATCCCCCTAACCGGGTATTCGGCTCGTATGCAAGTCAGACGTTGGGACGTGGAAACCAGGGATCCCGTCCTAACAACTATCGCTGAATATACAACTGCAAACGGATATCTAACCGTCAACGGTGCCGCGGGAACCGTGACTCTTCTTATTCCGCCCGCCGATATGGCAGCATACGAGCCAGGTTCTTATGTTTACGACATCGAGGTCGAGACAGCAAATGCTGGAGATACCACTCGGATCATCCAGGGAAAATTTATTGTGAGAGCTGAGGTAACCAAGTAGTGGTACTCTCTGACAATTTTGCATATGTAGACGTTAAAGGTCCTGGACCTCAAGGACCTGCAGGACCAACAGGACCTGCAGGACCAGCAGGTGGACCAACTGGACCCACAGGTGTCACGGGACCGACAGGTGCAACGGGACCATCTGTTACAGGTCCAACAGGTCCTACTGGACCTACTGGAAACTTAGGTCCTACGGGCCCAACAGGTCCTCAGGGTATTGCAGGTTTGTCAGTCACCGGTGCAACTGGTGCAACTGGAGCAACTGGTGCAGCCGGTGCTACAGGACCAACTGGAGCACAGGGTATTGCAGGTTTATCAATTACTGGACCAACTGGTGCTGCAGGCGTTGCAGGTCCAACAGGACCAACCGGTGCAACTGGTGCAGCAGGTTCTGATGGACTAAGCATTACTGGACCAACTGGACCAACTGGTGCTGCAGGCGTTGCAGGTCCAACAGGACCTACTGGGTCGCAAGGTATTGCTGGTTTATCAATTACTGGACCTACCGGTGCGCAAGGAAACGTGGGCCCAACTGGTGCAACAGGACCTACTGGGTCGCAAGGTATTGCTGGTTTATCAATTACTGGACCTACCGGTGCTCTTGGTCCCACTGGTCCCACTGGCCCTACGGGCCCAACTGGCGCAGACAGCATGGTTACAGGTCCGACTGGTCCTACAGGACCCACAGGTCCTACCGGAGCAACTGGAGCAACTGGTGCAGACAGCATGGTTACAGGTCCGACTGGTCCTACAGGACCCACAGGTCCTACCGGAGCAACTGGAGCAACTGGTGCAGACAGCATGGTTACAGGTCCGACTGGTCCAACCGGTGCAACTGGACCTCAAGGAATATCACTAGAGCTAATTGGATCAGTAGAGAATATAATTGATCTACCGCCCAGTGCAAATATTAACGAAGCATATATTGTCCAAGCCGATGGAAATCTTTATGTGTGGGACGGCGCTCAATGGGTAGATGTTGGCCAAATTGTTGGACCCATTGGACCGACTGGCCCAACTGGCCCAACGGGAGCAACTGGACCTCAGGGCAATCAGGGCATCCAAGGTGTTCAAGGCGACACCGGACCCATTGGACCGACAGGCGCAACTGGCCCAGAAGGAAATTATTATGTTGGAGATAATCCTCCACTAACTCCTACAGAGGGCGATGGTTGGTTCAACACTTCTACAACAAAATTCTTTATTTACTACGACAATTTTTGGATTGAAGTTGCCACCACCGAGCGAGGCCCAACTGGAGCGACTGGAGATACAGGGCCAGCTGGACCAACAGGTTCCACCGGAGCGACTGGAGATACGGGACCTCAAGGTATTCAGGGTGTAACTGGACCTACCGGAGCGACTGGAGATACGGGACCTCAAGGTATTCAGGGTGTAACTGGACCTACCGGAGCGACTGGAGATACGGGAGCTACGGGCCCTACCGGAGCGACTGGAGATACGGGAGCTACGGGCCCTACCGGAGCTGATGCACTGTGGAATTTCACTGGACCATATCAAATAGGGTCTTCTTATGCAGTGGGCGATGTTGCTACCTATGGTGGACAGACTTGGTATCGCATAGACGCAAATGGTGGAAACACCGGAGACACCCCATCAGAGGGAACATTCTGGACATTGATAGCGCAAGCAGGAGCTATCGGCGACACAGGCCCTACTGGAGCGACTGGAGACACTGGACCTCAAGGTATTCAGGGTGTAACTGGACCTACCGGAGCGACTGGAGACACTGGACCCCAAGGGCCAACTGGACCAACGGGTGACACAGGCCCGACGGGCCCGACGGGATTGGGTATTCCACTGGGTGGCGACACCGGTCAAATTTTGGCAAAAGACTCTCCAGCCGATGGCGACTATGTTTGGGTTGACAACTATGCTGATTGGACTGCTGTTGTTAAGCACGAAGTTAGAGCAGAGCAAGTATTAACAAAAGGTCAAGCTGTCTATGTTAGCTCTTCTGATGGCACCAACATGCGAGTCTCTAAATCGTCTAATGCTACAGAATCAGCATCAAGCAAAACCCTGGGAATTATTGCTCAGAATTTGGCAGTAAACGGTCAAGGCTTCGTAATAACAGAGGGCCTTCTAGCTGGTCTAAACACATCGACCGCTACAACTGGAGATCCAATTTGGCTTGGAACTGATGGAAACTTAATTTTTGGCTTAGCAAACAAGCCATCAGCTCCAGCTCATTTAGTTTATTTAGGTGTCGTAACTAGAGTAAATCTTAACAATGGTGAGATATTTGTTAAGGTTCAAAATGGATTTGAACTGCAAGAACTTCACAATGTAAAAATTAACGGCATCCAAGGCGGCGATATTTTGTCTTACAATGCAATTAGCCAGCTTTGGGAAAATATTCATGTTGTTGACGGAGGTACGCCATAATGGCTATTGATTTTCCAAATAGTCCGTCTATAGGACAACAAGTTTCTGCAAATGGCACCATCTGGGAGTGGGATGGAATTGCTTGGGTTGTAATTGGGACACCTGTTTCCATTGGCCCAACTGGACCAATCGGGCCAACTGGACCGCAAGGCAGCCAAGGAATTACTGGTCCAACAGGAAGCACTGGTCCAACAGGCGCTGACAGCACAGTACCGGGACCAACCGGACCAACTGGACCCCAAGGAGATACGGGTCCAACAGGCATTCAAGGAAACGTGGGTCCTACCGGACCACAGGGAATTCAAGGCCCAACCGGAGCAGTTGGTTCCCAGGGTGTGCAGGGTGCAACAGGTCCAACTGGACATCAAGGTGATACAGGACCAACTGGCGCAACAGGAGACACTGGACCTCAAGGAAACATCGGAGACACAGGGCCTGCAGGACCGACTGGAGCAACTGGAGACACAGGGCCTGCAGGACCGACTGGAGCAACTGGTGCAACTGGTGCAACTGGACCTACAGGAGCAGATGGAACATTCTTAGTTTCAAGCTCAGTGCCGCCAACCCCCACCGAGGGTCAAATTTGGTTTAATTCAGTTGAAGGTAAATTATTAATTTTCTATGACGGTTTTTGGGTAGAAACAATTGTCGGTGAGGTTGGAGCGACAGGACCAACCGGTCCAGCGGGGAGCTCTACTTTGTATACTCCAACAACACCATTAGATTGGGTCACCACCCCAAATACTATCTCTGAAGCATTAGATCAACTTGCTAGTAGAATAAAAGCACTAGAACCGTAGGATAAACATAAATGGCTATTTTAAATTTTCCCGACAATCCGTTGGTAGGGGATACTTTTGAAGCATCCTCTCAGGGGGGTATTTTTGCTAATAGTACTTCAACTTGGACTTGGACTGGAACCTACTGGGAGGCAGAATCTACCGAACTAATCGTCGGTCCCACGGGCCCTACAGGGGCTACCGGAGCAACTGGGCCCCAGGGTACAAGTATTAACTTTAAAGGTTCTGTAAATACTTTTAACGATTTACCACTAAGTAATAACATTGTAAACGATGCCTACATAAATCACGAAGACGGGGATCTCTATGTTTGGGATGGAAGCGTTTGGGACAGTGTCGGTCAAATCGTTGGCCCCCAGGGAGCCACTGGACCCACTGGAGCGACTGGTCCTCAGGGCATACAAGGAGCTACAGGTGATCAGGGACAGCAGGGACCCACTGGACCAACCGGGCCCCAAGGAACTCCAGGACTAGTTGGACCGACTGGTGCAACTGGTGCGCCTGGATTAGATGGTCTTTCCGGTCAATCAGGTTTAGATGGTGCTACTGGACCCACTGGTCCCACCGGAGCCACTGGTCCTCAAGGAGATGTTGGACCCACCGGCCCCCAGGGATTGCAGGGACAGACCGGATATACCGGTCCCACCGGAGCCACTGGCGACACCGGTCCCATCGGCCCAACTGGTGCTGCAGGTACAAACGGATTAAATGGAGATACGGGCCCCACCGGTGCAACAGGGGCAACCGGCCCAACCGGCCCACAAGGTACAAACATTAATTTTATTGCAACAGTAGCCACAGTAGCAAACTTGCCAGGTTCAGCAAATCAGAATGATGCATATATCGTTGAAGCTGATGGTGATTTGTATGTTTGGGACTCCCTAAATACCGAGTGGGATAACGTTGGACAAATTGTTGGTCCTCAGGGTCCTACTGGTGCCACAGGGCCGACTGGAGCTACGGGCAACACGGGAAGCTATACAGTATCAGCCCCTCTTTCATTAGTCGGTAGCAACATCAGCATTCAGAGTAATCCAACGTTTACCGGAAATGTTTCAGCTACTTCATTCACCGGAAACTTAATTGGAACAGCTGACAATTCATTAAAAATTGAAGGCAGAAAAATTTATGTTCAGAGTTCTGCACCAACTTCCGGCATGTCAAATGGCGACATTTGGATTGACATTCCGTAAAAATACCGAGGACTAATAATGGCATCATATGCGGGAGACGGGGCCTTTAGCCTAAGAAATACTGTACGGTTGTATGTACAGATAGAAACAACTTTGGTGGCTGGGGGAACTGAACTTTATATTACAGCCTACGCTCAAAGAGACCCCGGTGAAACTAGAACTCCAAATAGTTCTATTGCAACTAAATCCTACAGCGTGCCAGGAGGAAGAAGCGGCGGAGCGACAGGATCTCTTTTAGAGTCTGGATCAGCCAACTGGACTTATAACTGGGCAACGGGAGATCCACAAATTGTTTGGAGCGGATTTTTTAGGTATATACAATTTGGACCAGGATCTGTTACCGTAAATATAGGTGCCCAGGGGGGAGGAGTAATTGGCACTGCTTCAGTTAACGTAAATGTACCCTTATTTTCTGCACCGCCATTCTTCCCACCGTTCTTCCCACCTTTCTTCCCGCCATTCTTCCCACCGTTCTTCCCACCGTCGCCGTACTGGGTAACAAATACTTTAACTTCTAGTACAGCTATAGAGGGTCAGGCATACTCCAGCACCTTCTCGGCCGTTCACGTAAATAGTTATGCGCTATTTAGTGGAAGTTTGCCATCAGGAATTTCAATCAACTCGAGCACCGGAGTTTTATCTGGAACACCGGCCCAAGGATCAGCTGGAACTTATAATTTTGTAATTAGTGCGTCTGGGGACGGCGGAACTATTTACACTGGAACACTTACTTTAACTGTGGCCGATGATGGCGGAAAAGTAAGAGTTTATAATTCAAGCACAGGACAGTGGGAGGAAGCAACGGTTTATGTATATAACTCGGCTACTTCTCAGTGGGTTCAGTCAGATTTGTATGTTTACAATAGCAGCACTGGAACTTGGGTAAAAAGCGTTTAGCTAGCTGCTCGTTTTTTTCGAAGAGGCTTTTTAATTGGTTCGATAACTGGATCTTGAATTGGTTTATAGACAACGCTTGCCGGGGCGCCCTGAGCACTGTGTAGGCCCATTGTAAGATCTTTAATTAGTTCAATTTCAGTAGAAACTTTTACAACGTGCTTTTCAATGTTGTTTACTCGATCGGCTAGCGAGCTCCCACCGTTTTCCCATAGCTGATGCTCGACACGATCTAATCTATCTGATATAGTTCTGCCCTGAGCATCAGCCCCCAAAACATCGCCAATTTTTTTGGCGGTTCTATATATCCCTATAACTGCTGCAACTAAGACAGCAAACGCACTTATTGCAGCCGACACGGCCATTATTAGTTCAGCAGTCATGTATACTATTTCCTACACAGATCGAGCAATTAGATTTGCTCCGTCTATTTTACCCTATTAGGGTATCTTTTATTTGATGGGTCTAGCCGTTAAGTCGGTCACCAGTTAAATTTCAACATTTTTTAATTTTAACTTGCATCTGCACTCGAAAGGTGTAGTATGTAAAAAAGTTTTCTCGGAGAGTTTAATGATTTTTTGTGGTGGCAAGGGAGCCCTGATTTAGTGGCAGGCTGGGAGAGCGCAGAAGGAAGACTGGCTTCCGGGGCGCAATGGTATGCAAATAAAGGCTGGCAGGTTCTTCCAGTACACGGGATCGACAGAAACGGCATGTGTACTTGCGGTAAAACCCACAAAGACCCAAAAGAAAATGCAAAACATCCAGCATCTGAAAATGGCCAAAAAGATGCGACTACAAATATTGAAACAGTTAATTCTTGGTGGACTCAAAACAAAGATTACAACATCGGAATTTATGCAAAAGACTCCGGATTTTTTGTTATTGATATAGACCCCCGGCACAATGGCCACGAATCTTTAATTAAACTAGAAGAACGTGCCTTAGGGAATTTACCTAAAACTGTAGAAGCTATTACAGGAGAATACTCAACAAAGACTGGTCCAATGAGGGGTCGCCACTTAATTTATAGGTGCAATCCAAACGAAAAGTTTATTGGCAATTTTAAAGCTCAAGGTTTAGATGGAATAGACATTAAGCACAATGGCTACATTCTTGTTGCACCGTCTAGACACTCTACTGGTCACTGTTATGAGTGGAAGCCAGGCCACGCCCCGTGGGAAATTGAGATAGCCGAAGCACCAGAAGAACTTTTAGATGTAATTAGATCAAGAACGCTAAAAAAGTCTGGAAAATTTGGTGGATCAAATTATGAAACAAGCGACTGGGAATTCCTTAGAGATTTAAATTTTGGAACTACTGGAAACAAATTAGATATAGATAAAATTCTCGAAGAAGGAATTGACGAAGGCGGCAGAGCCGTCGGTCTATATCAGCTTGCATGCGCTTTAGCTAACAAATTCGGTACCGACGTAGCTGGCAGAACTTCAGTTGAAGCAATGATGCTTAAGTTTAACGCCGAAATGGTTAGGCCACCTCTTGACGTAGAGGGCAGCAATGGTCTACTTATGCACACTAGGCGTGCCATCGACTTCGTAGCAAATAATCCAGTATGGGAAAAGTGGTGGGACGGGCTAAAAGATTATGTACCTGAAAATGGTATGGAGTGGGCAAAAAAAGCCCAAGCAAATTTTGTAAAAGCTCCGTCACCCCTAACATCTTTTAACTATGTCGCTACAGCAGAAAAAGTAGAAGCAAATTCTTTGGTGGTACCTAGTTATGCAAATTCAGTTGGCGATCAAGTTGCTTCTTTGGCCGCAAAAGGTAGGTCAGTAAAAGATATAGCTTCTGGTGGAAATTTAGATTTACCAAATGATGCTGACTCAATAAGCGAAGAGGGTGGGGGCCGTATAGGCTTTAGAAGTCTTACAGATGTTGGAAATGGTAGAAGATTAGTCGATTCTTTCGGATCAACTATTCGCTATACAGACAAAGTTGGTTGGTATGTCTGGAATGGAAATTATTGGAAACCAGACGATGAATCTACTCAAATTAAAGAAATTGCTAAATCAGTGGCAACTGTAATTGCTCGGGAAGTAGTAGACCTAAATAGTCCAGATGATCCTAGGGGTGGAGAGCTGGTTAAGTGGGCAAATGCCGCTAAGTCAAACTCAAGAATTATCTCAATGATCGAGCAAGCAAAAACAGATCCCAGAATAACAATGCAAATTGATGAATGGGACAAAGACCCCTACTTACTTGGTGTCAGAAATGGAGTAGTGGATCTGAGAACAGGAACTAAACAAGACGGAGACATTGCATCTCACATAACTAGAATTTCCCCTATTTCCTACACTCAAGGACTAACAAATGTTAGGTGGACAAACTTCTTAAATGAAGCATTCAATGGGGATCAAGAATTTATAAATTGGGTTCAAAAAGCAGTTGGCTACACTGCTACTGGATTTACTAATCATGACGTTTTGTTTCTTATCTATGGACCACCAGGCTCCGGTAAAAACACATTTATTGAAACAATTTTTGAGGCTTTAGGTAAGTCCCAGCACGCATGGGCACTTGATTCAAATGTTTTAGCCTTAGGCGACAGAGTAAGCAGTACTGACGAATATCACATGGCCGAACTTAGAGGTCGTCGTATGATTTGGGTAGACGAGCTACCAGAAAACGAACGCATTAAAGAAAATCAAGTAAAGAAGTTAACTGGTTCTGGAACTCTTCAGGGACGATCTCCTGGAGAAAAACCTATTCAGTTTAAATCTACTGGAAAGCTTTGGATATCTACTAACCACAGGCCAATTATCACAGATGATGCAATGTGGCGAAGATTGCTGCCTATCCCACTAACAAACAAACCAGCTAAGCCAGACCCAGGACTCAAAAAATATCTTGCCGACCCAGACGGAGCGCTTCCTGCAGTGCTTTCGTGGATCGTAGAGGGTGCGATTAAATTTCTATCTTCCGGCCAAGATAATCCGCTGGAGATGTGCACGGCTGTAAGGAATGCTCACGAAATATACAGACAGAATGAAGACAGAATGGGGGCATTTTTGATAGAGGAGACCACTACCGGCGAAAGCGTAAATGTTAATTCACTGTATAAGAGATATAAGGCATGGTCAGATTCTAGAGGAGAGCGTCCTATTACCCAGATAGGATTCCACAGAAAACTTTCTGACAGAGGACTTGTGCTAATTGGATCGGGAAATAAAGCCATTGTGCAGGGTATTGCACTAATACCGCACTCAATCAACTATGACGAACCGTCGGGCCTCGGGACTGCCGCCAGATTCTCAACTTCTTTTTAAAGATATAGGATAAGTAACTATGAAGATATATATTGCAACTCCCATGTATGGCGGAATCGCTAAAAACACTTACACCATTGGACTACAAAATCTCATTGTTGCCCTATCTCAAGCTGGTCACACAATTACGACTACCGTAGTAGGCAACGAAAGCCTAATTACTAGGGCTAGAAACACTCTTGCTCACAAGTTCATGAAAACTGACTGCGACGCTCTTTTGTTTATTGATGCGGACCATGGCTGGAATGCAGGCGATGTTGTAAAAATGATTGAGTCCGGTAAAGATTTTATTGGCGCAATTTACCCAATGAAGGGGATCAACTGGGAAAACGTACGTATAGCTGCGCTTGCGGGGAGACCAGCCAACGAGCTAGAACTTTATTCGGGCTATTTTGCGATTAATTTGTTGCCAGAAAATCAGAATTTTAACGAAAATGAGCCATTCAAAGTTAAAGATGTCGGAACTGGAATGCTTTTCCTAACTCGAAAAGTTTTTGAGGATCTTGAGCCACACTGTAAAAAGTATAAAAACAACAATGTGGGGGAAACTGGAATCCAATTCGGAGACATGATTACCGAGTACTTCACAACATTCATTGATGACGGTAATATCCTATTGTCAGAAGACTATGCTCTTTGCAGAATGTGGCAAAATATCGGCGGCGAAGTTTGGGCAGCTCCATGGGTTCGCATCACCCATTCGGGGGACTATAACTTCTCTGGCAGATTTGTCAGAATGTTAGAAGCTTCAAATATTAAAAAAGCACTAGACGCAGCAAATGCTGCAAAAAATAAAAACTCAACAGAAAATAGTACAGAAGTAGAAAAAAAGGAACCTTCTACGAAGTGAGAAAATAGATTTGAGGGAGATTCCCTTAGATCGAGGTAACTGAATATTGGCTAATGTAAAAGACTATATCTGTGCAGTCTGCTCAAAGCAACACGTTGTCCCCAGTTTGGCAAGAGAATGTGAGACAAAACACGAAGTAGTAATTTTACGAAAAGCGGGCTAATTTCTCATTTCTGTAGTAGCATAGGTTCAACCATTGGTTGAAGGAGAGGCTATGGCTCTAGCAGATCGACTCAAGACTGCGCAGTACAGGTACAAAGAAGATAACTTTGCCTGCAAGCTGATTGCAATTACCAAAGACAGCAAGCTAAGCGACAAAGATGTTGCTGCGCTCCTGTCCATTATTAATTCACGGCCTGGTGATGAGGACCATGTGCCGAACATACGACTAGCATATGCACTTCGTGAAGAAGGCTATGACATCAGTCCAAGCACCGTAGATAGACACCGAAACGGCATCTGTGCTTGCTCTAGAGTTCAGGGAGGAACTAAGTGAGCTTATCGGAAAAATTAGAAAAGCTTCGCTCACCCGGGCGCAGCGGTTCGGACACCAAAACAATTAAACAACCAGAAGACTGGCGTCCAAGAATGGATATCGATACCGTTCGTGGTGGCTTTGTGGTCGGATCTCCAAGACCAGAGCACGAAGTAGTAGACGCCACTACTGTGCTGGCAGAATTTGGATTAAACCCCGCAGAGTGGAATGTAACTTCACTTAGACGAGGTAAGTGGCAAAAACACGATGGTGATTGGCTAGAGTCAGTTCGAGTAAATGTTATTCCAGCAAACCATATGGCTACAGATGAGCTTGACATAGAACAGCTCGTAGATCACATTAAAAAGTGGCGTCCTGGCAAAGACACTAAAAAGTCAACTGGCGAGGGCGCTTTTCTTGTTGCCCCAAGTGATCAGCAGATTGGTAAAAAAGCTAACGGTGAAGGCACTGGACAGTCAGTCGAGAGAATCCTTGCCCTTACAGAAAAAGCTGTAAATCGATTTCAACAAAACCTAAAAGCTGGCATTAATCCAGGCACAATATGTCTGGCCCTACTCGGCGATCACGTAGAAGGCACCACAAGTCAAAACGGAAGACTTCAGGGTCAGGCGGCCTCCGATCTTGGTATGACAGAACAAACTAGAGTTGCTAGACGCTTGTTATTGGCTCAGGTAAAAGCTTTTGCCCCACTAGTAAACAAATTAATAATTCCAGTGATTAATGGAAACCACGACGAAGCAACTCGTCAAGTTGTAACAGATCCAGCTGATGGTTGGAACGTGGAGATCGCCTCTGCAGTTCAGGACATCTGCGCAGAAAACCCAGAACTAGCCCACGTTGAGTTTAGATACCCAAGCAGTGGACACCAAACCCTAACAATAAATGTTGAAGGAACTATGCTTGGAATGTTCCACGGACATCAAGCAAATCAAAATAATACCCTCAGGTATTTATCCCAGCAAGCCGCCGGTCAAACAGCTTTAGGTCAGGCAGACATTTGGATTTCTGGCCACTTCCACAATTTTAAAACTATGGATATAGGGGAGCGCCTGTGGGTGCAAGCTCCCACAACAGATCCTGGAAGTGAGTGGTTCCGAGATCGAGCTGGAATGAATTCTAAACCAGGATTGCTAACTATGATTCTAGGAGGAAGCTACGAACCAAGAGAGCATATCGGGGTCCTGAGTGTCAAATAATTTAGATACCAGAGAAAAAATTACAATTGGTGGCGCCCCGAGATCAGGCAGCACTTATTTAAAATACTTTTTAACTTGTCAATACAAAGGATCTGAACTATTTATACAAAAAACTCACCTAGAACTTGATCATTTAGATCGTATAAAAAATCCAGATAAAGAAGAAACTTGGTTGATACCTGTAAGAAATGCAATGGATACGGCAAAATCAATTCTAGCTTGGCAAAACCACAAAGAACCAAAAAATTTTTTAGATAAAATTTATTCAACAACTACTCCAATTTATGGAACCTTAGACTCAATTACCAGATTGTGGGAAACTATTCTTTTAGATAAAAGTAAATTTATATTTTTAGATTTTAATTTACTAATTTCCGATAAAAATTATGTCGAAACAAAACTTGAATCTAATATTTCAAGATTGCTGGTAGAAAAATGTCCATTTAAGGTTTCAGACAAAGAAATAAAAGATAACTTAGAAAAAGATGATAGAAATAATTTTTTGACTGAAGAAGATTACTTAAATATGGGGCATATACCGAGAAATAAGTCAGAAATACTTAAAAATTTAGATATTATTTTTGACTCAGATGTTTATACCAAAAGACTTCAGTATTTAGATTCTTTGTCTTTAGAGCTTCTGTCTTAAAAATTGTTAGGATAAAAATGATTATATTAATTTATGGACTCCCCGGATCGGGAAAAACAGAGCTAGCTAAGTCTCTACTAAATAGAGTAGACGCCCTCCATCTCAATGCAGATGAAGTCAGGGCTGATCTGAACTCAGATCTAGGATTTTCTATTGAAGACAGAGTAGAGCAGGCTAGGCGAATGGGAGCGCTGGCTAGGCTGCTCTCTAGGCAAGGCAAACTGGTAATTGTGGACTTTGTATGTCCAACTAAAGAAACCAGAGCGGCTTTTGGTAAAGCAGACTTTAGTGTGTGGATGGACAGAATACAAGAAAGTAGATTTGAAGACACTAATCGTTTGTGGGAGACGCCACTAGAAAACGAGTATTCCCTGAGGATACCGAATGGCTGGGGAGTTGAAAGAGAAACAGACACAATAATTAACTCGGCTAATTTGTTTGATTGGAGTGCTCCTACTACGCTAATGCTTGGAAGGTATCAGCCTTGGCACGAAGGACATGAAGCACTTAAGATTGAGGGTCACCAGAGAACAGACCAGGTTCTAGTCGGAGTTCGCAATACCTACAAAACTTCTGAAAAAGATCCTCTAACTTATTCAGAGGTTGAATATTTAATATCAGAAAATAGTAAGTCTTCCAAAGAAAATACCTTAGTTCTCAGGCTTCCTAACATAACTAACATTATTTATGGCAGAGACGTCGGGTATAAAATTGAGCACGTAGAATTAAGCCCCGAAATTCAAGCTATATCTGCAACACAAAAAAGAAAAGAGCTCGGGATATGAATGTAACTAGAACAAGGTCTGCAGCAAAAGCAATTTCTTGGAGAATAATAGGAACTGCAGATACTTTTCTTATTTCATGGTTTATAACAAAAGAGCCAGTTGCAGCCGCATCTATAGCTTCTTTAGAAGTTCTAACAAAAACTATTTTGTATTACTTTCATGAGCGCGGGTGGAACTTTGTTCAGTGGGGAAGAAGGCCGTCTAAATGACAAAAATAGCTGTCTACACAATTGCACTAAATGAAGAACAATTTGTTGAGCGCTGGTATAAAAGCGCAAAAGATGCTGATTATCTTCTTATTGCGGATACGGGAAGTACGGACGGAACGGTAGAAGCAGCCAAAAAGCTTGGAATAAACGTAGTAGAAATCTCGATTAAACCTTGGCGCTTTGATGATGCACGTAACGCTTCTCTAGCTTCCCTACCAATAGACATTGACATGTGTGTTCAGCTTGATATGGATGAGATCCTGTTGCCAGGCTGGCGGGATGAAATAGAAAACGCTCTTAAGCAAGGAGCAACCAGGATTAGATATAACTACACCTGGAATTGGAAAGATGAAGAAGAAACCATACCAAACATAACTTTTGGTGGAGATAAAATCCATGCCAGAAAGGGCTATAGGTGGAAGCACCCAGTCCATGAGGTAATCGTACCTTACGGTAATACTATAGAAAAGCAAGTTTGGACTCAGTTAGAGCTGCACCACCACCCAGACAAAACAAAGTCTAGGTCCCAGTACCTACCGCTACTGAAACTATCAATCGAAGAAGATCCACATGATGATAGGAACGCCTATTATTACGCTAGAGAGCTTTATTTCCATCGGGAGTATAAAGAGGCCACCGAGCAATTTAAACGTCACCTAGGGCTTCCTACGGCCGTTTGGGCCCCAGAGAGAGCCGCTTCTATGAGATACCTAGCCAAGCTAGAGCCGGAAGAAAAAGAAGCATGGCTAGTAAAAGCTCATATGGAGGCCCCTTGGCGTAGGGAAGCCTTAGTGGAGCTTGCTCAGCACTTCTATGAGACGCAGTCTTGGGCGTCCTGTCTCCACTTTGCAGAAAAAGCCCTAGCCATAAAAGAAAAACCTATGGACTATCTTTGCGAGGATTTTGCTTGGGGATATTTGCCTTGGGATCTAGCAGCAATTGCTGCTTACCATGAGGGAAATTACAATAAAGCTTATAAATACGGAAATACAGCTCATCAGTTAAATCCGACAGAGAAAAGACTAGAAAATAATCTTAGGTACTACTCTGTGGGGGTTTCTTCTTAGTTCCCAGCGAATTGTAGGCATCCACAGCGTTCGCACTAGTCCTACTTTGCCAAGTAAACTGACATTCGTCACAGCGGACAATTTTCATTGTCGCCCAGCGGCCACCTTCAGGTCGATCTACTGTAGCAGTTTTTAGTTTATCTGTTTTAGCTTTGCAGTTCGGGCACAACGGAAACCTTTTATATCTAATCTCTTGCCCTTCCCAATTAATTGACAGGGTATTTCTAATTTTTTCTGGGGTTAAGCCGCCCCAAATTCCCCAAATTTGCTTGTTGTTTAGTCCCCACTGTAGGCAGTCTTTCCTAACAGGACACTTATTGCACAGTTTTTTAGCTTCCCACTGCTGAGAAGGCTTATTTGCAAAAAATTTGTCTATTTTGTCAAAGTTTTCAGGTTTAGCACATTCGGCATCTTCGTGCCAGCCCGGAGAATCAAAAAACATATGGCACCTCTACAAAAGTAGCGTCCCAGTCGTAGTTATCGTCATCCATTGAGCAATAGGTCGGAAAGCGATCATCGTCGTCTGGATACCAATAGCCAGCTTTTTCTATAATTGCGTCTTCTATAAGTTTGTAAGACTCCCCTAAAGAATAAGTAATGCCTTCTTGCTGTAGAGATCTAGCTAGTGATTTTTTGGCGAGCGGGTCAAAATCTAAATCTATGTGCTCATTTATATAAAAAACAACAGAGTCAGAGTTAATTTTGCGGGGGTAGTCATCACCCTCCCAGATAAGCCAAACTGGCGTGCTGATTGCCTTTTTACGTCTCACAACATAAAAAGTAATCTAACGGCAGATAACCTTACCGTAAATTACAAAATTACTTTACAGGCCAGATATAGTCGTAAGTTTCTGGTCTGTGGCCTGGATCTTCTGCCCAGCCGAACTGGCTATACCACTCATAGTCTTTATTGAGTAGGGCTGTTCGGTGGCTAGATGCAATCTGATCAAACAATTGCTTGTCTTTCATCCATGCAGGGTAGCGGTGGCTTTCTCTAGTGATGCGTCCTAGCTTTACCGCTTGGATATAGGTAACAAGTGTTTTGGTGCCAATGGTTGATTTATATCCGCGCTTTTCCCACTCCATTACCATGCGAATAATGTAGGAAACTAGCGCACCTTCATGGCCTCGCCACATCTTGACGGCGGGGTGGTTGCGCCAGCCTTTAGCTGGTCGGTGATTGCCCCGTGGATCCAGTTCCACAAGGTTCATTAGTATTTGCCAGCCCTCTAGGGCTTGCTTATTTAAACGGGCGCGGTCAAGGACCTTAGCGGTGTCCGCCGAGCCAAATAGCGGTACAAATGTTTGCATAACTACAAGCTAGCAAAGAGTTTAGGATTTGTCAAATCCAAATGGTTTCGCCACGCTCTGCTTAAGGGATCCATAGACAATTACCTGAAAAATGCCCGCTTCTACGGATTGCTCGATATCTGGGACGCTTTCAGCCTCTGGATAGGAAACTTTAAGCTCTAGGGAAACTTTGTCTTCTACTTCATCTTCTGGAACGCCAAGAAATCTACCAACTTCTGCTACTGCAGTCTTTTTTGCCTTATCTAGGCTGTGGGCAAGAATTTTTAGCTCAAAGCTAGTTCGCATTACTGCTTCCTTATACGCTTCTCTAGTTTGTACGGGGAGTAGTGGACGCCCCTAAGTTCTGGCTTTTTTCCGTCGGTGTCGTTGAAGATGACGTCTCCATAACGAACTGCAACCACTGTGCCGCGGCGCCCGTTGTGGATGGGTCCGAGCTTGTCTGAGAAAGCATCTGCCTTAACTCGGACGATGTCTCCAACGACAATCTGTCCTGGCTGTAGTTGTATCCAGGTGTAGTCATCTTCACTTTCTTCTTCTTTGATTGCGTGGCCAACAGCCAATTTAGGGAATACTGTTAAAATTTCTTTGATCATTGGTTCGCTTAGATCTGGCAATTCAGACCAAGTGTCTAGCAATTTCATTATTGCTTTACCGGAGCCAACTTTTACCTTGGCTGCTTGTAGCTGCTCAGCTACCCATTTCTTGTCTATCTCGGGCATTTATAACCTCTCCAATCTAGATCCTACCAGAATTTTTTCGACTTCAGACCCAAGCTCATTTATTGAAGGAAGTGATTCTAGGTACACGCCCCGCTGGGTAGAGGCCAATTGCTGCCTCTGCGACGGTGACATGTCTTCTACTTGATAGGGCAAAAGCGACCAACTATCAGCAAAATTTGTTGTTTCATTCCAATCTGTAACAATGGGAGTAGATGTATTAAAGGCTTGAATTATTCTATAGTTCCACCAAGTAATCAAATTTCTTTCTTGGGGTGGAATAATTAGTCCCATGCCATTCCTAATGACATCTAGAGCATAGGTATCATCTGTCTTTTTGCCGGCCTTGGTCGGTTGTTTGGGGAAAACAGTGGATTTGTTTATATGATCTACCCAGCTATTTTTGATATTTTCTACTGCCCAGTAGTCTTTTCGACCAATTCTTGGTACTTCTGGATCAATAAAAAGTCCATCAAAATTAACACCAAACGTATTAGAACTATCTCCAAATCCTAGGGCAGTTGAAACTTTTTCATCACTATTCCAAGGCAGCCCCGGGTAAATAATTGTCGGCCAATCGGAAACCAACATATGAGCAATAGCTTTTTCAACTATGCTTGGATTTTTTGAGACGGTGTTGTATCCCTCGCGCTTCGAATAAAAACTGCCAAAAAGTATAGACGGATTTTTTAAAGAAGCATTTATGCTATTTTTGTACTGCCAAACTTGGGGACTGTCTACAACTAATTTAATTTTTGGGGAGTTAAACATTAGGCCTAGAACATGTAGGGCACCATAAAGCTTGTTTGCACTTAGTGAAGTTGGCGGTAAAAATCCAAATATAATGTGGTCGTATTTTTCTAAATCATCTTTAGTCCAAGAAAAACTGGGGGATGACCAGGTTATGTCTGCATACTCAGAAAGTACAGAATCTAAAATATTAAAAAAACTAAAGTTACTTGGTTTTTTGCAGTGATGGGAGCCCATCCCAGTAAATAAAATTTTCATTGAGGTTCCAAATTTAGTTGAGCGGGGTGCTAATTAAGCACCCCGCATCAATTGTTAGAAAGGAGCATCTCCAGTTTGAGCAACTGGTGAGGCTGGTGCTGGTGCCGGTGCCGGTGCCGGTGCTGGAGCTGGAGCTGGAGCTGCCATTGCTGGCGCAGAGGCAATGCCCCTAGCTGCGCCAGAAGAAGCAGAGTAGCTCTTGATATTGTTGCCAGTTTTGCCCTGGTAGGTACTTAAAACAACCTTACCGCGGAAAGTTCTTCCGAGAAGGGCTTGTTCTACCTGAGCTGGTGATGGATCTGCTAGCCAATATTCCTTGGTTAGGCCCAGTGCCGCGCCCTTTGCAAAGAAAATGTCCATAGCAGTTTCGTTTTCAGGCGAAACTACCCACTGATCCCAAACACGACGTTTGTCGTGGGGGCCGCCCTGAACCTCATTGGTTAGCTTAAACATAAGCTTTCCAGTAGAAGCAACAGTAGCCGAGGCCTCGATTACCTTGAACTCGTAAGTTCCTTCTGGTAGAGGTTCGTAGTTAGCTTTTGCAGCCGCGTCTCCAGCTTTCTGGACTAGCGCTGCGAAATTGACCGTAGTCATAGGTTTTATCCTGCTTTCTTAGTTGTTGTATCTGTCTTCTTTTCGCCGAAGACCATGTCCAGCATGCGCTCGACCCCAAGGTCTTGCTGCTGTACTACTTTACCTAGACGTCCCTGGACGCGCTCACCAGCTTCATACTCTGGCGTACGCTCAACATACATGCGTCGCACCTTGTACGGAGGCTGTAGTGGATCTGGATTTGGTTCCGTCTCCACAGTAATTGCTCCAAGAATGTCGTAGAAATATGGGGCCTGAATCGCTAGCTGGCCTTGTAGGTAAGGACGATAAACGCCATCCTGTCCCTTACGCGCCATAGCGGTCAGTACTACAGCCTCAAGAGGCTGAGTAGGGTGCATTGTCAAGTCACGAAGATCACGAAGAAGTGCGCCCATGTGGCGAAGAAGCTCGCCCCACTGTTGCATCTTCATTTGCTCCGTACCGGCAATGTTCTCCATGCACTTGACCTGGAGCTCCGAGATGGAGTCAATGATCAAGGACTTGAATTGGTGTTTGCCTGACTGAAGCCACTGGAAAGCCTTGATAACAATGTCGTAGCTATTTACCTTAACTACAACTGTGTCCCAAGTGCCATCAGCAAGTGGCGGTTCTTCGGTCAGGGGGTCCCAGTACTTGATGTTGATTGGGAGGAATCGATGTCCACCTTCAACGTCAAGCATTAGGCGTGGGTATGGTGCCGTTACTGCAAAGCTGGACTTACCAACCTTGGATTCGCCATAAACCATAATTGTTAAGCTGCGATCCACTGCATTAGACATTACTCACTTCCCTTCTCTTTTTCTATTCCGTAGTATCCGTAAGGGTCGGCGACCACAAACGCATCGCTAATTGCAGCCTCTGCGGCGCTTCCGTCGTCAACCAACGGGCAAATAGCGAAGAATTGGCACTTCCACTTACAATCCCGGCTTGGTTTCGGGTATACGTGGCGGAAGTGGCTCTCACCGGCATCTAGGGCATCACGCACTCGCATGATGTCATCCAGCGTGCCTTCCAGGCGCTCATAAAATGAACGGAGAGCAAACTTATTGTGACGAACTTCAATCTGGTCATAAAACGGTGGTTTAGCATAAGCACCGCGTTTAACTTTACGAAGCATCGTAAAGATAGCTCCATCGGCTCGTTCACCTTCTTGGTTTTGTGCCTCCTCTAGAAGCATGTATGTTAAAACCTGCTCATTCATGTGAGCAATAGATCCAAAGTCAGCAAATGATCCACCAACCGTTTTGAAGTCGCGAAACATACGAGCACCATCAATTTTTCGACGCACGCGCATGTCGATTTTTCCCTGAAGAGTAACACGACCGTCAAGCATCGGGCGCTCAATAACTTCTTCTGTAGAAATCATTTCCAGCTCGGCGTCGATACCATTTAGTTCTACCCACTCTAGATAGCCCTCTAGCATCACCCTGCCAAGCTCAGCCTCTGTCTCTAGGTTAGAAGTGTCGCGATACTCATCATTAAGAACTTTCATGTCTCTCTTGACTAGCTCGGCGTGAGCGTCAAGTAGAGGTGTACCCTTCGAATAATACATATCTAAAGCTTCGTGAATTCTTGATCCTAAAGCTAATGCTCCGGTAAACTCTTCTACCTTTGGACGTAGTCTTCGGTAATATGTAAACCACCAGCGTCTACGGCAGTCTTTAAATGTTTGAATCTCCGAATTAGAGATTCTTACTGGCTCTGCTGCTGATGTCATTATTTGTCCTTAAGTAGCTTTAGAAGCTGATCTTTGTCTTTTACTATTTGCTGGAAATTATAATCTTTGGTCCCCAGCGTGTCAATAACTTTTTGCTCTACGGTACCCTCTGTTACATAATCTGTAATGATTATTGAGTCGTGTATTTCAGACCCAATTCTGTGAACTCTGTCTAGTGCCTGCTTATAGTCCACCAAAGACCAAGGGCGTTGCAGCATAACTAGTCTTCTGGCAGCAGTTAGGGTCACACCTACACCGCCAGCCTGGGCGGTGAATAAAATCCATTTTGTTCGGCCAGACTGAAAATCATCGATTGCTTGCTGACGCTCAAATTCATTCTGAGACCCAGTAATTAGACCGTGCTTAATCCCAACTTTAGTCATTTGAGCGCTTAGGAGTTCTATTAGCTGTCTAGATACAGCACATACCGCAACCGAGTCATCTCCAAAGTCACCATTACTGATGTCATCCATAAGAGCATCAACTTTACAAGAGGGGTCTGACAATATCATTTTTTCACCGGTCTCGGTTAGTTCTATCTGGCCATACGCGCTGGCAAACTGAATTAATCTGCCCATCTGAACCATTGGATTGGTTGCTACGACTAGATCGCCGGAATAGTCATCTTCTTGAATTTCACCGTCTAGCTCAAAACTAGAACTACTTTCAAGCATTGCCATCATGTTGTCTAGCATTTGATTATATGCTTTTTCTTGCTTTGCGCCCATTTCTACATCTCGGCGGTCATGAATTACTTCAGGAAGCCAAGGGAGCACTCTAACCTTGAGCATGCGACGCATACGTGGATTTATACCTGCAAAGAATTCCGTTTCCATAGCTGGTTTTAACCCAAGCACCATTAGTGCCCCAAAAGCATTTGGAAAAGTGTTTACATAGCGGTCAATCCATTTAGTCTTACTTGGCCACTCTTTGGAGTCGAGCCAATGAAGGATTGGCCATAGGTCTACAACATCATTTGCTATTGGGGTCCCAGTCAAAGCAAATCTAATTTCGGCTTTACCAGAAGCTGACCATAGAGCTCTAGTCTGCTTTGATTTTGGGTCTTTTGATCTGTGAATTTCGTCCGCAACAACTGCCTTGAATGGAATGTTGTTTAATTCACGCTTATGAACTTCGCAGCGGGCGGGAGTGATTTTGGAGTCATGCCCCCCACATTCTGTACAGTGGGCTAGAGCAATCGGACCATAAGATTCCAACCTTGAGTGAGTTCTTAGTGACTCCCAGTTAATGACATAGACCTGGGCCTCGTGCTCAAAAGCTTTTCGCCTTTGGGTGGCGGAACCTTTAATTACCTGAACATCGACTCCAGGCCACCAGCGATCAAATTCTCGTTCCCAGTTTGTTTTTAAAGTATTTGGGCACACTATTAGTGCAGGAAAAACATCCTCTCCACTCTCTTTAAGTCTCTTCAGTGCTCTAATAGCCTGAGCAGTTTTTCCAAGACCAGGCTCGTCTGCTAGAAGAGCGCGTTTAGCTTTAACTAGAAAATCCACCCCCGCACGCTGATGTGGGAACAAATCTTCATCACCTATTTCAGACATTTCAAGATCACGAAGTAGATTTGAAGGGTCAATTCTATTTATTTTTTCGTTGGTGGCCCATTCAGCTAACTTTGGGCCAATCTCAAGTTGTTGCCCGAAAGTGGAGCGCAGAGACAGGCAACCAGTCCAAGAAACGGGAATACGCCAGACATTCTTGTCTGAGTCCCATCTGGAGCCTGGTAGCGATCGACAAACTTCTTTTAGTCGCCATTCAGCATTAATAATTATGTGGTCGTTCTCTAACTCCACGTAAACGCCCAAGTCGGGCCTCCATTCGTTACTAGAATATATTATCAGAAAAAAGTGCTAGTTGTACTTATTTTTTTGATAATAACTACTTTTCAAGCAATCTTATTGGTTTCCAACCAATTTTGATACATCTTAGTAGGGCGTGTCGGATCGCGTCTAACGCGTGCCCGTCGCCCCCTACGTGCCAGTATTCTAGTTTCTTAAGCTTCTTGTTGTCAAACATAGTCATAGCATCGGCGGGAGCTTGGAAGAAAATGTCATCCATTGGACGCCCGTTATCCTTTAGGCACTGCTTAATAATGCCAATAACTTCTAGAGAATAGGGAGCCTGGGAGTTCTTGGCTGTCTGTAGATTAATTATGAACCGCTCACAGACAACGTCCAGCTGAAAACGCTTCTCAGGAGCCCATAAAACGCCCCGTACGGCCTCGGCAACCTCGTCTTGTTCTAACTCCTTAGACCACTCTAAAACTGGCTCAGAAGCCGATTCTAGGCTAAATAGGGCCATTCCAGTGACCTTCCCTGGATCGATAGCCAAAATGTACCTAGGCATACTTAGCGCCCCAGTTTGCTAGGGGGCCGTCTACGTCCGCTGTTAGGGGGACAGACCAGCCATCGGTAGTTGTCATACACTTTCTCACTAATTGCTTAATTTCCTCTGCTTCTGCCTTAGGGGCATTTAACACAATTTCATCGTGAACCGGAACAATTAGCAAATCTGTCAAATCCTGCTGATCAAGCTTTACTAGATTTGCTTTGAATACCTCTGCGGCACCGCCCTGAATCAGGTAGTTTACGAGAGTATAAACGCGATCCTCGTCGCAAGGTAGTCTACGACCGGTCCAAGTATTTACATATCCCTGGCCCTCAGCTTCAAGTCGCATTAGCCCACGCTGCTCAACTGCTTTCTGGAACCGCTGCATTCCAGGGTAGCTCTCATCAAAAGCATTAGACACAGCTCGCATCTGATCCTCCGGAACTCCTGCTGTAAGTGCTTGCTTTGCCACACCTGCTCCATATAGACGTCCATAAACAACTCCCTTAATAAGGGCACGTCTTTTATCAGATTTCTGCATAGCTGGGTCCTGATAAACCTCACGGCCAATTTCAGTAAATGGATCAGAGCCAGTTGCATCTGCTCTATTGAATAGTTGAATTAAATTTGGGTCCTGCGAAAGTGACGCAAACATACGAAACTCAACCTGATCAAGGTCAGAGGTCACGATTACGTGGTCATCGTCTTTTGGTAGGAATGCACGGCGGACAGTGTCATCACCCTTTGGGAGAGTTTGCAGTGCAGGGTTCTGGATAGACATACGTCCAGTACGAGCGCCCATCGTGTTGATGGACGGGTGAACGTAGCCATTTATGTTGTCGTTAATAAAATTTGAAAAATAAGTATTTGCCAGTTTTAGAGCTTGACGATAGTTAATTGTTGAAGTTGCTAACTGTTTTGCTTCGTCATTTCCATCTCTAGCAATCAACTTGAGCTGATCGGCATTAGCAGATTTTTGGCCTTTCTCTGTTCGCTCAGTAATGTCTACACCCATGATCTCAAACTGGGCCACTAACTGTTGGTTACTACCAATACCAATTCCATAGCTAGTCTTTGCCCACTTAGCAACCTCGTCGGTGTATTTAATTAGCTCTTCATATTTTTTCTTTGAGTAGTCAAGATCTAGTCGAGCTCCGTTAAGTTCCATTTTGGTGGCAATTCTGCGGGTATTCATTTCAAGCTCGTAGGCGTAACTGTAGGGTTTACCGGGAGCGCAGTGGTCCCAGAAGCGCTCAAAAAGTTTCATAGTTAACACTGGGTCTAAAGCGCCGTAGGACCAGTAAGGCTCAAACTTTATTGGGACCGTACCCCAAGTCCATCCATTATCCAAAAGACTGCTATCTAGAACTGTTTGTAGCGCGGCAGCTCTAGCATCAACAAAAGATTCAGTAAGAGTTTTTAGCGCACCAGAACCAAGCGGATCAATAATTTTTGCCATCAACATTGTGTCATGGGCGCGGTGCCAAGGCATCTTCCAACTTGATTGTTGATCAAACCATTTAGCTTCGAATGCTATGTTGTGGCAGACGATCGGCCCATCAAATCTATCCATGGCATTGTAGAAAACGCCCTTCCAGTCATCCCAAGGGATAGCCCACCCCTGCCTAGCATCTCCGACTTGGACTAGGCGCAATCGACCGTGCCAGGGTGACAGGGCATGGCTTTTATGGTTGCCAGGAAGTTCACCAGTTTCGGTGTCAATTGCGATGGCATTTAGTGGACGCCGCTCTCCTAGCCAAGAGATAAACTCGCTGGCTTTCTCCACCGTATCAACTAGGTGGAGCTGAACCCCGTCTAGTTCTTGTGTCATTTATGTCTTTCTTTGGTGCTATTAAGGAATTACTTGAACATTATAGGCTTCTGCTATTTTGGAGTCAACTTTAGCGGCTTGTTGCAATAACCGCTCAGCGACACTGGTCAAATAATAAGATCCAGTTTTTTCGTCATATTTGTAGAGGGCATCGACTACAGTTTCGGGCATGTCGCTGACCTGAGCCCAATGACGGTATTTTTCGGGAAAAACTAAATCCAAGCTTCTGTCGGGCTGACACTCTTCGCAGGGCACAGCGTTTTTGGAAAGATTACTGGACGCACTTTCATTTAGTTTGTACTTTGAGACCAGATCGCAGGCAGCCCCGTGAAATATAAGAGAGACCCCAACTCGAGAAAGAATATAAGATCCACTTTCGGTTTTGTAGAGTTCGAACTCTATCCAACGATAAGCGCCCCTACGCTCCGACGTGGACTTGGCTAGTAGGGTGCCGTTAAATTGGAGAGTTCGATCTCCATCTCTTACTTCTAGCATTAGATGTTTTTTTCTAGCTCAGCGATTCTGCTTCTTAGCTCCAAAACCAAAGCCTCGAGTTCTGTATTAACTAAAGTAGCTGTCACTAGTTTCTGTCTTGTAACGTTTAGAACTATAGAAAGATCTACGCTAACTTTTTCGTTATTTTCTGTATTTTCTGTATTTTCTGTCATTTTATTGTCCTTCTAGTGATGTTATTCTAGCCTGTAATTCAGTAGTTTGCTGGGAAAGCTCCTGAATGGCTTTTGTTAGGTATGGAATAAGGCTCTGGTAGTCTAGGGTTTTTAGTGGCCCTTCACTTAAATCTATATCAGTTTCAACTGATTCTACTGATATTTCCCCTACTATTCCTAAATCAGAACTAAATACTTCTTGCACCTCCTGAGCAATGAATCCAGGAAGACGCTTATCAATGTCATCCACTAAAGAGTCAAAGGTCACTGGATTCAGTTGATTTACAATAGAAAGTCCCTCGGATATAGTTTCTATTTGAGACTTAATTCTTCGGTCAGAAGAAGTTACGTTTAGTGCAAGTCCGGAGCCATTCCAACGAACTATCGGGTTAGTGGTAGAGATTGTCATGGTTCCAACTACTACGGTTGACCCAGAGGTAATCGACCCGGTGGACGTGATAGTCCCATTAGACCCCATGGTTGCCCAGTTGCCGGTACCAACGCCGCTACGAACAAAGGTGTCTGCTTGAATAGATTGGGTGGCTGTAACAATTCCAACTACATCCAAATTACTGTTAAATGTTTCTCCCGGAGATAGGGAAATTCCAGAAGAATTGACGCTAAATATTGTTACTCCGCCAGTCTGAAAAGCTATTCCACTATTACCATTTAAAACTAAATTAGTAGACCCAGCAGAAACTTCACCTTTTTCAGCATTATCTGATCCATAAAATACTAAAGAATCGGTGCCTCCATCTAAAACTACGCGCTTTCCGCTGGAACCAGTTTGAATGTTGCCACCAGTGCTGGTTATGCTTCCAGAGGCGGTAAGAGATCCAGTGAGTCTGGCAGTATCAATGTAGACATCGTCTAAATATGCATCACCATTGCCATAAAATCTAAACTTAGTTCCACCTAGGCCATCAAATGCAAAAATACCGGGATCGCCTAAGCCGGTACCAGCCCCCCTAATTTCAATTCTTTGACTACCGGCAGGAGCCGTTCTAATAACACTAGAAAGAACTAAATCAGCGGCAAGTTTTCCTGCCGTAACCGCACCGGCATCAATTTTATCGGCTTCGACAGCTCCAGCATCAATCTTTACGGCAGTTACAGCGCCTGCATCAATTTTATCTGCAGTGACAGCATTAGTGTCAATTTTGCCCGCTGTAATAGCACCCGTAGCTATGGTATTTGAGGTGACAGCATCAGCACCAATTTTTCCAGCAATAATAGCTCCGGCTGCAATTTGGTCCGCTCCGATGGCGTTTGCCGCTATAGCATTTTGAACCACAACTCCGGGACCAAAAAGAGTAGACGCATTTATTGCACCATTAGCCAAAGCACCAGCAGGAACAACTCCACCGTTAAATGGCCACTCGCTCAGTGCGGCGTAGACAAGATCTGTATCTACAAGAGGGGAAACTTGGGCGGTAACTTGCTCGGAGTATTGACCCTCTACGCCAGAGGTATCTACCAAAGATATTCTGATGTAGTAAGAGGTATTGTAGTTGAGATCAGTTAGAACATCAAAACCACCATCAGCACCAAAGACTCTAGTACTCAAGGCTAGGTTAGCTGGCCCTGGAGTAAATCCAGGAGTCGTTGAAACATAGATTTTCATTACAACAATGTCAGCCTGAGCCGCAATGGTTGTACTAGGGCCAGTCTTTAGATTTCCATCCCAAGTAACTGTTATGGTGCCCAGTCTGCTGGTGGCTACCGGATTAGTTGGCTGGTAGTTAGTGTGATCGCCTGTTTTTTGCGTGGTTGTAATGCTGTCAGTGACTGCATTAGACTTTTCATTGCCGGAGTCATAGGCACGTAATTTAAAATAGTAAGTATTACCAGGTAAAAACTTGTAGGCCGGACCAAAAGTAAAAGTAGTTAGAGTTGGATCCTCAAACTCTACGTCTGGGCCCCAGGGAGCTGAAGTACTTTCCCTCCAATTAAATATGTAACCAAGTAGGTCAGTTATGGGATTACCAGATTCACTGGTTGTTGGTGGAGTCCAAGTAGCAACGATTTCCGAGTAAGCTTGGTAATCAGCTCCAGCCACTTTTGGTGTTTCAGTAAGATTAAATGCTGTTGGAGGATTTGGCGGGTCACCATCACCAGGCAACGAAGCCGTGGATGAATCTACCCAACGGATGCCGTCCCAAAAATAAATTTTATCTGTGGTTGTATCGGCCCATGTAGATCCTACAGCAGCATACTTTCTTGCTACTGGAAAAACATAGACTGGATCGTCAGGGGTGACGTTACCAGTAGGAGTTACGACACCAGCAGCCAACGTGTAAACAATTGTTGTATCCGTAACAGAATCAATTCTAAAAAGCCCGTCAAGACCATAAGCCCTAGAATCTTCGTTAAATATGTCAACAAAAATAATGTCGTCAGCTTTAAAGTGATGAGTGGCGTTCATTGTCAAGGTGACTGTAGTGCCAGTTATCGAAAAATAATCTACCAGTCTTCTTGTTTGAAACCGTCTTCGACTAGCCCACGTCGTAGGAGCCTGGGTATCAGGCTTATAAGAATACGTGTTGGTAATAGTGACACCAGCTAGCTGATCCTGGGTAGGGTCGTGTCTGTAGCTTCTTCCTGTCCAAGGCGGAGTGTCTACTTGTTTTACTGTAAAGTTGTCTCCCGTTGAATCTACTTCAAGATTGGACGCCCAGTGTACTCCCGAAACATGAAGTCTTTCCCCAACCGCTAAATTTAAATCAGACTGCGAGTATATTTCCACTCTGTCTTCCGCTAATCCAGTTAGAGCTTTTGGATACAACCATGCATCTTCCACTCTTCTCCACTGGAAAGGGGCATTAGCACTTACTACGGATTCGGGGACCTCGACGGCCTCTCCAGCCTCCACAGCTGCAGCAACTTGATCGGAAGTTAGAAAGCTAACTGGTCTAAGTTCTACGGCTTTCACGCGTTGATCTAAACGACTCATTAGAGTCGTAAGTTTTCTCCTACGTCTTCTAATTCCCATTGAAAGCCTTTCCGTCTATAATTGTCACTCCAGATATTGGTACAGATGGTTCTGTAATTAGCTCTAAAGAAACTTCTTCCGGGTAGCTAGGCGAGTCTGGAATTGAGACAGAGTAAGAAACTATTTTTCTAACTAGCACTCCCGCGTCCGTTCCATAGTCTTGCTCCAAGTAGCTATCTGCCCTCAGAGCAACAAAATCATCATTTAATTTTACCGAGCACCAGTCTCCCGGATTATAAGTTCCAAGCTTAGGATTAGCAGAACCATTTACTGAAATAGTAAATGTACTAATTGGTGGAACTGACTCCTCTAAAAGTCTAGAAGCTTGCTTCCACAAAACAGTTTCATCTGCAGAATCTAAATCTTCCGACTGATCCAAAATGGGCCAACCCTGCCTCAGTAGTTTATGATTAGAGGCCGCAGAATATGGCTGGCTTGCGTCGGAAGAAAGTCTTTCATCTCTTCCTTGAACAAAAAATCTGGTGGCAGACTCCTCAGCATTTTCCTCAAATTGAGCCTCGAGTATGTTCCCCGGAAACTCAAAAATTAAGCTATTAGCTCCATAAGCACTTGCTGGAATTGGGCCAGAGTAGCCACTTCCTTGTTCTTCCAAGTAATCAGTCAAGCTAGCAGGAATTAAAGGTAAAAATTTAAAATATTTTTTAAAGCTGTTAGTGACCTGATCGTACTCACAATCTACTCGATATTCAAAACCAGTAGGTTTGGTGGAGTACTCCTCAAAAATTTCAGCAACAGTTTTTAGCTCAAACCCTCTAATAATTGGGTTGGCTTCGCGATTGGAACTAAATTGGTCGTTGTAGCTTAGATCTAATCCGATATCTCCCAGAGTAGAAAACTCTCCATAAGTTCCATACGTAACAGAAGCCCTACGTCTTGCAGTTGCAGTGAAGGCTGTCCCTACAGTTCCGCCAGACACATACGGAGCGGTAGTTGTTCCACCAACGGTTATAGAGTCATTGTCTGCAGTAATAATTGTGTAAGTTCCGTTGTAGGCAGAAGGATTGACAGAAGAAACTTTAATTACCTGCCCGGCTGCAAAATCATTTTCCGCAAAACTAATAGTTATAGAGGTACCATTTCCAGATATCCCAGTGATGGCTTGCGGGCTAAGTTCGGTATAGCTTTTAGCTATGTTTGTTCCAACTTGTACAATCTTAAATTCAGTATTGGAAGAAGGATTATCTGGATCCTCGTAAATTCTGTAGTAGCCATCAAATGTCTGGCTAACATTTTCTATATAAACAATGTCATTTTCTTCAAATGGATGATTTGTGGTCGTTTCGTAGGTAGCAATATTTCCATTTCGCTTAAAGCTCGAAACTGTAACCGAGTAATTAGATTCATTAGTGCTGGCTAGATTATTGCCATTATTTGAGTAAGTAAAAGTGTAGTCATCGACTACAGCAAGAACAACTGCTTCTTCATTATCAAAACTAGAGTCTGCTTGTATATCAGATATAACTACTTTTTGACCAGGAACTAGTTCGTGCTTTTTTGTACTGATGATAGTGGCCACATTTGATGACCTAGAGACTGAAGCTATCTCATTAAAGAGAGTTATTCCTGGTCTGATTGCGTCATTGGCAAAATCAAAATCAAACAAATCCGTCTCAAGCTCGCGAAGTAGATCTTGAGCATATTGATAAGTATCTTGACGAGTTTGAATTGTGATTGGGTTTTCTGGGCCCATTGGAATTTGCGGAATTGTTTTATCAGTGCCGGTAGCAGCATCTGTGTACTTAGCTTCTACAGTAATTACAGACTTACCTTGTCCATTTGTAGAAGCGGTCAGAACTGGGAAGTATCCACTATAGAGTGCGTAGTCTCCGGTCCAGGAAATATAAACAGGTTCCCCGACAGTAAAGTTGTACTGACCACCTGTAAGGGTTGCCGTTAGGGTAGTTCCGGAGATTTCTCCAGTTGCTTCATAGGAACTATTCCAAGTCTTCCAAACAATTCTGTGAGAAAGATAACTTGTAAATTCAGCTGCCGACACAGAAACAATTTTGTCGACCAAGCTATAAGTTCTAGACCAAATAATGCCGCCCCAAACGCAAATTCCGTCTCTAACAACGTATAGAGCTGTTTTTGCGGGCAATGTGTTTTCATAAATGTTTAAGTTATAAGTATCTGGGGTAACTGCAATGTCACCAGTAAAAGTTCCAGCTTCGGTGAGCGACCTAGAGTAGGAAACGCTTCTAAACGGAATTTCAGCTAAAAGCTGGTTGGTCATAAGGTCGCAGACAAAATAGCGATAGTTCACAGACTGATTGTCTGGTGAAGTAGTTATTGGCATTTTTGTCCTTAGTTGTCTTTACTCTATTTTAGCAGCTAGCCGATCCAACCAGACCTGTAGTAAATCGTGCAAGTGCTCCCTGCAGGAAAGGCAGAGATAGTTATTGTGTTCGTTCCGGGCTCTAGATATATCCAATCAATTAAAACTGAAGCTTTTTCTCTAGCGTTGGCAGTGTTTAAAAGCACTGCTGACTGGCCTCCGCTCACATAAGACGCCGTGACAGTGCTGGCCACAGTAAAGGTATTTCCAGAAGTTGCTATTACTTCTGCATCTATTACATCTAACGAAGAGGGAGTGATTCCAGTAACAGAAACAAGGGTTCCCTCAGCGGCTCCGCTGGCAGTAGCCGTTGTGTAGACAACATTTGCACCATTGCCGACAACATTAGCTATGTTTGCATAGTTGTACTCTACGGCCAAGACCTCGCGGTTGTATGTGTCTATCTCAAGTCTTGTACTTGCTCCGGTGCCAGCAACAATAGTTATTGACTGGTCATTCTCGGTGTTGGTGATAGTAGGAGTCGTGTTGGCTGCAACAGTGAATGCTTTGGAAAGCTCTATGATTACTGGAACTGCTACGTTTCCGGTGTTTATAACATTTGCTTGGCCAGTTCCTCCACCAGACGCCGTTATTGTGGTGTAGTTGTAGCCATCGTAATTTCCATCTACGTATTCGTATTTGATAGGGTCTACTGCTTTTAATCCAATTGAGAAATCATGGCGACCACGGGCATTAACGCTTGAGATTTGGGGGACGCCACTAAGCCTTACATAGGCAGCTCTACCGTTTTCGTTGGTGCCGTCCTCATAAACTATTAGCCAGCCGCCCGTTTTGATGAGGCTGATTGCCTCGATAAGAGCATTTCTAGCGGCAGGGGCATCCTCGGGAGACTGAGGCAAAAAGGATCCATTCAAAGTTATTAAACGATTCGCCCAGCGGCCTACGGCATCATAAGATCCGTCCCCCCAGCCTCGAGGCAAATCTGGCAATTCTGATTCTGGAAGATTCCACCAACCATCTATGTCTGTTACAACCCAAACAACATTGTTCGCATCAATTGTGTTTAAAGTGAGACCGTTGATTTCTACATCAGCGTTTAATTTAAGCCCAGAGAGGTAGGGTTCTGGGAGTGGAGTAAGAGACGTTCTTACAATTTTGTTTTCTTCGCCTTGGTTTACCGTACCACTTACTTGATCATAATATTCAGGCATTAGACCGTACCCCTCTTAATTTCAAATGCTATGCGTCTAGAAACTAGTGCAGCTAGTTCGCGCTCATCCATACCCGGAGACGGGTTGACAGTAATGTTAATGCCGCCGCCAGCGCCTCGTAGAGCACCAATCATTGCATAATCTCTCTTAGATAGGCCGTTTGCATCTAGTGGCTCTACACGCTCTGGTCTACCAGCTTCAGCAATCTGAGCCAAAGTTCCGCCACGAGAAGGCATGACAACACCACCGGCAGCCAGCTGCGGGACACGGCCCAGCTTAACTTTAGCAATTGGCGAGAAAGTTAAACCAATACCAAAAGTTTTGGAAAGCAAGTTTCCAAAGTCCCTAAGACCACCAAATAAATTATTAATTCCATCAATAAAGAAATTAATAAATCCTTCTGCTTTAGCAATTAAAAAGTTCATTACGTTAGCCCAAACTCTGACAAGAGTTTTTCCTGGATCATTGAAAAGATCGGATATAAAGCTACCGATACCGCCTAATATGTCTAGGAATCCATTCCAAGCTCCGGTTATAAAATCAACAAATCCTTGCCATATTTGTTTTCCAACTTCTGTCTGTGTAAAGAACATTTGCAGTCCAGTGATTAGAAGTCCAATTACAAGACCCCAAGGACCCCCGAGGAATCTAAGCAAGACGCCGCCAAATGTGCGTATAGTGGCAAAGACTCCAGCAATAGCTGCTTGGAATCCTGGAGCTATCATTCCTAAAAACTTCCACGCAAGCTTGAAACCACTAACAATACCCCCAACAGTGAGTAGAAAGTTAATTGCTGTTCCAACAATTGCCATAAAGAAGAACTTTATTTGATCTAAAATAAAACCAATTGCTGTAAAAAATGCAAATACGCGAGCAATATCATCCAAGAATGGTTTGACAAGATCGCTACCAAAGAAGTCTGCTAGAGGTGCAACAAAAGAATTAAGAGTTTCGAAGAATACTGTTGGAGCACCTTCGTCAGCAAATGCAGCGAACAGCTCTCCCAGACTAACAATTAGGTCTCCTAAAGCAGGAGCAGCATCTGCAAAGGACTGGAAAATGCTGTCCCAGTTGGACTGATTTTCTTCGCTAGCCAGTTTTTCGAAGAATTCACCGATCGCTGGATTAGCTCCTAGTTTTAGGAAAGACTCTACGACTTGACCTAAAAAGTCTACAACGGGACCAAAGTTATCTGCCAAACCTTTAAAAGTTTGACCTAGCTCGCGGCCATTCGCAGAAACGTTTCCGTTTTCGTCAATTAGGCTAGCAAACCCGCCTGTAATTTTTTCAAAATAGTCAAGAATTGAATCAATGGCACCACTGTCATTTAGAACAGTAAAGAAGTCACCAAGACCATTTATGATGTTTCCAATAATTCCAAAAATTCTAGTTCCGGTAGCATACGCATCACCAAACACCGATTCCAACCCAAATTCATCTAGATAGGTGTTCCACTCAACTAATGTATCCCTAACAAAAGTTAGGAACTGAGTACCAATACCATCGGCATCATTGAAAACTTTAAGTAGAACCTCTCCCAGTTCCCCTAAGATTTCTCCAATTAAAGGAATATTTTCTTCTAGGTTTTTAAAGAATGTTTCTACTTCTGCTTTGGCGCTATCAGTTAAGAAGTTGTCAGTGAAATTAATTGCGCCTTTACCTAGAGCATCTCCTATTTTGTCAAAAGCTGCTTCTAGACTCGGGAAGTAGAAAGATACAAGTTTTTCAATTTGGGTCTGAAGAACTGGTAGAAATCCAGAAGCAACTTTTTCTTTTAATATGTCTAGCTTTGGCCTGAGCCCAACCAAATACCTGGCAAACTTTTCTTGAGATTTAGTTAAGCCGGCATATGGATCTCCGCCCGCCCCCTGAGCTAAAGCTTCGGGGCCCTTAGCTACTTCCTCGTTTAAGTCTTTAGTTCTATCTTTTGCTCGTCTGTAAGCAAGCTCAGCTTCTTCATATGTCAGCTGAGCGTCGCGTCTTGCAGCCGAATTAGGTGGGAGGTCCGCGGTACGTCTTAGGTTTTCAAGGGCATTTTCTAGATTAAGAGCTGCTCTAGATTCAGAAAGCGCTGCCTCTTCTGCCTGAAATTGTAGCTGCTGAAACTCTTCTCGTAGTTCTTTTATAGATTTACCTAGGCCGCCAGTTTGTTTAGTTGCAGCACTAACCGCTTGGCTTATACCACCTAAAGCAAAACTAGCAAAAGCAAATGATAAACGTAACTGTAAAAAGGCAGACGCCAATCCAGCCACAGCCGGTAAGGCTCTGCCCACCGCGGCTACTAATGTAACTAATCCACCAATTAGCGCACTGACACCGCCAAGCAGTGCAGTTAGGCCAGTACCGAGGGTGTAGCTTGTTCTAACTAAAGATTTAAATTGTTCAGCTGCCTGTTGAGCCTCTGGATACATAGTCTTAAGTCCAGTGGCCACTCTCTGAAAAACATTGCCGGAACCAGTAGTAAATCCTCTGGAGAAAGCCTTACCTAAACTTTCTCCAGTACGCCTTCCAGATCCATCAATGCTTCCAGCCATGGCTTGTAGCTGACGCCTTAGCTGAGCATCAAAGCCTGTCGTAATAGCTTTTACGATAATATTAGCTTCGCCAACTACTGCCATTTATGTCACCTCCCTAACCTAACGGAGCACCTATATCAGAGCCAAAAGGCATAAACGAATCTGGATCAAACTCCGTTGGAGGAATGTATGGTTTTGTTTCTTTGTTGGTAAATAACGGATCATCAAAATCAAAGTCATTTGAAGCATTTTTAGGAATGTAAGATCTGCCAGACTGCTTAGATGAAGAAGAAACCGCGTATCTATAGGTCTTGTTGTAAGTCTTATAGAGCTGAGTACGCAAAGAACTTACAGCTTCTGCTTCTTCGGCAGAACTATATCTAGAATCTGTCTCAAACAGATAATGGATAACATCAATCATTTCAGATGCCTCCATTTCTAGTAATCTCAATCCGTTAGCAAGGGCCTTACCGTTTACGTATGGCCAGAGGTCATCCGCCCAGGTTAGGAGACTTCTGGCTGCTGATTTGGGCGTCCGGAGTACTCCTCAACCAGCCACGCAATAATTTCTCCCAGTGTTTCCATGGTTACAATTCGCTCTTTGTCTTCCAACAGAGCATTGAATCTCTCAAGGCTTTCATCAACTAAAATCTTGGAGAAAAATGTGCTAATAACGCTTAGAGCCTCTACGGAGCTCTCAGATTGAGACTTAGTAACCATATCCATCAAAACTTTTCCTTGAAGTACGGGAATGCAGGTAAATTCCTCGCCGTGGATTTTAAATACAATAGCCTCTTTATCTCCAACGCTAGCGCCAGAGCCAAAGTCTTTATATCTACTCATGTTTTTGTGTCCTTTATAAATAGTGTCTTTACTGGATTTTCCAGCACTACTATTGTACCCGAGTAGGGATCTGTCTTATTTGGACTACCTAATTACAATAGGTCGTATAAGGTGTTTTCTCATCGGCGTGGTTAGATATCGGTTAGGCCTAGTTCCAGGGTGTTCAACTATAGGAGTACGAACTATTTTGCTACCGGACCTAAAAACTAAAATTGGCTTTTCTTTTGGTGTAATTGTGTGCGGCCTAGTGCCCTCATGGTGAGCATATGCGTAAGACTTTTTTGCCCCTATCCATAGGTATTGGCCACCGGCATTTCCCAAGTGCCGCATGTGAATAGAGTTTCTCAGGGCTCCAGTTTTTACTCCAACTTGCTTTTTTGCATCCCTAACTATTGCTTGCCCTCTAAGCTCCAGCGCCTTCCAAAGTTTTCCAGCAGGAGTAGTTAGAATCATTTTTGTGACGGGCTTGTAGATAATTACTTTTGATAGCCCGAAGGATAGAGGGAAAGAAGCTCTTCCAACTCCACCCCTTCTAGTGTTTTTAAATGATCGAGCATATTTTTTGGCATAGTAGCCAGCTACGCTATCCGGAAGTCCATACATTTTATGGAACCGCCATAGTTATTGTGAGAGTTGTGGTTTGAAATCCTCCCTCGGGGGAACCAACATTTAGGGTGGCAATCACACCGACACCGAACCCAGTTTCATCCCACTGGTCAAGCGAATTAATTGATGACATCAAAACCCATGAGTCAATTGCCATAACTTCTGAAGCTGCCTCGATGGCTTCTGGTGCTGGAGGCCTTCCATTTTGGCTAACAATTGGAGTTATTCTAGATATTGAAACTCCTATAGTGGCACTCCTAGGAACGTGGCAACGCTGCGGCTCGCCTAGCTCGGCTCCTGGAGCACCTAAATACATTTGCTGGAAATAGACAACTAACTGTTCGCAATCAACTGCCGGTTCTGCCATAGTCCAGTAACGGCGTGCTGGCAACTCCACGTTGTATGATTGAAAAACAGACTGCACCCTCTCCAGGACACCCTGCATCATGTCTCTGAGATTTACCGCATCTTCAGAGACACCAGTTAGGTCTAATTCTTGGCTTGGCATGGATTACTCCTCGATCGAGGTTTCCTCTGCCTTAACTTCTACTACTGGCTCTACTACTGGCTCTGGCTTTGGGGCTGGAGCAGTAACGCGTGGAGCGGGAGCAGCCTTTTTTGGTTTAGGCTTCGCAACACCCAGCATGTCCTGGGCACGGAAGTTAGTTTGAATAAACATGTTTCCTTCTTTCTTAGTACATCTTGATCTGGAGATTTCCAGATGCAAGTTCGACCAGGCTCTCTACTCCACCCACGGTTTGGGAGGCATAAAGTGTCCAGGTTCCTGGGTCCACCATTCCAAGCGCAGAGTACGCTTTTTCGTAGGGAATAGTGAAATCTAATTTTGATTGGGCATAGTTTAAAACAATACTTGAAGAGTCTAGAGTGACTGCTGAAGTCTCTCCATAATTTCTAAGTATTACTTTAGGAGTCCAATCATTGTTTTGCGGGAAGAAATTGCTTAGATCAACTCCACTACCAGTGGAGGTCCAGCTGATTGAACCATCAAGAGTGGATAGGACTAAGTCAAAATCTCCATCCTCTACAAGTTTTAGCGGTTTAGGGCTATATCTGCGAGCCCTCGGGGTGTCTACAGAAAATACTTTCGACTTACGGCGAGCATTGTCTGGGTTGACAGTCTTAAGGAATAAATCAATTTCATAGAGACCAGTGCGAAGCTCGTCAATAAACTCTTGGTTGTCGAGAATAGTGTAGGAGACACCCTGTCGTGAAACAGAAGTTACACGCTGCGGTAGTTCGCAAGTATCGTCGCCTGCCCACAAGCGGGCAAACTCGATTGCCAACTTGCGAGCTGCCATTTTTCCTGCAGTTGGAACTGGTACTCCATATGCGTATGTAATTTCAATGTTGCAAGGAGTCCAAGGGGTCCCAGCTTTGATGTGCAAAGTTGAGTGATCTACTAGATAGTAGCTAGATGGATCTAGCACCTGCCCATTTTTATTTCTGAGGGTGTATATCCTAGTTACTGGACGCCCGCGGAGTTTGATTCTCGCGTCTGGGGAGAGGCCATCAGAGACCAGCTCAGAATATTCGTCATAATCGCCGGACGGAATATTGTATACATCACCACCGAATAGTACAGGACTGTTAGTACGATCGGAAGGCCCCATTCGATTATTTCTGAGGGTGCAGGTGTAACGCTCGGTGACAATTGTCTCTCCTGTGTATTTACGTCCGGACATGGCCCAGAGCAGGTTGGATGCAACCTGTGCCGCCTCGGCGGTATATTCGGTGTACGAGTAATCTCCCATTTCCTCGGGGAGAATCCATAGGTTGCTGGTCATATTTTACCTCTTACATAATTTTAACGGGTGGTAGCCCTAGTAAGTTTCTAGAGCCACCACCCGTTCGTTCTAGTGATTAGCTAGGGTTTTCGTCTGAAGCAATAATGTTGTCAATTGCATTGTCAGAGTTGTAGTTCATGTTTCCAGGAACGTTGTAGTCAGATCCACCTGCAGGCAAGCTGGTTACAGCTGTGTAGGTTGGGGCCTCGGTTACGCTGTTGACAACAGTCACCTTAGCACCGCGAGGAACGTTGAAGGAGCTAATGTCACCAGTAACTCCAGAAGCGGTGTAGCTGACGGTGTTTCCAGAGATTGAAGCAACTGAGTAAGTTCCGTTCAATACTGGGTTAACATTTTCTACCTTGATCTCATCGCCAGCAGCAATGTTTGGGTTGGCGCTAAAGGTTACAGTGGCTAGGGTGTTAGCCAAAGTAGCAGATGCGCTTACAACGTTAACAGTGCTTGGGTCAGTTGCTGTAGCGGAAGTGAAGTAAACCTGTCCAGTTCCGTCAGTCCAAGTGTAGAACCCGTTTAGACCAGTTGGAGCCCAGTCGGATCTTGCATAAGCATATGGACGCTCTGCAGCAACCGGGAACTCCCAACGACCATCTGGACCAGCTTGGAAGCTTGGGTTACCTAGACCGTAGCCTTCAAAGGTGTTAGCCATTAGGCCGTTTTCGATAACACGATCGCCAGATTGACGCATCTTTACGAATGGGAAAATCCAGTGGAAGTAAGGCAAAACTGAAGCCTTCTTACCATTCTTGATTGCGTGGGACCATACTTCTAGAGCAACGCCATTTCCAGCAGGGTCATCGCCAACACCAGGAGCTGCCCAACCGATTGACTTGTTGTCTGGGTTGGCAAGGGTTCCTAGGTTCTTGCGAAGAAGCAGACCACCAGAGATTAGAGCAGAAAGCTCTGGATCTGGCTCACAAATTGCGAGCTCCATAGTGATACGCTTTAGAGTGTCTGGGGCCTTGTATGTAACACATACAACACCGTTGGCACCCTTTTCAGTGATCTCGTCGCCTTCCTCATACTCGGGAGTAAACGAAACCCTCATAAACGCGGAAGTGGTGTATGAATCACCAGCTCCGGTCATTAGGTTACCAGCAGCATCTAGGCGGGTGACACGGATTGACACACCCTGAATGCTGGCTGCATATTCTTGAGTAGCCATCTAGCTATTCTCCTTAGTTTCTTGATTAAGCAGTCAGATCAACTCTGACAGCGAGGTGGATGGATGTGTCAAAGTAAACCGCAGCTGGGCGGATTGCTTTGAGTCTCATGTCATTTGCGTTTCCCGACACGTCATAAGCCTGGCTTAGATTGTCGTTTACGACATCGACATTGCCGACGTAAGTTCTGACAAGGCCGGTTGCGTAAATCCATTTGTTGGAGATTGATGCAGTTGCACCAGTTGCTCCATCAGGTCCTGTACCTGAGTATCCGTTACCGACAACTACTGGAGTACCACCAAAAGTTTGTAGGTGGTCTTTGCCTTTGTTGTGGAAAAGCATGTTTGAGTTGCTCGAAAGAAGAGCAGCAACGTCGCGAGTCATGTGAATGATACCCTGCTCGCCGAACTGAGAAGCTTCTGCAATGCCCTGCTCCAAAATAGCAAGTGCACGCTTAGGGGCATAAGCAGTTCCGCTACCAAGAATAGTTGCAGCAGCATCAGAAAGTGCTAGGTTGTCGTGAGACTCTCCCTTACGGATCGCTCCGTCCCAGAGTTCCTGCTCGATTGCCTTCTGAGAACCAGCTTCAATTTGTCTCGTAAGTCGAGCGATTCGATCAATACCTAAAAATCCTAAAGTAGAGACATCTTCAGTTGCTTCAATAAAGAAAGGCTTAATCCGATTGTGTCTCTTTGGGGTAGCCCTAGTGCCAACAGCGTCTACAGTGCTGTCGGTGTCGTCCCAGTTTACGAGATTACTTACCTCTGTTTCCCACTCCTGGGAAAATCCTCTAATCCAGCGGTCCTCATCAGCTGAGTTCTCTGGCTTGACTACAGCAAGTAGACCAAAGGCGGAGGGCTCAATTTTTGGAGCCTCTACAACGCCGTTATTTGGAAAAGCCATTTTAATCCTAACTTGAAGTTTTGTTGGGTGCCCCCGGGGCCGAAACCCCGGGAGCAAACCCTATTTAGTTATGGTTTAGAGCTCGATAGCAGCTGCAGTTGCGCCACCAGTGGTGTCGCGTAGAGCAGCAGCTACACCGTTGACGTTAACAGTCTGGGTGATTGCTAGAGACTCGATACCTACCTTGGCGATACCCTCGAAGGTCTCAACGAACATCTTGTAGTCGTTGGTTCCAACTAGTGAGGAGTCGCGGATGATACCTAGGTCTAGAGTTCCACCGTCTAGGAACAGGAATGTTCCCTCGGCGAATAGGTACCAGACGAAGCTGTCTGGGAACTCTAGTAGGCCAGTAGCGCCCTGTGAGCCGAATACAGTTGCATCTGGAGTTGCAACCATGTCAACGTTTAGAGAAGCAAGGTAGCCCTCGATCTCGCTGCGGCTTACATTTAGGGTGCCATCGCCAGGCATTGCTACAGCCAAGTCAGCTGCCATTGCATCAGCAACCCATGAAGGGATAAATGCCTTCAAGCGGGTGTTGACGTCTAGACGGTGACGTGAGCGGTAAGCAGCAGCTGCCTTGCGAACGGTAACTAGGAAGTCACGACCAAAACCTAGAAGGGTTCCGGAAGTGACAGCAGTTGAACCAGCAGAGATCTTGCTTAGCAAGTCCTGCTCTGCCTCACGTGCGTGCTGCACTAGAGCTAGCTCGTTGTGGCGAGCAATCAACTCTGGGTAAGCACGGGTCATGAGGTTACCGAACTGTAGCTGTAGGGTTACAGCGTCAGTTACAGCAGTCTGCTCTGAAGCAGCTGATACGGTCAGCGAAGTCTTGCTTGCTGGGGATGGGGTCTCTGCCGAGTCATTCGCTGCGGTCCAAACGCCAACTGCGTTAGCGTAGGTACCAGCTGCAAAGCTTGGAGGAGTTACGAAACGAACACCACCGCGGTCAGCCTGGAACTTTGGTAGAGCATCGCGCACTGGACGAGCAGTGGTTGAGCCCTGAGCAAAGATGTCGTACTTGACCTCGACTGGGGCTGCGTGTCCACCGGAAGCAACAAGTGCATCGCGGCCTACAACACCCTCAATCTTAGCGGCATTCTCTAGTGGGTCGGTACCGAGGAAACGGTCCTCTGGGTACTGGGTTGAGAAAGATGCAACAATGTGCTGCTCTCCGTCTCCACCATTTACGCGGCGAAGAGAGTGTAGTCTCTTCTCGAATAGCTGAGAAACCTCAGCCATGTCTTTTACTGAGCTTCCCGCGCTGTAACCAGGGATGTCAGCACCAGCAGTAATTGCTACTGGCACCTCGGTAACCTGAACTACAGGCTGACGGTCGGCTGGTGCCTCGAAAGGCTGTTCAGCTGCAGCGGTCACTGCCTGCTCCTTCTGCTCTTCTACGAGAGCGGTTGATGTTTCGATAGTTTCTGTTGAAGAAAGCTCTGCGCTTTCCTCGGTTGTGGTTGATAGTTCAGAACCGTCTTCTTGATCGGTTGATGCTTCTGCGGCTGCCTCGGCTTCAACAACAGTCTCTTCGACTGATGCTTCTGCCTCGACTGGAGTCTCTGCAACGGTCTCGGTGCTTGTAGCCTCTACAGTTTCACCTGCTGAGAACTCTGCCTCTACGACCGATGCCTCTGGAGCTGCTTCAGTTACAGCTTCAGTAGTTGACTCCTCAGAAGCGGAAGCTGTGATGTTTTCATCTACAGACATTTCTTCCTCTTTCTTTTCTTCTTCGGTTTCTACTTCGGTTGGCTCTTCAGACTCTGGAGCTTCTACCTCAGGTGCTTCTTCAGCAACTGGAGCTTCTGCTTCAGTTTCTACAGGCTCGTCTTCGGTCATAGCCATTTCCTCTCCATTGTCGTCTGCTACACCCTTGACACGAGCAGTAGCTTCAGCTGCTTTTGCAGCAAGTTCTGCTGCTAGAGCCTCGCGGCGAGAAAGCTCGCCACGAACAATGTCAATGGAATCAGCAAGCGACGTCATAGCATCAACTGACTCGGAAGTTGGGTCTTCAGCTTCAACCGCTTCAAACTGAGTGATGATCTCTGACTGTAGCTCAGCGAGCTGTTCGTCGCTTAGCTCAGAGATTGCATCTAGCTGAGTTTTAATTTGGTCGTACACTGTACCTCCTAGGCCAGTTAGTAGTGGACGAATTTACGTCCTTTTTCAGTCAAGGCAGAGGGACTAAACACAACGAGGCGCAAGGCGCTCCACCTAGGGATAATTTTACCTTATTTTTTAGGTAAGGAGTCGGAGTAGCTTGCTCATCTCAGATTGGATCTCTCCCTGAGAGTAAACATCTGCTCCGGACATGTAAGAGCGCAGGCTTTGGGTAGCAATGTCTGCGTCCTTTTTACCGATCTTTGCTTCGACTCGGTTGATCATCTGCTCAATGAGATCTTTGAGTCCAACTGGTAGATCGCTAAATCTAAGCTTTGAAGACTCTTTTCCAAATGGAAGCGGCAGATTGGCAATAGTCTTGCCGAGCTCAGCCGCGCTCAAACGGACGTTCTCCAAAGATTCTGGGTTCAAGGCTTTAGTATCGATTCTGTCAATCATATCCAAAAGCTCACTGCTGGCTTTGGCTGATTTTGCATAGTCACCAGCAAAGTCAAGATTTTCTGCTTCTTCGACCTTTTTTAGTGCTTTTGCTAGTCCAGCTACACCCAAGTCTTGTTTTAGACGAGCCAGAACTTTACGATACTTTCCTTTAGCATCTCTAGGTTGATTTACCCCAGAGATATACTTAGGTCTGCCATCTTCATCTCTTTCAACTGGCTTTCCCTTGTTAGCTTTTACTTCTTCGGCAGCTTCGATCTCTTCTTCGGTTTGCTTGTCAGCTTCTTCTTTGGCTTCGCGAAGCTTTTTAAGCTCCTCGTCCGAGATCTCTTCTACTTTTGGGCCGGCAGCCACCACCGCCTTTGCTGCAGCTGTTGCCGACTTTCTCATAGTGAAAGCTTTTCTTTCTAGCTCTGCCGTAGCCATTTCTTTCCAGTTATCTGGAATTAGTTTTGACTGATTTAGCTGACGAGCACGCTTCATAATGTGCTTGCGAACTGCACGGCGCTCTGATGCCTTTGATCGACCATAAGCTTGAATTGCATTCTTGAGGTCTTCAACGTTGCGAATTGGGTAGGCACCATCTGGCATTGCTTTGCCTTCCTTAGCAAGAGCTTCGCGCTCTTCCTGAGAAATGCTTGCCATAGCTGCAAGAGCTGCAGTTAGTGCTGCCTTTTCGCGCATTTTTTCTGCGCTTGCAGTTAGAGATTGAAGGTTAGCTTCGCGCATTCTCTTCTTTGCATCTTTAACTCTAGACTTTAGGTCTGGAGCAGTTGAAGCAAGCTCTCCTAGCATTTTTGCCTTTGTGTTAAGTGAGCATGCAGCACCAGAGCACTTAATCATTGCTAGGTAGCTTGCACCGGCTGCAACTAGAGCTAGAACCTTACCTGAAGCAATCATTGCCCTGGCGGTAGGGAATCCTGGAACGTTTACTTGGCAGATGGCAACAAGCTCAAGAGATCCATTGATTGGACGCCAGTCACCTGATGGAGCAGACGCACGTAGTGCACGAATCTGCATTTCTTCTAACTGTGGGCGAAGTGATCCTGCACACCAAATTCCGTACTTGTCTTCGCCAACGTGGATGTCAGCTACAGCTGAGGCGGTGTCATCGTAGTGTCTAGCAGCTGAAGCGGCGTCAGCGTTAAGAGGTGCGTGGCCACCAGCAAGAGTTAGTTGACCTACTGGAACATCGGTTCCTTCCGCAGTGCGAATTACTCCGGTGTGGAAGTAAGCATACTTGCTACGAGAGCGTGGTGGCTTGGTGGCACGTGGCAGACCAATATGGTTCACGTTCCAAGCAGCGATGTGGCCGTAGACTCGGCCATCCTCGTCCACGGTCAGTGGGGTCGGACCAGCTAGTCCCGGGTCTTTAAACCATTCAGCTGGTGGAGTCATTGGGATTTCTGACTTCAAAAAGCCCGACGCTACGATCGGCTCAACGTCAGAGAAGTCCTCCAATGATTCCTCATAGATTCCGTCTTCTGGGGTCACGTTTTCCTCCTGATCCCCTTCATTTTGCAGCACAATAGAGCATTCTTGGAATGCAGGCTTAGCTACAATTGTAGCAGCCATGATGCGTGCCTTATTTATGGTAAGTTTGTCCTTACCAATCTCTTCTCCCTCTTCTTCGGCCATATCTTTCTTTGGCTTCTTGTCTTCCTTAGCCTCGAACTGATCTAGGTCCACAGAAACGCCACGAAGGAAACCGTTGCGCACTAGTCGCTCTGCTTCTTTTCCGTATGGTCCAGTATCAAATACTCCATAAGCATTTCCCATGCCGTTCTCGAGACGCTCAACGTAGTCAATACGGCCAACTACAACTGAGCCATCGTGGCCAGCTCCGGTCTTGATTTGCCAAAGCAAAGGGACTGGCAAATCGCGAACGCTGATAGCGCCCTTCTTAAACTTACGGCCGTCGCCAGATTCTACTTCTTCTGGAACTAGCATTGGAATAGAGAACTTAGCTCCAGATTTAATTGGTGGAGCAGCTGCAATTAAAGCTACTTTTTGCTTAATTTCTTCATACTTAGCAGAAAGTTCCGCTTTTTCAATCATTGCTTTTGTGAACTGCTCTTCGCTAGTAAAGTTTAGTCCAGCCGAAGACTTTAGCCCACGCTTGTTGCCAACATTGTATTTGCTGCCGGTATAAACGCCAGTAACTTCCTTGTGACGAAGCTGGCAGTACCCCTTAGCACGTGGTCCCATGTACTTGGAAAGCTGTCGAACACATCGAGTCCAGTCACCCGGGGTGCCCCAGCGAATTTTGGCTGCACCCTTACCGCGAGTCCAGTAGCGACGAAGTGCCTCGGCGTTGCCTCGGTTACGGTCCAGACCGCCAGCAGCCAATATTGCATTATTAATATCGCCAGTAGTAGCAAACCAAATTCTCATAATGGCAGCAGTAACCGCCTGAGCTTTTGCCTCAAGTCCATCTACCTCAACTAAAACATCATTTAAAACGTTTTTGTCAAGTTGGACAACAGGAGGTGGAGCAGGAGATTTTAGATCACTTAAAACCTGAGGATCTGGAATCCATTTTTTATCTTGGCGTCTGTATGTAGTTGGCTCTGTGCTTGTTTTTGAGGCAGGAACAATGGCAACTAAATCCATTACAGCCTGGACATCATCCGGAGAAACAATAGCTAAATACTTAGGTGGAACATCAGACTCTTTGGGAGAGTTGATAACATCAGACTCTTTTTCACCGGCAGCTTTTACAGGTTTGTATGAGTTACGAAGGTCAGCAACATACTTCGGGTAATTATTAATTAAATCGCCAAGATCTTTACTTGTCATTGGCTTTAAAGTTCCGGGCAGGTGAGCCTTTGGCATATTTCTTGGAGTTCTAGGCTCTCCTAGAATCCCACTGAAATCAATTGGGGCTGTAGTACCAGGGGCCATCATTGGACCGTCTACATTTTTTTCGGCTTGGGTATATTCAACCGGAACAGAAATAGTCTTTCCGCTGTCCAAACGAACTTTTACTTTTCCAGTGGCATAGTCAATTGACTCTAAAACACCAGAACCGCGAGCTCTATCTCCAGCAACTACAGTTCTACTACCAACTTTTACAAACTCGCCGTCTGCATTTCGTGGTTGTTTACTAGCTTTTTCGGAGAGAAATTCTGGATCTAAATTTCCATCGCCATCTTGGTCAGCGGCAGTGCCAGCAGCAATCATGGGATCGCCACCTAAAGCCATAACTCTATCTACTAGTTCCCAGTCTTCTTCTGGAAGACCTAGTTCCGCTAAACGCTGCTCTTCTTCGTCGATCTCTGAAATAGTGATTTTTGTAGAAGGATCCATAGCTAGTTTTGCAGCAATTAGCATGGCGGAATCGACGTCAATTAGAACGTGAGTGCAGTCTGGAGTTTGATCCTCGTCTAGTTCGTAATCGTACTTCCAAACATTTGCATCGGCATCGCCCATGTCGTCCCAGATGTTGTCATCCCAAACGTAAGTCTGTCCGTCTGCTTCAATTTTGTAAAGTCTGTCGATACCCGAGCCGTCCATGTGGACCCGAGCCATAAATTCAGGGCCGTAGCCTTCTTCTAATTCGTAGGCAGCCTTAAAGGAGTCCGCGTATCCAGCAGCTCTAAGTGATTTTTCTCTTTTATTTTCACGCTCAACAATTGCAGATGCCCAACGCTTAGCTGCATCTCCACCCCAAAGTGCCCAGGCAATTTTTCCATTCGATGGGTAGCCATCTTCGCCGGGATCCCAGCCTTTACCCTGCTTATCTACTTCGTGACGAGGGAAATATTTTGCGATATGACGAACTTTTTGAATACCGATTTGTCCGCCTCGAGCAAGAGTGCGAGCAGTGTTAAGGCCAACTGAAGTTCCACCGCGCTTGTACTCCTTGCGCCACTCTAAAGCTTTCTTTGCTTCTCTTTGTACACCCTCGGGGATACTGTACATTCTTCGGCCAGACTCAGCAGCAAACTCCTGGGACTCATAGGTCTCTAGCGCCAGCGAGCAAAGACGCAGCTGTCCCTCATTCAGGGATTCTTCAGAAGGCTGCCAATCAGAGAAAGACATTAAACCCTGAGGGGAGCCTGAAGCTACAATGAGGTTAATTTCTGTGTTTAGGACAACAGCATAGCTGTCATTTCCATACAAAGCTAAATTAGCGTTGCGTCCTAGGAGAATATTCATTGAGCAGATCCTATTTCAGATAGAGGACGTAATAATTTTACCCTATAAATAAACGATGTGTTTATTCGACGGGCTTTTCGGTGTCGTCGTCAATCTCATTTGTTGGATTTCCGACAACTTTTGCTAGTAAGACCCAGTACTCTGGGTCGTCTTGGGTATACCCGCCAAGAGTTTCTAGGTCTAGTCTTGGCTTATATTCTTCAGCCATTATTCTTCATCTCCTTCTTGGCCTTGTTTGCCTAGGTAGGTGTTGTAGCCCTCTAGAGGACTCCAGTCTCCTAGATCCATTCCTAACATATAGTCTACAGCTTGCTGAGCTTTGGATGCAGATAGCTGCAATATTTCTGGATTGCCTCCCTTTAGGACATTAAACCAGCTTTGCATGTAAGCCTGAGTATTGTCTACGTCATACTCAACGCCAAACATTTCTCCCAAAATAGCGGCCCCCATTTCAGCAATTAGCTCTTCCTGAGCCCGGGCTTGCCCATCTGGGTTGCCGTAATCTTTTGTCAGCTCTGTTCGGTCTAGACGACTTGGGTGCCCCGTGCTGTGGGTAAGCTCATGCATCAGAGTGTCAAAAACTTCTTCTGGAGAGTTAAACTGAGCCAAAGAAGGAAGAGTGATACTGTCTGACATTGGAGACCAGTTGGGGGAGCTGTCGTGGGTAGAGTAGTTTCCTACATAAGAGTAATCAATTTTGGGAGGCTTAAGTCCCTTTGCTTCCATACTCTTTATGTATCTTTCGAGAATAAACTCTTGAGCGTCTACCGGAGCCATTTCAGTTGTTGGCTTATCATCCGGTAGATCTAGATTCTCAATTTGGGCCACATTGAAAACAGTAGCTGTCTTGAAGTAAAGTTTGGCAAACCCGGCTGGTTTTCCTTCTTTATCTACTAAAGGCTTGCCCTTCTTATCTTTTGTTATTAGGAACTTTACAGGAACCAAAATAGGAGTTCCCGTTTCGCCTTTTTTAACATTTCCACCAAGCGACTGAGCCTGCTTGTACGTCATCCATCTGGAGTCGGTGTAGCCTTCAGACATTGCAGCAATCTTTAGCCAGAAAGAGTTAAAGCCGCTATATAGGCGCTTACTGGAAGGATTTCTTGGGATACCGCTACCACCAGTGAATTCAAATCCATCTTTGTAGCCCTTGCGCCAAGGAACTTTGTTGTCTCCAAGCTCTTCTAATTTTTTGATTAAAGCATCATAAACTTTTTGTTTAGCCTGGTCACTAGTATTAACATTCTGATCCAGAGAGACTTCTACAAGATCCAAAGCATCTATAGAGTCCTGGCTAGTGTCTGGGTTGATGCTAGAAGTCAGCGGAGTAAGCTCGGTGTTTCTAAATTCAGTTGGAGTCTTTGGGCGTTTAGTTTGCGTTGGATCCCATTTCGGCATAGTGTCGATGTCGTTTCCAAGCATGTAGTCAATGGCAGCCTGAGCCTTCGTCGAAATATCAACCAAGTCAGCGTCACTAAACTTTCCTCTACTAGCTTCAGTAGCTATATAAGCAGCCGAGTTTTTGGTGTCGTAGTTTAGGCCGAACATCTTCATCAACATGGCAGACGCCATCTCAGCGATAGCCTCTTCTTTGGCTCGCTGGATCGGGTCAGTTCCAGCCTGCCGTGTTTCAGGGCGGTTCTGTCTAAATGCTGCACCAGTGCTGTGAATTAGCTCATGAGCCAAGCTTTGGATCCAAGCCTCGTCGCTCTTAAACTGCTCCCTAAGCGGAAGCTTTACTCTGTCTCTAGAGTAGTTAGGACTTTTTAGTGGTTTTCCAGTGTCTGGATTTACTGAAGTCTCGTCTACCTTCAGACCCAAAATTCCTGGAATGCCACGGCCTTTTCGTTCTATTTCAGCTCTGTTAAACCGATCTAAAATAACTTGGAATGCCTCAGCTGGAGTGTACTTGACCGTCTCTGGCTCTTCGTACTTTGGCATTCCATCGAACTGCTCGGCGTTGTAAACCTGAACTGGAACAAAACGGACGCTCTCCAGCGATGCGCCATCCTCTGATTGATATTCACGCAACGTTGGAACTGCGATTGAGGTAGGAGTAGCTCCAGCCTTAAGCTTTGCTCCGTAGGCTTTCTCGGCTTCCTGAGCAGTCAACCAACGAGGGTCAGAATAGCCAGCCTTGTCGGCAGCAGCAGAGAGAGCAACCAAGTTGAATGCTTTGTACTCATGGTTGTTAACTGGGTTGAGCGGAGATGTTCTGCCCTGCTTGGTAAAGTTTTTTACCCAGTCGCGGGGGGACTTTAGGGCCTCTTTTACTTCTTGTAGAACAGACGCAACTACGTTTTTATTTGTAGAGATGTCGGCAGCTACTTTTCCTGGTAGTTCGGCAGAGGTTACTTTTTCGACTGGAGTCTTGAATATTCTGGATCTAATTTCGTCAAAAACTTTGTCTACGTCGTTAGAGCCCGTATCAACACTTTGATCCAAATCTGCACCTGAATCAGTTGGAAGCAGAATGTCAGAGTCTGGGAAAATAAAGTATGGATTGATTTCCCGGGGCTGTTTGGACTCTAAAAATGCAGAGACAGCAGGATCAAAGCTTTGATTTGGAGATTTTTCTACTAGTCCCGGTTTAAATTCGCCTTCGGCTTTATTCGTAAAATCTGAAAGTGTTACTATGGCTGGGACATACTCTTCTCCAGCTTGAATAGCTGCTTCCACCCTATGGTTTCCATCAGCAACTACTGCTTGTCTGGTTATTGGGTTATAGGCAACCTGAATAGGCTCATATATGCCTTCTCCAGATTCTAGATCACTCTTTTTACTTTCCAAAGACGACAAGTCAGCTGCATCGTTACCTTGTATCCGCTTTAAGGCCTCTGGTCTAACTAGTCCAACAGTAGATTTGTCTCGACCTAAGCCAGCCAAAACATTCCAAGGCGTGTGCTCTAAATTGGGGTGCTTAGATTTTAGGTAGTTCTTATAAGATTTTGCAACTTCGGCTTGTTTGTCCCCAATTACCTCATAAAAAAGAGTCTTCGAGTCTACTGTAGACATGTCTAAAGAAGACGAAGAGTCAAGTGGACCATTTTGAGTGCGGGACCAGACATCTTTGGATCCGTCGTCGTACTCAATTGTAGTGTCTACTAATAAAACCGGGCTTCTTTTGTCCTCGTTAATATTAAATTTTCTGGAGTCATCTTCTGTAATGCTTGTGACAGTTTTAGTGCTTCCGTCGGGTAAGCGGACAGTCATACCTTCTTTAAGCTTGCGTACGCTAACAATCTTTGGACTTTTAGCGGAAACCCTAGATGCTTGATCTAGGTCAGGACCTTGGTCCCCCTCATCGGGGGTTAGTCTTTTTTTGAGAAAAAGTCCTCGACTAGACCTTGGATTTCATCGGCCATCACATCTGAAAGCTTTAGAGCTATACCTGACGAGGGGGTAACAGCCTCTCCATCAATAAACACATCGTAATTGCTGGTGTCTACCATTCGATCGTCGTCTAAATCACCGTCAGAATTCACAACCACTCTGATTCTGCCATCTTTAGATGTAAAAGTGCCTGGCCCGGGGCGGCCATCTCCACTAGTTGGTCCGTCAAACTCTTCGGACTCTAAAAACTGTTCAGCGAAGTCGTCAGCTACAGACTTAGCATACCCAGCAGGATTTAGGTCTGGGTCTGCGGCCATCTCCTCTTGAGTCTCGGGGGTGGTTGGCTCGTTAGGGAGCTGTGACTCTAAGAAAGCCTGACGCTTTTCAGCCATCTCGCGCATGCGCTGGCCGTACTCCCTGAGAGAGTTTGCTACGTCTAGATCACCTCTACTGTTCTCAAGAGCCGCTGCAATGCCGTCTATTCTGTCAGCAAAGTCTAAAGCATCTTCAGGAGACTTAGCGTTTTTTGCCTCTTCTACAAGTTCGTCTAGTTCTCCGTCCCGGTATTCGCTAGGCATAACATCGCTGTTATAGTCAGCTGCAGCTGAGGCAGCTTCAGCCAGAGCGTCATCCCTATCGTCATACGTAAACTCGTCGCTACCCCTGTCATAGGTAACAATTGCAGTGTAGGTGCCATCTTCTTCTTGGTAGACAAATATCTCTGCACCACCAGATCTGGTGTCACCGTACGTATCTTCTGTGCGCATCAAATCCATAATTTTATCTGGATCAGTTTCGAAGAACATTTCACGTTCTGTTTCAACTGTTAGAGCAACATCATCTAAATACATTACATCTCTGCTGCTGTCATTGCTGTGTCTGGCTGCATCCGCTACACCAAACCTATCAATAAACTCTTGTTCCATCCGATTTGCCAAGTCTTGCAATTTGGAAGCTAGCTCTGAAGGAACGTCTCGCTCTTCAGAGAAATCACGAATATCTTGAATCCAGCTTCCAGCAAGAGACGCAGTATCTGAATTTAAGAAATTATCATATGCCTCTGAAGCCGCATTTTTGGTGAAGAAGTCAATAGCATCTAGTTCCTTAGAAATTTGATCTGCTAAATCCTTGGTTTCAACAGATCTAGTTGGCTGATCCTGGTCTAGGTCTGGCTCCTCGCGGCCATCAATAAACTCCTGAAGATTTGGATCCTCGGTGTCTATAGCAATCTGGCGTAGGGTGTCTTTGATATCAGTTCGATATTCTGCGTACTCTGGCTTATCTAGCAAATAACGAAGAGTGTCAACATCTTGGTTTCTAGCCAAGCTATCTAGAAGGTCATTCATGCCCTGGGCAGTTACTGGACGCTTCTTAATGTCGTCAATAATTTCCGAGGCCTCTTCAAAAGAAACGCCAGAACTTAGTCTGTCTTCAATCTCCTTGATTTGCTCTGGAGTAAAGTCACGCTCGATGATGCCGCGCTTGATAGAAGCTACCTGCTTAGCAGTTGGCTCACGACGAACATTTGGACGGTCCGGAAGATTGCGTAGTGCTCCGATAAACGCGCCTACTTCACCCTTAGTTAGATTCTTGTCACGAACTGCGGTGCGAGCCGCAGCTTCTAGGTTAGGATCGTCAATCTTTTTGCCGTTTAGTAGAGACTCTAGGAAGCTGTACTGTTTGTCGGTAGCCGCTTCTTCTAGAGATGGTTTGGTTGGTTGATCCTGGTCAAGGTCCACCGAGGCAGCTAGATCATCAGCTGCTCTGTCATAGTCTTTGCCTTCTTGGTTCTGCTTTACCAATTCCTCTGCAAAAGCTAGAGCCTCTTCCTCTGACTTAAATGCTTGAGAGTGGCTAGTTTGGCCGCCTCTATCATTCAGGTCCGGGTTGGTGTAGAAAACTTCCCATCCGTTTGGGGTTTTCATAACATCTACGTAATTGTATGCATCTGACCATTCATAGGTGTCGTCGGTTATCTTTCGTAGACTTCCGGTTCCCTGGTTTAAGTCTGCTGGCTTGTCCTTCTTGCGACGAAGTTTGTTAAGCAGAGCTTCAACGTTGTCGCGGGAGCTATCTGCTTCTAGTGACTTTAGGGTGTCA